CGGGGACAGCATTGTCAACAAACCACCGCACAAATTCTTCATTACCTTCATACTAAACTGGCTCTGTAAATGTGATGGTGCGGTAAGAATCGTCACCCCATTTCATATCATATTGAGGGCCCGTGCCTCCATAGTATATACTACCGGTAGCAGTAATCTCTATTTTTGTATATGATGTTCCATCACAGGTAAAAGAAATGTTGCAAATTCCAGGCGCATTTGTATTGCTGATAATGTTATTAAACACCCATGTCCCAGTAAGAGGTAATCTAACTGCATTTGCTTCGAGCCAGGTTTTTAATTCTCCTGTTGCTGGAGAGTAGAATTTGAGATTACGATAAGCATCAAGCGCCCAGTGATCTATAACGCTCATTGTCGTTTTAGAACTAGCAACCACTTCAGCAACTCCGTCTTTAGCATAACCTAATAAACTATTATAAGCCATAATTATTCTTCCCTCCTTAATTAAATAGTAAAGTGGTCGCCTAGACTCAGACTACGCGAACCATCCTCTACTAATACAAATTTATCATAAGCAGTTAAGCCGCTTGAAAAGTCTGCTTCTAAAGGCAATGTCAGGAATCCACTCTCTCCAGGGACAGTTAAAGGACTCGCAGTAACGCTGCTTTTCAGTACCCATTCTTCGCTTACTGTGTGAGGAGGAGTAGAAACCTCCCAAGTTGGAGAGTAATAAATACCATTGCTACTCCCCGCTACCCAAATACCATTTGCATTATAAACCGATTTGAAAGTGTTCGATGTAATATTACTCTGTGTCCATGTCTTACCATCGGTTGAGTAATAAAGACCATCATAAGCATTTCCTGCTATCCAGACATCATTAGAATTGTAAGTAGAATAAAAATCACTTAATGTGATATTACTCTGTGTCCAAGTTTTACCATCGTTTGAGTAGTAAAGACCATTGCTTGAGTAACCTGCTGCTACCCAAATGCCATTTGCGTTATATATAGAATAGAACTAACCCGATTTAATGTTGCTATGTGTCCAAGTTTTACCATCGGTTGAATAGTAAAGACCAGAGGTGCTCCCTGCAACCCAAATTCCATTGGCATTATAAATAGAAAAGGCACCATCTACTTTAATATTACTTTGAGTCCAAGTCTTGCCATCAACCGAGTAATAAATGCCATCGTAACCCCAAGTTCCTGCTACCCAAATGCCATTTGAGTTGTAGATGGGCTTGAAAGCGCTTGATGTTATATTACTATGAGTCCAAGTCTTGCCATCAACCGAGTAGTAAAGACCATTATTGGAAGAATTTCCCGCTACCCATATACCATTCGCATTATAGACACTAAGAAATTTACCAGAAGTAAGGTTACTTTGTACCCAATACGTTCCGTTTGTAGAATAATAAAGACCAGCTTGACCTGCTACAACCCACAGTCCATTAGCATTGTATACAGAATAGAAAGTGCTTGATGTTATATTACTCTAGGCCCATGATTTGCCATCAACCGAGTAGTAAAGACCTTTATCAGAACTTCCTGCAACCCAAATATTATTTGCATGATATATACATTGAAATTCCCCAGATGTTACATTACTCTACTCCCACTCCATTCCGTTAGGGAAACTTATCTTTTTCCCCCTTGGAGCAAGAGAACCATCAATTATTGTTGCCATTATTTCACTCCTTTACGAGCTCTGCAATATGTTGTAAATCTTCAACATTTGCTTCATAAAAATCATGACCCCATAAGAAATAATCATCAAATTCTTTCTTACGATATTTATTTGCTATATCATCAGCCCAAATGCGGTCCCACCGAGACTGATAATTTTTATCTTGCTTTTGCAATGTTTTCGTTATTGTTTCTATTAATTGTCCGCGCAACTTACCTTGACCATCATCATTACCACAAAAGTAAGTATGACTATTTTCACTTGTTGTTACACAAAGAGGTAGGTCATGATAAGTAAGGTAATTTTCTATTACTGGAATATTTGTTCCATAAGGTATATTAACATCGCCGCAGAGCGCAGAAAAACGTGTGCGGCGACGTGTTATGAAATTTGTCATAGTTTCTCCTTTTGCGGCTGAGATAATTCCGCCCAGCCGCAATTCTAAAATAAATAACAAACACTTAGGAGCATAAAGAATAGAATTAATAATTTTAGCTAATTTATTTATCCTCCTGAGTTAGACTTTGAAACAAGGTGCCGAGCCACGGGAGTAGTACGCATTAGTAGTATTGGCAGACCCATTCGGATTGACACGGCAAAAGTAGCCGCTGTCGCTACGGGCCGGAGAGCGAAGCACCCAGAGCACAGTATTACCCATGCTATCACTTCTATACTTTACCTTGCTGTTTCCCGCCTTATAATAATCGTACTGCTCTTGCTGTGCTGGCTCGTTAGTGTTAGCATAATGATTAGAGCCAAATACCTCGTACTCTGCGAGGTAGTAAACATCATTGGTGCTTGCTTTGACACTACTTGCGGCTACAGATGAATTGCCTACATCATCCGTATATAGCATAGTAGACTTAATCACTACCTGCAAGTCAGACGAGAAACAAGCCTTCCATTGCGGCATAATTGTCTTGTATGCAACACTACCCGCCCAACCACCAACGTTTGTTTGTGTGTCGTTCATTACCATACCACTGCCTATTGAATTATAATTAGGGGCAACTACAGCAATATCAATGCCACTACTCTGTGCAGTCTTAAATCCCTGAAAAGCGATACCCCTGCCTTCTTTGGTAGAGTTATGGTCAAAGCCAATAATATAAACCCAATATTTAGTATTATTAAAAGTAGCTTGTGAACTGCCATAACCAACACTACCATTTAGTGTTACTTCTTTAGTATCACCAATAGACCAGTAATTCTATCCAATACCTAAATCTGCGACTTTTGCAATATCAGCCCAACTATTATCATTAAGTACAGAAGATAACTTTGGTATCTTAGTTGCATTAGCCATAAACCAGTTATAAAAAGCAGGTGATACGGAAGTATCTTTTGTAATTTTTATATAGCAGTTCGTTGCATTTGCAATCCCCGCATCAATATCTCCCACTACGGTGGAGTCATATTTAATGGTATATCCATGTGTTTTTTCTGGAGTAGCCATAATTTGAACTTACCTCCTTAGTTTTGAATTACACTTAAAGATGTATAGTTTATAGAATTCGCTATAAATGGTATATTCTCCATTATATTGCCACTGGGCGCAGAAAGCGGTAATATAAACTTATAATCACCTGCAGGAATAATAGGTTCCCATGTGGGAGAGTAATAAAGACCATAATTACTGCCTGCTACCCAAATACCATTTTCATTATAAACAGAGAAACCATAGGGTATAATATTGCTCTAAGTCCAGGTTTTGCCATCAGTTGAATAGTAAAGGCCAGAGCTACTGCCTGCGACCCAAATATCATTTGCATTATATATAGAATAAAAATAAAGCGAAGTGATATTACTTTGATTCCAGGTTTTGCCATCAGTTGAATAGTAAAGGCCAGAGCCACTGCCTGCGACCCAAATATCATTTGCATTATATATAGAATAAAAAGTACCTGAGGTTATATTACTTTGAATCCAGTTCTTGCCATCGGTTGAGTAGTAAAGACCTTTATTGGAATAGCTACCAGCTACCCAAACACTATTTGCATTATATACATAACGCCAACTATCTGTTACAATATTGCTCTGAGTCCAGGTTTTGCCATCAGTTGAGTAGTAAAGGCCTTTATTGCCTCCTGCTACCCATATACCATTAGCATTGTAAACTGAAGAGAATCTACCAGACGCAATATTACTACGAGTCCAACTCATTCCATTGATAGAATAATAAAGGCCAGAATTATAGTCGTTACAAGCTACCCATACACCATTTACATTGTATACAGAATTGTAATTACCCGATGTGATATTACTTTGGTTCCAACTCTTACCATCAATGGAATAATAAAGACCATTACTAGAACTTCCTCCTGCTACCCAAATACCATTGGCATTATAGACTGACTAAAAACTAGTTGAGGTTATATTGCTCTGAGTCCAGTTCTTACCATCAATAGAGTAGCGTAGGCCAGCGCCTCCGGCTACCCAAACACCATTAGCGTTGTATATAGAATTAAACGTGCCAGATGTTATATTACTCTATTCCCATTTCATTCCATTAGGAAATTCATAACCACCTTGACCGCTACCTTTAACTTTAATTAGCGTTGCCACTAATCATCACCCCTTTATGATAATCCTAACTGGAATATCAACAGACGGTTTCTCGCCAAAGGCTTTTAGCGTCATACTGCCTGCGGCTTGTCCTCCATCAATAATATTTGCATTTTGTAGTGCAGTTAATTGATCTGCAGTAATATCTGTTGCAGGCATTAATTCTTGTGTTGATGTTGCGGTAATTGCGGAGTTACTGATTGTATATGTATAAGGTGCCGCAGTTCCTGTCCAAGATGCTGAAGCAAGAGTAGCTAAAAGAGTCGTACCAGTTACAACAGAGTCAACATATTCTTTACTAGCCGCTCCTATGCTATCAGCCGTTACTTCAACCAACTCTACTTCTGTTTCTTCTGCCGCCGTAACAGTACCTGTTCCATCACCTTTAAGAATACCAGAGGCTGTGATTTTAGATTGTTTCGTCGATACAGATGTATCGACGTAGGCTTTATTTGCTGCATCGGTATTTATGACAGGATTAGCAAGGTTTGTGAATGTAACCGCTGGATTAGCAATATCCATGTCTCCGTTGCTTTGATTATAAAACCCAACTGAAATTTGCGCATAATCACTATTTGGTCGGACAAAAAGCCCTACACATCTATCTTCGACATTGGAGTAGCCAACCAACACCATATATGTATCATTATCTATTTTTTGAAAACCGGCCTTAATGGTACCATCTGTCATCGTGTAAGACAGGCTATCGCTTACAGTCAAATTTTCCACTGTTGCAATAGCGCCAACATCACTCGCCGCAAGAGTCACCGCACCAGTTTTTCCCGCAACACTAGTCACAGTATTCCTCTGAGCGCCTTCTTCAATACCGCTTAATTTAGTCTTTTCTGTAGTAGTATAATCCTCAGTAGATAACCCCTTACCAGTTACTTTATTGACTTTATTATCAATTTGACTTTGTACATTCTCAGTTACACCGTCTAATACGCTAGGAGTCTAACCTGTTAAAATACATTTAACTGCCATTTGCAATCTCCTTTCTTAAATAAAAAAAATAGGGAAGGACGTATCCTTCCCTAATCAAAACATTCAATCAGAGAATATCTTACCCTCTAATATTCTTTAAAAAATCTCTTATTTCTCTTATCTTGTTTTGTCCAAAAATTTTCATTGATGGTCAGTTACCACAATACTTAAATCCGCGCTTGGTAGTTTTCGTGCAACAATAGTTAGAGTTTTATTCTCCACATTAGCTTCAACGGAATCTAATAACGCAAAATCTGCGGCCTGCGTCCCTACCGCAGGACTAACTACAGGAGGAACATTGCCAGCATAACCGCACTTTAAGCCAGTTAAATTAACTACCTACTGATATTTTCCTTCATTCTCTACCCAATTCCCCACAGCAAGAGTCAAAACATTGGCTACCGCACGGTCTATCTGTAATCCAGCTCTAGCTCCAGCCAAATCACTCGCGCCAGTGCCACCATTCGCTAGTCCAATTGTCGCATCTTTTGTTAAAATATTTGCGGCAGTTAGTTCCTCATCGCCATTTTTCAGCGCCCCTGCGACATCAGCTTCCTCCGCATTTAAACAAATTCGTTCATTTGCAGTATCAATGAACATTTTACCGTTATCTGTTAAAAAATAGTTTCTACCTTCTTGAATGGGAATTGTAGTATTCAATTCCGTCTCTGTACCATGAAATTGTTTAAATAATGCCATTTACTCAATTCCCTCCAATCTTTCCAATTGTCAAAGCATTTTCTAACACCGCTAATCTTGCCTCAAGCGCATTAACATATTCTGCGCTATAAACCTTAGAGCTAGCTGTAGCATCTGTTACCTTAGTATTTACAATAGCACCGCCCATGCCACCAGAGAGCTGAACTCTTTGCCAAGTCGCACTAACTTTAAAATACCAATAAGAAATAACATCATTTTCAGCCTTTTCATAAGTAACAGCAATTAATTCTCCTGCCTGCGGATCTCGACCCCGCGCTGTCAGTTCCGCACCCACTGCCGCAAGAGTATCCTCTGCAACCTGTGCCGCAGTAATAATCTCAGTAGCGATAATATTTAGAGGATTACCAACCTCTCCTTGCGGGCCTCGAATATTCACGGTAGTAGGATTAGCCAATTCACCATTGTTGCTCCAACTTAAATCACCATTGGTCGCAACACTAGGAAGAAAATAATAACCTCTAGGACCTTGTGCACCGCGCTTACCCACTAAATTATGGAACGATAAACTATACTTCGCGTGCTGAGGATCTGTTGTACCAGAAATCACTTCCACACTTGGAGTAGCTGTTTCACTACTACCATTATCAATTAAAATATTAGTAATTTCTACAGTACCGCCATCGCCTTTAGGTCCTTTAATATTTACTGTTGCAGGATTATCTAATTCACCATTATTATTCCAACTTAAATCTCCCATTGCACTAACTACAGGAGTAAAATAATAACCTCTCTCACCTTGAACACCTTGTTTTCCTACAAGATGATTAAAAGCCAAATCAAAGGTTCTATTTTCTGGGGTGCCACCCGCAGTAACCACACATGCGGGATCACCAATCTCAACACTAGTATTATCTACAGTAGCAGTCACCGTAGAAATAACACCTGGATTGCCTTTGAGATTCTTGAAATCAAATACAATATCAGCGTTGCTCGGATCACCCTCCGCTTTTGCTGTAACTTGCGGGGTGCCTACATTAGCATCAACTGTTGCAGTAACACTTTTAATCGTGCCAGTTGAACCCTTAGAACCATTCTTTACAGTCACAGGACCAACTTTTATACCATCTGATTTAACAAATGTAATAGAGTTTGTCCCGCCATCTGCATCAGAAGAAACTTCTTCCACGCTAGTAATGTCAGTGCCATTTTTAATATTGTAACTCTCAGTCCCCGTAGTTCCGTTAGAATACTTTACTTTAAAGGTATTATTTCCACCACTTGCAGCTGAGGGAGTATATTCAATTCCCGCAAAACTTACACCAGTATCACCCTTTTGACCTTTGATACTCTTGGTGTCAGGATTAGCTAATTCGCCATCATTAGTCCAACTAATTTCACCTGCATCAGAAACAGATGGAGTAAATGTTACGCCACGAGGAATCTTAGTCTGAAATGATAACTCATTCCCTAAAGTACCACCATATACTGGAGTAATGCTCGCCGCAATAGTAGGAGCCACCGATTCAGTAGTATTCGAGGTTCCCGCTGTTAAACTTGCGGGCATCTTCAACCCGACTTTTGGGTTAGCAAGAGAAGAGGAATCTATGGTTAATTGCGGCGCTGACCCAAACGGCAAACTAGCTTCAGCCGCGCCCGCACTGAATAAGGGATAACTACTTGCAATACTACAAATTAAGCGATATTCATAACCATTGTTCCAGTCTTTCTTCCACAGGGTAGCATTATAGGATTTATCCCCATCTTTTTGCCTATTAGTAGAAAATGCTGGGGTATTAGGGTCACCATATGACACTAATACATAATCGCCTGCATAGATTTTACTAGCGTCACCAGCCGCAATATCAGCATCTAAACTAACTTTGCTATCAAAAATCTTCGCAATAGTAAAATCCTTACCTGCAGGTCCGCCATAAAAGGAAAGCATATTCATATATACTCACCTCACTTGTTATAAATAAAGTCAATAATTACATTCTGCAACTCTTGACCCATCTTAAATTTAATTTTTTCAATAATAATATCATCATCAAGCTCATAGATACCAGTGTTTCCAACTTGAATATCTCTACCATCAATGATCATTTTAGTGTGCGGCGGTGCTTGTACACCGAGTTTAGTGACCTTTGCATTACGATAGGAAACCCCTTCCGCAAACTGTCCAAATAAGTCACTCGTCATATCTAGGTCACCCGCGCCCGCAACCACTACACCATTTTTATTGGTAGAAACTTCTGATTCTCTATTACGATAGTCTTGCAAACGATATACAATTTGTCCTATTTGCATAACTTAACCTCCTTATACTCTAGTTAAAGCCTGTGTCATTGTAATTGACATAGTGCCATTATATGTTAAAGGTAACGAATATTGCGTAATTACATAATTTCCTTGAATGCCATTTTCACGATTCTCAAGATAAATCATGTTATTGGGTTCATACCAATATCTTGGTAAACAAGAGATAGAAATAGTGGTGTTATAAATTAAATATTGATACAACAAATTCCTAATTTCATCAAATGCAGAGGACCCAGTAGAGCTATGCACAAAGCTAGACTCGACTTGCGGTGAGAGCTGGAAGAAATAATTGGTCTCATTGGCTGCACAGTATTCGCGCACCTTCTCCGCAGCATCTTCTGCATTTGTGTATTCAATCTCAAGTAAATCTGCTACTTCTTGGTAGTCAGGAATAAAAACAATAGGCGGAATCTGTTTGGTAAACAAAATCTTGATGCTATCATTATTTACCACTTTCATGCGGCGACCAATCTGCGACACCGCATATTTGCCAACTTCGCTAGTAGTATCAATGAAATCTATCCAGAAGATCAAACTAGCAGGGTCTTCCCTTACACTAGGATTCCAGTGGTTGTATGCAGGATAATCCGCATATACCCAATCTTTATTATCTGGGTTATAAAGTAGTCTCCAGAAAGCTAGCATCTCTGCATCGTAAGGTTCAGTAGATTGCGCTTGTACTTGACGTTCCAGAGCATTACGATAGATCTCTTCTCGCCACTCGTCACAAGGGCTCGCCGCAAGCTCTTTTGCCTCGGCTGGTTTAGTATTAGTATCAGTATACAGATAGTTAATTACGTCACCCGCATCATCAACCACTGACCACATATACTTCTTACACTTGTTGAGTACAGGCTTTTCATCAATTACCAAACGATAATGAATATCTACGCCACTAGCGTTCTTGCCCCAAACCACAAAATCATTCTTAATATCCTCATATCTAGGACTACGAGTCAGAGATACCAGAGTATCAGAATCTTTAATCTCGTAAGCTGCTTCGGTAGAGTAAGACTGAATGTAATCCTGCGGGACTAGGTAAGCGATGGGACTAACCGTATTTAAATAATTTTTCTTTTCTTGAAAGATGAACCGTCCATCTAAATCAAAAAAATATTCATAATTTCCTAAAATCTAACAAATTTTCTCAAGTAAATTAACCACTGTAGCCCCGGCCGCAAGCACTAGTTCTCCAGGATAAGTAAATGCAGTAAATTCATATCCAACATCTTGTCCATAGGTATATTTTTGGGTATGAACCGCATCTTCTGCATAAGCAAATGAAGCATAGTTTTCCGCAAAATAAATAGGCTTCCCACCGATATACTTAATCAAGACCTTCGCAACCTTTTCAAGGTCATTGATAATAATGTCATGCAGGGGGATCTCGCCATAATGATTAACTGCTTCTTGAATAATCTGATAAATCGTCGGATAATCTATCTTATAGTTTCCATCGCCTAGATCCTCGAAAATTTCATGGAAAGTTACTGCGGTAGGTAATGTGCCGCCCGCAGTTCCATCCAACAAAGCCATTTTGTCCTTGCCAGAAATACTGATTGTCCATCCAGAAGTGGACTAATTAACGCTGGCACCTGATATAACATAAAACCCGCAATTAAACCACATAATCTCATCCCCCGCAAGGCGACCAATGTAAACCTTTACCTTTTTGTTAATTGCAATCTCATTATCAAGATTTTCAATATTAGCAATTTCAGGTTTTGCCACCATAGAGAGAGATAGAGTGCGGCGGACCGCCGAAGCCCCATTGGCCTAGATTGACCCGCCGGATACTCTACCTTCTATGGAGGAAAGGGGTTTCTCATCAAATGAGTATGTGACGATTTTTGCATAAGTTGTTTGTATTTTTTCATTTACAAGTTTTTCAAGGAGTAGATTATTCATACTCAATTACCTCCTTGAATACGTCTAATTAGACGAATCTTGTAATTTATGAGTAGGGGTTTGTCATTAACCAAAATAATTTCATTTAGTTTATCTTCAATAGGCTGTAGGCGATATTGCGCGGTACTACCAATATAAATATTACTACCATTAACTTCAAGAACAACGCCCTCTGCATTTTGCAGACCAATAGTTTCAATACCATCAACAGCAAAGGACATTTTTCCATCAGCAGTAACATAGCTACCATCGAGTTGCTTAGTTAATGCTACGCCATTATTATATGTATTCGCCGCACGTTGCATAGCCGCCGCGATGATCATTTCAGTAATACTTTGATTTTCACCGCCGCCTGCCACGTGATTAATTTGGCCCCAATCCCTATCAATATATTGCGTCCGAATGACTGCTTCTCTAATTTCCTCTAAAACACGCTCAACAGAATAGTCAAGTTGAATTTTAGCAGTAGATTTTAATTTGATAGAAGTAATTCCACTATCTTCTAATCCCGCAATAGTATACACTCTACCTTTAGCAATATTTATTTCATTGCCATTTAGAAGAAATGTTACCACATCAGAAGTATCTGCATCATTGGCCAAACTAAGGGTTCTTAATGCAGTTACCTTATACTTATACCCATTAATCTCTGTTTCTTGCTGTTCACGAATTTTATCAAATAGCTCAATAGACGGATCAAATGTACCCACAATCTGTCCACGAGATGCTTGCGCTTCCACCTTAGATACATCTTGCCATTCACCAGATTTAAGAATCCCTAAGTCTTTAAGATTAGATAAGGTATTTTCAGCCACTTCATAAGCAGTAGTAGAAAAACTATAAATCATGCGGTTGAGGCTCTGCTGCGGTGACAGAATAGCCCCAGTTAACGCGACGATAATATTCTTATCTGCCTCAGTGGGGGTCTTGAATAATTTATATTGCTTATCATTCAGGAATGTTTCTACCTTATGTCTAAACTTACGTTCAATTCGCACTGTTTCAGCAGTTGGATTAGTTGAGAGCGCCTCAAAATCCTTTTCCATAAAAAGATTTTCTTCATCCATATATGCTGATACTAATGCAGACAAAGGAAACTCTGCATAATAGGCATGACCATTATAACCAATAGTTGGATAAGTTGAACCCAAAGTATCCATTTTTCCAACTAGCTGAGTATGTTTAAAGCTAGATAATTCACCATTAAAGTTTAGCTTAATCTGCGTGCCCTGGCCGCAAAGATAAGAATATTCAAAATTCACCCAATGCGGCGAGGTGTCTTGTGGCAACAGTAATTCACTCCGCGCATTATTAGTTTGCTTGCGTTGGACTGCATACTTATATCGCTTGCCGCACTCAATATAATAATCAGTAAAAACCAACTCATCTGTCACTTGTTTACCGACATAAGTAAGATAAGCGATATCATCCCATATTTGATAATTAGTATCTTCATCAGAGCGCACAATAACATAGTTGCCATTAAGTTCCTCATTAGAGGTTAGCCGCACTTGAATCATTGCGTTTTCTATGCAAGAGATAGAGGTACTATCAACGGTCACCGTAAGATTGGTTAATTCACCTGCTGTATTTGAGATAACTTCAAAGTCATAAGCCTTACTCTCTGCTGTATAACCATTGTTAGAAACAATAGAAAGAATAACAGAGTGAGTGTCATATTTAGAAAATTGCTTATGAAAACGATATTGCGGCCGCGCTTCTGTAGATCCATTATACTAGACTTTTCCAGAAGACTCTATTAACTCACCATCATGGTATAAGTCAAAACGATAAGTATCTAAATATTCTGACTCACCAGCCGTGAAGTTTACTCCACCATAAAATGTAGGCATTGTTTCAGTCTCACTGTGAATAGCAGAAATTTCATTGGTGTTACTTTCTGTTGTTTCACCATTGAGAATTTTAACCTGCGGTGGAGTAATAGCCTTAGTAATCATTACATTAGACCATTCAGACTTCTGGCTAGAAGTATTCACTAATCTGGCTTGAATTTTATATAATTTGCCCGCTGCCCAGTGCCCAGTCTTGAGTTCTCCCTTACTAATAGAAAAACTTCCTGCTGTCGCAGATATAGACAAAATGCCCGTAGCATTATTTACCACGTTGGTATTTGTGTCTTGAGTATTAACCTTAACCTCTATATTTGTAATATCAGTTAAAGAAGCTGCTTGCGGCAGCGTATAATATACTGTGATTGAGCTCTGGCTTGCCGCAAATACAGGCTAAGTCGTCCGCAAAATTGGCGCAAATAAAACTGCCATAGACGTGCCTCCTTTATCTCATTTTTATTTCCTATATATTTTAAAAAAACGGTTGAATAGATTATCTTGTTTTGTCCAAAAAAATAAGGGCGGAAATTAATCCGCCCTTTTATGAACCATTATAGTTACTAATGACTATATTTAATGCAGCTTTTAATGAGTCTGTTCCATTAAAATAGCTTGCTAAAATTTCTTTTCCAGTGGCTAACTAAGTAGCAGTAGGTAAAGGAACATTTCCATTAAGTGCCGCGATTGCATTTCTAGCATTTAATACTTCTATTGCAGTAATACTATCTCCAGAAGAGGTGGTTGTATAACTCCAAGCCCTTCCAGTTTGGGCCTAGGTAATTTCATTGATTTTTTTCTTAAATCTATTCCATCGACTTGCAGTTAAATTGGTAACAGGTAAGCCCTTAGCTATAATAGAAGAATCAGTAGAACCTGTGCCGCCATCCCAATAAAATAACTCAATATGAGGTTCCCAAATAGCATAATAACTTGCGTCAGTCGCACCTACTGTTATTGTTCCATTTACGCCCCATGCGGCAGTTCCAGTAGAAGATGTGCTCCATCCTACTAAACTATAATAAGCCCTACCAAGGGGCGGTGTTCCATTGGGACCATAATCTGCTAGGTTAATAACATCGCCAACTTCCTTTTTGAAGGAACGATACTGTAAATTACCTCCCCATAGACCGCCATTGCCGTACAAGGTAATTGTTGCTTCTGATTTTTGCCAGACCGCATAATATCTTTGAACAGTGCTATTCCCAACTGTTACCCATCCATCTGGGTCATATCCTGCAGTGGTAGCAGTGTTATTAGCACTCCATCCTAAAAGTTTATATCCATTTCTAGCCACTAACCCAGAAGGACCAGAAAAATAAAAAGCATTTCCTGGAGTTTGTCTTGGATATTCCTTAGTAGTAGATTGAGTGTCCTAGAATACGCCTCCATTAGCAGAAAGCACAATGGTCGGCGCAAGTGACCAAACCGCATAAAAATTTGTTACTTTACCATCAGTCGTGCCGCTAATGGTTACTTCCCCGGTATGAGCTTGACTTGTGTCCGTTGTATTAGTATATGCCCAACCGGCTAGTTTATAATAAGCACGAATTGGTGTTGGCAATGTGTCTAAGTTAAAAGTATTGCTAACTGTATTAGACGTGTACCATGTACTAGACGAAGGAGCATAATAATCCTACGAACCTCCAGAAAAGTATGAGCCATCTGCCGTAGTCATAGCATGGATACGATATTTATAAGTGGTTTGTCCTATGGCAGTAAAATAAATTGTTCTACTTCTATTATTAAAATCAATAGGTTCGATAGAACTATAATAAGAAATAGAACCATTTGTTATATCTGCAATTGGATAAGTTGTACCGCCAGAAGAACTACTCCAATAGATGGTTCCACTCCAGGCTAAACCAGATGATGTTAATGAAATAGAACGAATGTGCTTTGTATTAGCAAAACTACAACTTCTATTGCTTTGTGTAATACTTGTACCATCACCAAAATAAACAGATGATAAAATACTAGGCATCGAACCCGCAGTCAGGGTATAAGATGCTACTGAACCAGAGGCTGAAAAATATACATCACGATTACTGCCAGTGTAGGTTAGGTTGGCAGTTTTCATTGAAACGCTGCCATTAGAAACAGTAGCTAACACATACGGATCTGGCATAGAGGCTGCGGTATCCCAGTATACAGTGCCAGACCAACCGCTTGTCACTGTAATGTTAGAAATTCTTGCAGTTGCTGAATAGCTTATGGATGCAGGACTTGAAGTTGCGGTTTTCCCATTAAACGTAACACTAGTTATAGGATAACCAAAATGAAATGTTGCTAATGCCATTTAGCTCACCTCTTATCCAAATACCGCTGTTTTTGTACTTGCAGTAGAACCTTTAATAATATCACTCCAAGAAACCCATGCTCCTGTTGTACCCTCTCTAACTCCTGCAGAACCTAAATACCAACCGTCAAATCGTAAAGTATTCGCAGATAATGTTTTGCTACAGGTAACATCACCCGTGAAACCTGCTTCAGTACCGTAAAGGTATGCTAGACGATTAGTGCTTGAGCCAATACCATCAATAGAAGCATTTTTAGAAGCATACTATACCATGTTCCAGGTTAGATTTTTAATAGCATTACTACCTTCTGCTCCTAATTTACTAAAATCTAAAGTTCCACCACTAATATTGTCTGCATTAATATTTCCTGCATATACCCAATTTGCATTAACGCTATCTGCAATATTGGCAGAATTAACATTTAAATTACTACCATCAATAACATTTGCGGTGAGTTTGCCAGAAATATTAGCTTCTGCAATTTGTAATTTACCATCAACGATACTGCATCCTCCAATGGTACCTGCAGTCGCAGTAATGGTTCCAGTTACATTCGCATTAATGCACTTTAAATTACCCTCGTAATCAACAAGGAATTTATCACCAATTTGAATAGCGTAAGTTCCATTGCCCATATTTACAAGGTTAATAGTCATATATTGACCGTCATCAGCGCCACTGTTTTTACCAGTAATTTGTGCGTGCTCACCATCAATAGTAATCTAACCCTTAGTGCCGAAGCTAGCCTTACCATCTTCTCGTAGCGCAAACGTATTAATACCATCCTTATAACCATACAAACCAGTTTTATCTTGTGTAGAGTCTCTACCCATTACAACACCAGAAAATTGATTAGCAGTATTTTTTGTACCCGCCCCAATCTGCGGCGCCAGAATGGTCCCACCATCATTGTCAATTTCAACTGTAGTGCCATCCCAACTATTAATAGCTTCATTCCCATAAGGATTAAGATACATAAATATAGAATGAAGTAAATAATCTACTTGATTATTTTCCATACTCATTTTTAATAATCCCACAGAATTATTTTCACCTGTGTAATGCGAAGCAGGCGTTAGATAATTATTCCAAATACCTAAAAATCCGCTCAATGATTCTACATTACCCTTTTCACCATTGTAGCTGAAAGCAAGAGATTCACTGTCATATTGTGGATTTACTCCTGAAGATGAATACTTAATATATTGCGGCGCCGCGTATAATACTTTAGCTAGATCAAGCGCTCCAACGCAGACATTAATAGGATAATAGGCATATACGCTAGTTTTACTCTCTGTTTTATACCTTACATCGACTTGTACTTTAACATAAAATCCGCCCATCTCTTCTGGGGTAAGTGCGGTATCACCTGAGCGAGTATAGTGACCTCCATTAGAATATCTATCAGTGCCGCCATTTTCCATAGGTTTAATATTAACCTTGTGATAAATGTCTTGTCCCGCAGTTACAATTTCAACATTTCTACTTTGCCATATATAAGAAACATTAAAATCAGCCTTGTCCGCGCGCTGTTCAATTAGCTCTCCATTACAATATACAAATGCTTTAAATGCTATTTGGTCAGTTCCCCACGCTCCATCTGCATATTGTAGAGCCACCTTGTCTGTGCGTTTAACTTCACTATTTAAATCAATAGGTCTAATCAAGCACAGATAAGTCGTACCATTGGTACCTTGGTCGCCGTCCTTGAGGAAACTAATCTCTTTTTCGTAATCTACATAAGTGCCGTCAAGAGCAGTTAGCCGCACGTAAACAGTATTGTTATTCAACATTTCATAGAACTTTGTGCGAACCTTGAAGTGTAGGGAATTATCTCCCGCATCTACCCATACCGACCGCATCATAGAATCTTTGAACTCTTGCTCAGTGATAATAGGCTTCTTGTCACTGTCTAACCACCGCATTGTGAATGTTAATGAATCAGCTTGTGAAATTGCGATGTTACACCGTAAAACGTGTTCAATATCATCATACTCAGCGACATCATAAATGTCACCGTTAGCATCATAATGAAAAACATCATCACCAGAATATTGCAAGATAAAATTAGGTAATTCATCTTCATCATTAGACTTATAATTCGTCCAATTAAGCACACTAACCTTGGTGCTACCATCAAACACATCACAATAAACCTTAATCCATGGATATGCGAGATAGGGCGTTAAATCAAGAGAAGAAGATTTAGTGTCGCCTGCCGCAATGCGAGTTGTATCAGGCAACTCAATATACCATAATCCGCTCACTGTGAGGGTATCATTTTTCTTATCTTTTATTTCTAAAATCGTATTAGAGGTCAAATCTAAATATAAATCATATTGACTTGTTAAATTAATCAAGGAAATTTCCTTAGATAAAATCTTATCTTTATTATAAATTACTACTACTTTAAAATTTGTAGTAGCGGCTGGACATTCAGAACGTGAGATGGTAATAATATCAAATTTATCCTTTTGAATGCGGCGCCAGCCTACCCCTCCGGCCTTCTCGTATTGTTCGCTACCAATCAAGACTCCCGGATCTTCTGCATACCATAAACAAGAGCAAGAAGATTTACTCATCAAAGATTCACTGCCAGACATTAATTTAGCTTGAAGTGTAAGACTGGGATAATTGTCAGTAAACACCATACCTTGCGGCGTTGCTACTGTGAGATAGTAAGAAGAGTCTGTTAAATCTGTGACATTAATCCACTCTGCCTTGAAGTTACGACAGTAGATATTCGGCTGTGTAGAATTGCCCGCAGGATCGTAGTCAGTAAATCCCTCTTGAAAAAATACTATCTTGCGGAGGCCAGCCAAGTACCGTTTTGGGACAGTCAGCAAAATAGTTTGCGGCGCCCAGTATGAGTTACGGTAAGGGTCGCCATTAAAGAGTGATGTATCTAGGGTATACGTGACCTCAGGAGAGTCTTCCTTTGACGTGGCAAAGGTCAACCGCAAGCCATAATTACCAGTTGTTTTAGCATCTACAAATGTAGTCATAAACTCCGCAGAAATACGAAATTCAGTTCCTCGATTCGCATATTGTTGAAACACACTATGGCTAGTTGTATCGTCGGCTGTGAACAAAGTAATTTCACTCTTGTGGTCAACTCCATCATAGGCAATTAATCCCATCTCTCCAAACCAGTTTTGCTCATAAATTACTGACCAATCTGGACTAAAAGATTCTTCAACCTAATTAGACTCATTACTAGCTGCAATATCGGTATTATAGGTATAACCCTCTATATATTTAGTCTTAGAAAAATCCCCCAGCGGAATTTTTACTAAAACGTTGTCTCCAATTTTATATTTTGTTTTACCTTGTGAAAATGCAGACCAAACGCCATCTTGGTATCGTACTTTATATTCTCCTTTTGTTACATCTACAATAGAGAATATCTCACCAGAAATTGTTTTATCTGCTTGATATTGAGATAACTAATTACTAGCTTCATTAGATATGACTTTATAGAGTCCATCAGCTAAGTTACTCATATTCATTCTCCTTTCTCACCAGAGGGGTGGGTTATTACACCCACCCCATTAAATTATTTTGTATAGAAATTAATACGTTGTGCAGAAGTTTGAACCAGAGATTCAAGAGCCTCTTTAATCTCAATTGCGTCACGTACTCCAGGGAAGTCTGCATTGATCTAGACAGATTGCGCCAATTCAGTAGCCTTGCGATCGAAAGCTGACCGCATACTAGAATATCTAGATCCAAACAAGGACTGACTCGCGGCCGCAGTGCCACTAATGCGGGCGCGCATTTCTGCGATCATAGAAGGAGCCAACTCACGAATGTTTTGAACCGCCGCGAGCATATTTTTTGTATCTTCTTGATTAAGAACAAGTTCCTTTTGATGCAAGACCGCTAAACGACCATCAGACCCCCAATCACCAGTATATCCACCAGAAGCATATTTCATAATTCTTCCGCTAGTGCTATTAGAATAATCTAAGAAACTACCTGATTTAAGAGTTGTACTGCGATTTAAACCATATTCTGGTCGAGCATTAATCCAAGCAATAGCATCTTCTTTTTTCTTGAAATAACGAGATACAATTGTATCGTTTTGTATCCAGTAATATGTTCCAGCAGAAGATGTTGATGTTGAGGTATTGGTTGAACCGCCCTAGTATCCACCGCTTCCTGCACCAGCTCCGTTACCCCCAGAGCCAGCTCCTCCACTCCAGCTACCAGTGGTACCTAACTTATTGATACTACCTACGGCCTCATTATACTTCTGAACCGCAGTCGCAGTTTCTGATGCTAGTTTTTGGATCGCCGCAATTGTATTATAAATCTCTTTAGTCCAAGCAGCTTGCGCTTCTGTAACATCTTGAAGCTCACTAATCTTGTTCCAGATTTCATCAATAGCTGAGGTAGCTTTATCTCGCAGTTCCTCATTAGCTTGCGTCAGTCGATCAACTTTATCACTTAGCTGGTCATAAGATACGCCAATTTCATTAGAAATATTGCCAATATTACCCTTGTACTTGGTCAGAGCTTCATTAAGTTTCGCAAACATTTCAGCAGTAGTCTCAGTGAATGAACCTTCAATAGCAACCAAGTTAATCAATTGATCGCTATACGCACTATTAAAGTCATTCGCATTACCGCCCATTTCCTCTAGAATACGTTGGAAATTCTTCTGAAAATTTTGCGCCGTTTCGCTAGTGTCATCACCATACTTATTAGCTGCCTTTTGTTGCTCTGCAAGTGCAGAATTACCAGCATCTTTCATATCCTTAGCTGCGTCTGTTTGCATCTTTGCCAAATCAGCATACTTCTTTTGATAATATGCCTGAATTTCATTGATAGCATTTTGACGCTGCTCTGCATTAAGAGTATCATCCTCATAAATTTTGCGGATTTCCTCAGACATTTCTTGCCACAGAGAAACAATCTCGCCAGTGATATTTTCAGTTTGATCCTTTGCGATGTTATAGTAGTCTTGCATCGCTTTCAGATACTCTTGTTGTTTACTGTTAATATCTGCTTCGTCTGCGGTAAATAGATAATTATAGTTGCCATTCGCACCACGCACCAGTCGCACTTTGTTCTTAGCATTTTGTGCTTCTTCAAGAGCAATTTGCTTGAGGGTCATGTTGTACTTAGCTTCCATAATCTTGAGGTCATATTCAGACAAATCAGCATTAGCTTGGCGCTCCGCAAACTCATCTTGCAAGGCTTTTAGAGTAGACTTAGCATAATCCGTACTAGCTTTAGCAATAGACTCCTGAACTTTATTATTAAGGTCTTGCGTTTCCACAAAACGATTAACTCCATCTAAGAATCTATTATCTTCGTCTTTAGTGCGGTTATACTTAGCTTGTAACTGATCAAATCCTAGACCACGAGTCATTTTATTCTCAAACTCATAGAAAATACCATCAAGAGCATTGGAATAAATATTCTTTGCGGCCTCCATGGCCTGTGCCGTGGATTCAAGCATTGCATCTTGTGCCTCTTGATAATCCTCTAATAGCGCGTCACGATTAGCTTTGAGAATATCATATTCAGCAGTTCCTTGTGTAGCATTTGCTAGGGCGATTTCTGCTTCACGAAGCTGGATTTCTGCGCGCTCCATGTACTGCTTTTGCAGTTTAGCCTGTGTAAATGAATTCTCAAGAGTGGCACTGTAGGTTTTACTCAACATAGCATACTTGTCAGCCAACGAATTATTAATTGTTTGTAAATCAATCAAATCATTCATTGCGTCAAGTACACCCATATTGCTCTCAAGCATTGAGATAAATTCTCCAAACCGATCGGCGGCCGCATCAAGAGCATTAGGCAATGTCTCCTTGAGAGTTTCAATATAGTCTAACATCGCAGAACCACTATCAACTAACTCTTTCCGCAAATCAGCTAATTCGTCTTGCAGGGCTTGCACATCAGTATATTGATTGGCGTTGCGGATCATGTCTAACAGAGAGTTCATTTTAGTTTCGTAATCTGCAAACATTGAAATCTCATCTTTGACACCTTGCGCATTCAGCCCCGCATTGCGGACACCATTGTCTAGCGCATCGCCAATAGACTCATTGATTTCTTTTTGGAACTCACGCAGCGTATCTTGCATTTCTTTCCAATCAATACGAATCTAGAGTGCTTCCTTTACCTTCTCAAGCTTAGCATCTTCAATCTGCCGCATAGCGTCTTCATACTCATTAAGCTGCTCACGGAAGGTATCAATAGAATCCTCATAATTCTCTAAGAGTTGCATTTTATCATCATACTCTTTTTGAACCATATCTTGCTGGTCTTTGCCTACGGAGTTAATACGGCTATTATACTCGTCCGTAATTTGTTGCAGAAGTTGAGTATAATTTTTAAGTTCCATACTCGCGGTATCATACTCTACAGATAGACCATTTGCTCGTAGAGCCTCAAGATCAGAGGTAACAAACGCAGCCGCAGCAGCTTGTTTCTAGGATTGTAGCTCCGCAACTTTATTGAGTTTCTCAATCTTCTGCGTGAGCATTTCAATCTTATCAGTTCCATAAGCACGATCTGCTGCTGTAGAAATATCATCAAGAAGCTCTTTCTGATATTCGATCTCACGCGTAATTTCATGGTAACGTTCAAGAACTTCTTTTAGCTCTTTTGCGGTATCGCTACCGCCTTTACCACCGCCAACCGTAGAATTAATAAGATTTCCTGACCGCAGTCGAGCGAGCGCCGCGTCAATTGCGCCAATTTGAGCGCCGACGGCTTTTAACTCATTATCGGTTCCTGCAATTAGACTACTTGCCGCATCTTGAATATCCTTTAATGTACCAAGTTTATCAATTTCAGTTGTCCATTTTTCAATTTGCTTAGTAACCGCATCGGCATCAGATAGCTTAGATGTATCAAATCCCTTAACCTCAGAACCAGAATAACCAGTTTGCACATTTGCGGCAGGATCTACAGGAGATACCGCAGAAAATTTACTAGCATTTTTCTCTGTGATATTGAAATAATTAGCTTTAGCTCTAGCCATTGTATTCCAATAATTAACCACATTAGTAGCTAGATTGTGTGTTGAGGTATCAATAGAAACATTAGAGTTGATTGCGTCTAATGTTGTAGTATTAAGAGTATCTGTAGTGTATTCTGCAACAGCCTTGGCATTTTCAGTTAATGCTTGCGATTTTGCAGTATCCGCATCGACAACCCCCGCAGCTTGTAGAGCGGCATCATCCGCAATGACTTGTTGCATCATCGCTTGCGCCATATATCCAGCTGCCGCAGCATCAGTTTCAGCTTGGGTTGCCGCGATTAGTAAGCGTTTTTTCTCTTGTAGAGCCTTTTCTTGCACTACAAGCATTTCACGTTGAGTTTCTAACTGAGCAATCTTGGCTTGCCGATCTGCTTCCACTTCATCCTTCTTTTGTTGAACATAAGCATCAACAACAGACTGATTAAGTGAAATAGTAGCATCTGCATTGGCTTCACAGTTGCGGAGAAGCTCGCCATAGCCAGAATCAATAAGAGAAACTACATCCTCAGTAGTCATCTCAAGACCATTAGCAATTTTCTCTTGAAGTGCATCAAAATCACGACCAATATCAAACGCTTCGTCAACATCTTGCCGCAGAGAAGAATTAATAGAGAGTTTGATTTTGTCTGCGTTTTCTGATAAATTATCAACAATTCTATTTACATCAGCAAGAATTTGCTTTTCATCATCAGAGAGAGAATCTGGATCTAACTCTGCCCGCAGTTTTATATCATTATATTGGTCTTTATCATATTCATTAAGTTGTTTTAAATAATCGTCTCTTGCATTTAGAGCTTTGCCTAAATCAGAACCAAGATATTCAATACGGTTATGATAAGTCTCATTCCATTGACCAAGAAGGTCTTTCTCATTATAATCTGCAATAACTTGTGCGCCATTCTCGCCAAGTTCATTAAGCATATCAATGAGTTTATCTCCCCATAGAGATTTTAATTTCTGAAAAGTTTCTTGATCTAATTCATTTATATCAATATCGCCAGAAGATAAACCAAGAATAGTGTTTAAGAGCGTTTTATCTAAGTCTTTATACCTTTCAATAAATGGCTCAACAATTTTGGAAAAATCTTCCATGCCCTACTGTGAGGCCATGGCTTCCCGCATAGCTTCATACGAGAAGGTTCCAAGAGATTTACCTTCAGAATCATAAAACTCAGCACTGTCGCCCCAACCGCCGATACCTGTTTTCTTACCTTTCGCGCCACCTAATACATTTTCACTATACCAATCAATTACTTTTTGTTTAGATAATCCATTAATTCCATTCTCTCTTGCTTGATTAACATATTGTTTTTCATTAGAAGCATAGAGCTTGGACAGTCCTGTACTTAATTCTTTAGCTTCTTCTCCAAAATTAGCTTCTACAAATTGTGCGGCGAGGAGTGATTGTGATTCAGTATTTGCTTGTAATTTAACAGCAAGATTTTGCAGTTCAGTGGTATTTTCTTGAATAAAGTCTAGTACCTCACCACTTGCCATTCCGCCAAGCAGATTAGATAGAGCATCTCTATCACCAAGAATAGCACTATTTCCATTAGCAACCTCTTGTACAACCTTTTTAACAACAGCCTCAGATGCAACAAATTTACCAGAATTTTCAAGTCTATCTGCTCTAAAATCAGTAACAGCATTTTCATAGTCTTGACGATTCTTTGCCATCGTAGCTGCATAATAGCCCTTTGCTAAATCATTTGCACGATTTTGCTGAGCTTCAATGAACCGTTCTTGTCCAGCCGCACTGATCGTTAATTTACCATTTACGTTTTCAATTTCTCCTGCTAGTTCAGGATACTTTTCAAGTAATTGTAAAACTTGGAAATTAATATCTTGAAGATTTTGTTGCCATTCTTCTGTTCCTTGTGTTAAGGATTTTAGAGTATCTCCTAAATCGTCTAACTGTTTAAACGAAGATTTTAACTCAGTGATAGAATTGCGTGCTTCATCATATTGAGTTTTTAGCTGTTCTTGTTGTTCTTGAAGATGTTTGGTTTTTTCTGCTGTGGTTTCAATTGCTTCTGCGAATCCATAGACAACTAAACCCACAGCCGCAATAGCTGCTGCCCAAAGTCCTAGAGTTACTAAACTAGCTTTCATTGCACTATTTGCGGCGATCTAAGCAGTAGCTTCTTGCGTTAATGCGCCAGCGAATGCTTTAGTTTCTTTGGTAGCAAAAATTTTAGCAATTTTAGTAGTCAGCCCACTACCTTCTGCAATACTAACCCCAGTGTTAGCTACAGTTAAATTCCCTAAAACGCCTTTACTAATATTGTCTACTAGTTTGCTAGTAGAAATAGCTTTTAAACCAGAGCTTAGAGACGGTAATAGCATTCCTAAACTCATAAATAGGGTTTGTAGGCGTTCCCCCGTAGTTAAATCTTCATCAGAGAATACTCGACCTAGACTTTGGAAGCTAGACCAAGCAATAGATAGGGAGGACAAGGCTGTTCCTGCTTTTACAATAGACGCAGCAAAATCATCTGTCTAATCAGTAAATTTAGGAATTTCGGATATTACATCCCTTTCTAGTTGTCCAGCATCAATATACCCAGCTATTTGCTATGCACGAGTGCTTCCTCTTGCGGCGCCTCGTTCTTGAGCCTCAGAGAAGAAATTCATAGCACTCTTGCCTGTTACATTAGAACCAAAGAATTTAGATTCTTTAGCCAGGCGTGCCATTTCTTCTTCACTTGTTTTAATTAAATTATCTACATAAGCCTTAAAATCTTTTTTAGTAGTTTTGGGATCTAAACCAAATGCTGTTAATAGCTAATTCTTCTAACCCTTCCATGAAAAAGATTTTGATTTTAATAACTCTTTAATACTTTGAGCCTAGGTTCGTTGATAGGCTGTCTCTTCAGCTGCTTGTAAATACTCTGTTCCACTTTTATATTTATCAGAATAAGTAATGAAATTGCGGCCGCCCATTGTCGTAATAGAGCCTTGCTTAAAGAGGTCTTCACCAGCAGCATCAACAAATATTTGCGATTCATTACTTGCAGCTTTCGCGGCCTTTGATAATTCAATCGCAAGATTTTGTGCTACTTGAACTTGCTCAAGTAAATGCTAAACAGATTCAACTTGTTCGGCATTATAACCTTCCATTAGTTTATTAAGATCTAATTGATACTGACCAAGTTGCTGATAAAATAAAATTTCATTCTTGTCAGATGCGAAATTACCTTGAGAGTTTGCATACTTTTTAATCTCTGCAAGAGCACTTTCTTTTAGTGCGATAGTATGCTCTTTTTCTTTACCAGTAAGAATACCTATATTATAAGCAACATCACGAATAGATTGAGCAACCTTTGGCCCAACCAATTTATTCATGGCTATGGTAGCAAGAGCAAGAACACCCTTTAAGCCGCCAATAGAATCAGCAAACAATTCAACTGATTTCAGTCCGTCGGCAAACCCATTAGTTAGACCAATCCAAAATTCATCTTTAACGAGTGAATCATAAATACCCTCTGCAGATGCTTTAACATTCTTGCGGGCAGCCTCCCAAGACTCAGCGAAGATGTCAGCCTGCTTTTGTAGTTCTCCAGTAGCACCCTTTGCTGTCTCCAGGTTTTCCTTCATGAAGTCCCAATTGTCCATCAAGGCGATAAACTGCGTATATTGGCGCACTCCACCAACTGCCTGTGCAAGAGCGACTTGTTCATCTTTGTTTAGGGTATCCCACTTACCACCAATGTCATCAAGGATTCTATCCATATCACGGAGTTCGCCATTAGAATCTTTAATAGAAACTCCAACCGCATCAAGTGCCTTAGAGTATTTACCTAATGTAGTGCCATCATCAAGAGTCTTACCAAGTTCGAGGTCTTGAATACGACTAAACAAGGTCTTAAATGCAGTACCAACGACTTCGGCGGATTGCCGTGTAGTCGCAGTAACGGTTGCCAATGCTGAAGTAGCATATTCATAGCTTAAACCAACCGTTTCAGCAGTCGCCGCAAACTTATTTAGTCCAGTTGCAATCTCTTGCGAGCTAGATGCGGTCGCTGCACCTAATGCCACAATAACATCCGCGAAATACTCTAGATTTTTAGAACCTTTAGCAAAGTTGTTCCAAATTGCGGTTAGATATTCAGAAGAAGTAGTAAGATTCTCCCGTGATACATTTGCAAACTTAGCTGTGACATCAGTTCTAGCTTTAACCTACTTATCGTCTAGACCCTATTGATAGTAGATTAACGAAGCATCTGTATATTTAGTGGTAGTGGTATTAAGCTCCTTTGCCGCTCGGTTAGCCTACTTTGCGAATTGAGCCATCTCAGCTGTGCTTTTACCTGTAACAATACGAATATTATTTAATGATTCATTTAAATCTTCTGCATAACGATAAGCGTCCCCAATTGCGCCTGTAAAACCAGTAAGAAAACCAGAAGTAATTTGCCAACGAACAGTATTCTTCATGGTTATCCACAATTTATTCATTAACTCATTACTACGTTTCAGAGGCATTTCTGCTTCTGTAATAGCACGAGCAATGTTCATAAAGGCAACTTGTCCAGCGGGGCCTACCTTAGTTAGAGAAGCACTCAAACTAGATAAAGTGGTATTACTAGAATGTAATGATCTAGCAAATTTAGAAATATCTAGCTTACCAGTATCTACATTAATAGCAGCCTTTAGATGCGCGCCTAGCTGCGTCGCTGCACTGCTAGCTTCACGAATCTATTCAATACCAAAATTACCGCTAATCTTGCCAGTAGCAATTTTATTTAATTGGACTTCTAATTGTTTTAATGCACTACTTAATTTACTCGTATCCGCACTAAATCCAATTACATAGTCAAATCTTTTATTTGCCATATAGATCTCCTTTCACTCATTATAATGCAAAAAGGCTCTGAGATAGTTAATACCTCAGAGCCTTAAACTATTCTCTACTTATTTTAAAAAATCAATAAATAGGATTATTCAGTTTTGTCCATAAATTCTTTAATTGCGGCAATTTCTTCCAAGCCTTCCTTGTTCTTGAGTTTCTCCATGATAGAATCAAGTTGATCGCCAAGTTCAGTTGCATTACCGCTCATCGCAGTCATAGTCCCCGCAAACGACGCATTAAAACGCTCAATATTACCAATTGTTTCATCAAGGAGCAAAGAAATATCAATCCACTCCTGGCGGTCATAAGATTCAACCGTTCTCTGCACAGTCCCCAGTAAATCAGAATGAATAATCTTGTCAGCCAGTTCACCAGGATTAGCCAAATCTTCATCAGTAATCTCAATATCAGTAAAATACTTGATATAAGCAATAGTCTCAAACACAGAAGTGATAGCAGGGCTAAATGTACCGTGGTCGGGATTCATAGCATGACCAACCACAAACTGAATAAACTCAATCTTTGCGGCGGTCGGTAGCCAGGTCCGCACTGAAATCGTTTCTCCATGGTATGTAACCTCGCCCTTCGCAGGCTCAACTGCAATATTTAAATCTTTAAAGTTCATAAAGAACCTCCTTCTACTCTTGTTATTTATATTATAACATATTTTTTAGAATTTGTCAAATTTAAAATATTTGTACGCTAGGCACATGGTATTTATTCGTAGCTATTTCTACAAACACCCATGGCTTAATATATGCAATTAATTGCAAATCAGCCAATTCTCCCCAGACAGTATTACTACGTTGAAAACCATGTGCATAGTTAGGATAATCAGGATCTCCCACATATGTATTAGCAATACCTGTTTTGCCACTATCTCCTTTAGAGAATGATACTTTAATAGCCGAATCTATGCCACCAGATTTCCTAATATTAAATGAATTTTGGACTGCTCTGATAATATCGTACATAGAATACAATCTACCATTAACTAGCATAAAGTTACTAACATTGAGCTCTTGCTTATCACTGGTGCGGTTACCCATACCAGCCAACCATTCGTTAAAAAACCTAGAAGCGATACCTTGTCGTACAGCTAAACTCTATGTTGTAGCTTTTGTCCAATCATGCGTTAGAACATTGGCTGCATATTGTTTCATTTCTGGAGATAATCTATTTAAATAATCAAGAACTGAACCACTTTCTTGAATTTTAATTTCTTTTTTACTTAGTGCGCTTTCTGTTTTACCTGTGAGACTGGGATAATTTTTAACAGACGCCGCAATCTTCATTTCAAATTTTAAATTTTTCTTATCTATATTAGAAGTAATAGACAACAAGGGAGTGATAATATCAGGTTTAATAGTGCCTCCCTCTTCTGACTGTAGACTGCCTGTGATTATACTCTTTCCCTTTTTTGCAATACTTAAATTTTTATAAATCTAATTATCTACAAAATTTTCAATATCATTCAATCCTACAAATTCACCAATAGCACCAAAAATGGTACTTAGCTGCAGATGAAGAAGTTTAGCTAGCTTCATAGTAGCCATCTTACCAGACATTCCTTTGCCTGTTAATTCAGAATAACGACTACTTAAAACATTTAAGGATGAACATACTTGCTTTAATAATTTAATTTCCTCTGCCGCAAGTGGGATTGTATCTGGAACATTAACTTTATCTTTACCCCATTGATTAGCAATTATTGTATATGCGGCTTTTAAATTAGGGGTTTTTTGAATAGCTGTTAATGTCTAGTCCAAAAGAGTTGTAAATGCACTTAAACTATATAAATCAGTTTTAGCATCTTCTATTTCAGTTGATACCGAACTACGCATTCCAGCAAGAGAACTCATAAGCTAGCCTTGACTAGAAGTCCATGCAGAAGTAATTATGTTTGACATATTGGCATACATTTCTTCTACATCTTCTTTCGCGGTAATGCCTCCCTATGTATACAACCCAGCCCCCGCAAGACCTTGCGCCATGCCTAAAAATCGACCAGTGCCACCAGAGGCTGTTTCCATTGCCGCAGTAACAAATCCTCCAGTATAGCTTTCAATATAATCCTTATAGTGCTTAGGTGTATAAATAATATAACCACGCTTATTGCTATAATACTTATAGTCTCTTGATACTTGTTCTGCCATATCCTTCTCCTTTCTCTCTTGATAAAAGAAAAAAGGGAAGGATTTCTCCTTCCCTTAAAATCTTAATTAGCCAACGGCGCAAGCCGCGCGAACTTCCTCAGCGCTCAGAGACTCTTCATCAATCACTTGAATCAGACCCAGAACCTTCTTAGTCTTGTTAAACTTAGTATAAGCGGGGAAGCAGTCAACAGTAAAGTCAAAGACAGCAGGATCACCGCTGTTGCTGAACGTCAGGTTAAAGTTGGACTGAACCTTACCGTTAGGAATAACCATCTCGGCAGGCATATCCACACCATCGGCCTCACGGCGGAACAGAGTCTCACCCTCGATGTAGAAGTTACCAGCAAACTTATCAGCAGTGATTTCAGCCTGGAAGCCAGCCTTTTTGGCAACATAATAGTCAACCAGAACAACAGAACCAACAGCCAGGTCCACGGTCAGAGTCTCGCCATCGGCATGACACTTAATAGTAGCCACGGCATCGGCGCCCTCACCCGCAACGGTAACACCGGCAGGAACACAAGGCTCGCCAGCAATCTCACCATTAGCGTCTAGCTTCATGCAGAAAATATCGGCTTCCTTATGGAAAACATACTTATCAGTGGCACTGGTATCTTCGCCAGCTTTGCGACCACCGTTCCAGCAGGGAATAATGCCCTTAGGCAGAACAATAGTATTAGCAGTCTTAACCTCAACCTGAGAGGTCTGATGCACGTAAATGGGCTCGCCATCCTTAGCCTCAATCAGATCAGCACCAGAAAGAATGGCCAGACCCTCCGGGGAAAGAAGCGCATCTTGCATTGTCAGAGTCAGGGTTTTATCTCCTTCCCACGCGATCAGACGAGGGTTACCCCAACCGCCCTGAGCATAAACACTAGTAGCAGCGCCCTCTAAACCAGAAGTCTTCAGCGTATCAAAGTACAGCACCGGCTCATCCTTATAGAAAGTACGAGAACCCAGAGTCATCTTGTTCTTAGCACGGAAAACCACATTGGCCACTTCACGAGAACCAAATTTCATAATATAGTTTCCTCCTTATGATTAATGTAGATTTTTCATCCAATTTTCAGCTTCTTTCTTTGGGTCTCCGCCCGCAAGCCGCACGCGGAAATCATTATCCCAATTAGAATACAAGCTGAATCTTTCCATTAAATCAAACAATTGAAACAATGTTAGCTCCAAACATTCACTTAATGGCATTTTATTTCCAACACATAGTATTGAAATATATTTTGTCAATGCGCTTTCTTTCTTATTATTTTTTATCTCTGCTATCTTGAGCCGACTTTTCATTAGTTTATCAGCTATGCGCTTTGCACGCTCATTAGCAGGGTTATATGTAACATTATCCCCTTGCCGCATATCTCCTAAACAAAGCACCTGTTTGATTATAGCCTAAAAATCACTAAAATTGTTATCTTCTATAATTGTTGCTTGTTTTAATTCCTTATTATATAATAAAATAGAATTTGGAGTAAATGAGACAGAACAGAGAGGAAATAAGAGAGAAAGCAAGGTATGAACAGACTCCTTTTTATCGGTTGACGCTGGATCTTGTAGTACCTTCATAAATATTTGAAAATTTGAGTATGTCTCTAAAACAATTTTGTCCTAAGTTATCCATTCTTTTTCTAAACAGAGATAATTGGTCGCTTCAAAAAACTCGGTTTCTCCCATCATACCAATTTCTCGCATGGTTAAAGGATGAATAACTGTTTGAAATGCGGCGACAGGTATGTCACAACCGCACATCAAAGCTAATTGAAAATCACTCAAGTGGATTCTTCTTATCTTCATCGCCACGAATGGCGTAATAAGTTAGAGACACTCCCGCAAAATCTTCATTATAAATAGCAGGTCCTGCTTCAATAAACTGTAACTCTCCAATGCCAGTTAAATGTTTACCATCTAACATGGCATCAAGCTCTCCCGCAATACGGTAAGGCTTTAGTTCATAATTACCCAAATCCCAATCTTCATAATGACAATAAATATCAATATAAAATGTATTATCTCTATAATGCGGATTTGTTGTATTGGGATAAAACTTACCATAGGAAATATGTAAATAAGTATGAACCTCTGGATGAATATACAAACGAGGAACCAGAGAAATCTAACGCTTCTCTGGATCACTACTCAGCATACCTTTAATCTGTTCACTTGTTAAATCTGGCTTTTCTTTCCAGTCACGCCCATTATAGTACAATAACTTGAGTAAATTTTGATTACTCAAAATTTTGTCCATTAAGAGCGCACAATCTTTGGGCATCCCCAAGAAACTAGACTTGGGAAATTCATATGAATTAACTCTCATACCTTTTTCTCCAATCTATTAAAACAAAGACTCTACGACAATCTTGCGGGAACGCGTCTCACTATCAGTTTTCCACTGTAACTCAAATCCAGAACTACAACTAATCGACTTCAACCAAGTTAATTTTACAGTATTTCCATCTACCTCTAGTTTAACGGGTGCGCAAGTATCACCTAGTTTGGTACTCCAAGTGCCAATAGTGTCTGCTTCTACAGAATAAGTCTCTGTAATCTTTGGTTTAATAATCCCATTACCGTAAATTTCTCCTTCATCAAGAGAAGGAATGGGTTCAAACTCAATCAAACCATCCTTAATTTCATCGGTATCTGTGTCACGGTCTTTATAATACTCTTCTGCGTTAATCTCAATAACGCCCTCAATAGAAATAGAGTCGGGGGCTTGTACTCTCCAACATTTTCCATCAAGCATAAATTCAGAGTATCTTTTGAATAGCCGCACTGTTTGTTCATTCTTAGGGATTAAAATATTTAGAGATAAATTAGGCACATCAATACGAATTTGATTTTTTTGAATACTCTCAATCTTCGTTTCAACAGGGCCACGAATTGCGGCATAAGTTGCATATACCTTACCGTCTTTATCATCTCTAAATTTAATAATATATTTACAGCGACGAATCTCGCTTTCAAAATAAGCATCCTCAGTCATCGCTGGTAAATAAACAATCCATTGTGTTAGTGGTCCACGCTCAGTTTGCCACTCAAACACATCTCCGGGCTGATAACCCGCATTATAATCAATAGAAAAAATCTTATCATCATAATCTTGTTTCAGCTTGTCTGGATTAATTAATGCTCGACATTTCTTTTCATCAAGAGGAAGAATGTTGGTGTCCGCATCCGTCTCCATTGGTGCGGTAACTCTCTATACTCGCCGCACATCACAAGCCTGATAAGAATACTTTAATGCCCACAAAAACGCTCTATACTTATCTTGAATCATGCGTTTATCTTGCGCGATGCCACCTTGTAATTCAAGGCGTCGCTGCATTAACTCACGATTCGTCATGTGTCAATTTCCCTAAGAGGTCAATACATCTAAATACGGTCTTGCGGTAAAGCATAAAATCTTCGCAAACAGGGCTCCGCAAGCCTTCTAGTTTAGATAAAATAATTAAATAATTTACCTAAGCTGCAAATAACTCATGTAAGCCCGCTATTTCTTCAAGAATAATATTTAGATGCGTTTCCCAATCCTCTTGATTTTCACGCATTGGGATTAACTTCCACACTTGATTCACCAGTCGCCGCATATCTGTATTAAACGTATCTTTAGTAAATGAAAACATATACTTAGTTTCCATCTAATACACTCGTTTCCATTAGACTAGACCAGTTAGACAAATATTTGCCTTCCTTGTCTAATTTGCGGCGCTTGTATAGGCGTTGTGCGTGGCGATCTGTTTTTTCACAAGCCTCCTTAACACTTAACAATCGTGCTAAATGAGATGCTTGACTTGTTAGTTTAAAGGACGCTCCAGACGCCTTCTAACGAGTATTTTCTATTGATGTAATTTGTCTCTGTAACCAAACAAGAGCCATAAGATTTGCAATAATTCGCACTTCTTCAAGGGTAAGATCTTCCTCATAATCACAGGTAATTGAATCAAACCCATATAGGGCAAAGCGTGGAAATTCAAAACCTGGGATTGCGGCCTTGAAGATATTCTGCAAATCGGCCTCTGTTTCTTCCTTAGTCATAATACCAGGGCCTTCTTCCCCAGTAGTCGGATTGATTGCATACAGATCATCTGTTACAATGGCGAAGAAGGCATCACTGATTACGTTTTCAAAAGAGGTCATTTAGTTGCCTCCTTCCTATATTACTTTCCTAATGTCATGCGGCGGACAGGTGCTGCCGGTGCGCTAGTGGTCTCCGTGTTTTCCTTATAGTTAGGATTAGTACGACGGCCAGCGGTAGCCGCAGGTTTAACATCTTCTTGAGATAGCTTATTGATTTTCAAGGCAGACATAACATCGAAACCAAGAATATCCTTAATAGCGTTAATCTTATTAAAGTCATTCAAGGGTAGCTTCACCGCATAATCCTTAATAAGACTCTTAACGCCTTCTGGTGCGAAGTTCAATGCATCAATAAATTCATCATCAGAGCAATTCTGCATCCATCCAGGAATCTTCTCCTCGGTCAGCCAATATTCCGGTTCAACCTGAACATTAACGATTTCTTCTAGAGCCTCAGCGTCATGAACCAGAAGATAGCCCTCAATCAGCTCACGACCACCTGGTTGAGAAGTCAGTGCTTCAAGTTCAGCGGGAGTAATTTTCTTAGTCTCTTTCGGTGCAAACTCACGCCGCAAACCCATTTCTGGGATATTATAAATAACAGTACCAAAACTACGATTGGTAATAGCAATCTTATTCTCCATATTTAATTATCTCCTTTTTCACATTATAATAAAATGGGGAGGGAGTTACCCCTCCCCACAGGAATTAGATGGTAGCCAGCTTGCCCTTCAAATCGGTATCGACATAGGAAGCCATGTTGTTGGTAAACATGACGCCAACGCCAACCTTCTGATAGACCTGCATCTCACGGGACCAGTCGTCATTCTCAACCTCACGCATATGGGCGGAACCCTCAAACGCAATCTTGACAGGCTTCTCATTAGAACCAGTAGGCATAACCCAGGCATAACCAGGATCGATCACCTTGGTGGCATTGGTCTCATCCTCGAAGGACTGAGGCAGCAGAACCACACGAACGCCCTTGTAGCTAGCCAGGAAACCATTGGCCCAATACTGATCGCGCATATTATCAGAAACCCACTTGTCAGCAGGAATCATCTTGGTAGCGAACTCACGAGTAGCATAAATCACAGGGGTACCGTAGGCAGAAACCACAGACACCAGACGATCCATACCAGCCTCATCAAAGCCAGCCGCAGAAACACGATTAGCCGCAGGCAGCTGCTCAATAGAAGACATCAGAGCCTTAGCGATCTCACGCAGAATCAGCTCATCCATACCTTCCAGGACAATATTCACCAGCTCGGCCCAATCAACACGACTATCCAGGAACTCCTCAAAGCCGATGGCAGCAGCGCCACCGATAGCAGAGGTAGCGACCTCGAAGCTCTTCTCACCCAGAGCAAAGACTTCGTAACGGCCAGCCAGGCCGACCTTGGTGATGAACTGCTTAGCGCGCATCTTACCAGTTTTGCGGATAAACACAGGCTTGGTGCCCTGAGCAAAGGTCTGAGTCTCAGCAAAATCAGCATAACGCTGCAACACCTTCGTCGGCAGGATGTCATCCAGCAGGGTCTCAACCAGGGAGTAAACCTTGGTCTTATTCTCACGATACAGGTTATAAGTACCAGCAATCTCATTGAACTGGTCACGTAGAGTATCATTAATAGCGGAAACACTCAGGTTCTCGCCGTTCACAGAGTAGCAAGTAGCCGCGGAGCGATTAGCTTCAGCAGCGGCATTAGCCAGAGCTTTCAGTTGATTCATTTCTAACATAATTCTAATCTCTCCTTTCAATTACTTAATGCGAATCAGCTTGACACCAGGCTGCTCATCAGGCATGGTGTAAACCTTAGCAACCTGCCACACGCACTCGGTAGCAGTAGCACCAGAAGTCTTATCCAGAATGCCCTTAGCATTAGGAGCCAGCTTATCACCAACGGCCAGGGTTTCCTCATCGACCATATTGGTAGTATAAATGTCACCACCGTCGGTGTTCATAACACGAGGAACCATCACAGTGCTCTCAGGCATAGCATCATTAGCGGCATTATATACATAAGCCACATAGTCCTCACGCTTCATAGCGAAGTCCTGATTGGTCTGACGATCCTCATAGGGCTTGGGCTCATTAAACACGAGCATCCAGGGACCCTCACCAGTAAAATTCACAACGCCATTGGCATAGTCGTACTTCACAAACTGACCATTCTCCAGCACCTCAATGGTCTTATCAGCAGGCAGCTGAGCATAGATCTTACCATTCCGACGAGCAGACAGATGGTTAGGTTCCAGTTGTCCATATCCCAGCTTGACGAACTTAGCCTGGCTTAAAGATTTCTTAGCCATTTATATATTTCCTCCTTATAGATTAGTTTTGTGATTTTTCCTTAGCTTTAACGGCACGAATCCACTCTTCCTCGATGCCATCAGAAGCAGAATTTAGGTTATAAGCGGTAGGCGCCGCAGGCTCATTGTCGTTCACAAAACTTACCTTATTGCGAACACAAATCACACTCAGCTTAGCCTCAATATCATCAAGAGAATAAGTATCAATGTGATCAATCACATCTTGCTTGTTCTCGTCAGATAACATATAGAACTTGTCAATCATAGCTTGCTTTTCCTTACGGTCAGCGGCCAGCTTGAACTCACGCAGGGTAGTTAACTCTTCTTGCATCGCCTGATGCTCAGTTTCCAAAGCAGAATACTTGCTCAGTAGCTCTTGATACTCAACAACATCATCAAGAGAATAAGTAGGTGCGGGAACGAGGTCTTCTGTAGGAGTAGGCTCTCCCTCCTGCAGAGCATTTTCAGTAGCGGGATTCTCGATAGGCTCAGTTTCCGGCTCGCTAGTCTGGGGCTCCGCAAGACTATTTTCAGTCACGGGCTCGGCTTTCTTAGCTTCATAAGCAAGAATATCTTCCTCAGAATACTGAGTAGCAGCCGCATTAAATGTTTCTGTCACTTCAACCACTTCATTTGCGGGAACGAACCCATTTTGCTCATCATACTGGAAATCCAGACGGAACAGCTTTAAATTATCACGATCCTGCATAATAGCGAATTTTTGGTCGCCTTCCTCATAGACACCTTTCATACGGTAATTACCAAGACTCCACATCTTGTCCCAAATGGCATCAAACAGGGAACAACCAATTTCAACAGCATATTCAGTAGGCACTTTGTTTCCTCCTTCTTTTAATACTTCGTGAAGGTCATTAACCATTGAATACATGGTCTTGCGCATCTCCGCGAACTGGTCATCAAGAGAAAACTCAGTTTTGATTTGCGCGCCTTCAAAACAAGGCTCATAATTTTCGCCTAGTATACATAATTTTTCAATTATCGCTTCATTTATAATGAAAAATCTCGCATTAGAATTATCTTGTTTTGTCCAAACTCCTGAAAAATTTTTTTCATCAAACTCTAATGATTGATTATTTCCATTTTCAATAATACGTTGGCACTCTGGATAAGCGGTAGTCCACAAATAGCCCTCGGTACAAAGATACTCACGCTCCACCGCATTATCATCCAAAAACTTCTAGAACCAGACCGCCGCGTTCAGATCAACAAAACCATATGGCTTAGTTACATCAACAATTGCGAATTCTTTACCATTGACTTCAATTGCTTTATTATGCTGCTCGAAGTCTCCATCATCCTGGTTAAAATAGCCTACAATTGGGGATCCCCTGAGCGTAGGGCCTAGGGTCTCCGCAAGTTCTTTGGTAATAATTGTCTTATTGCGGTTAGGCTCATCGCCCACATAACAAACCTTGATTTTTACCTTAGAAATAAGAGGAGAAATTTCTGTACTCTCAATTAACTCTATGGTAGAATCAAGAGGAACACTAACGTGCATCATTCTCTTTCACTCCTCTCATTTCTGTGCTTCTTCATTAGCTAATGTTTTTTCTGATTTCTTGTCCTCGTCGAGTGTAGGTCTACCAGGTTCTTTCTTATCATCATTTACAATTTTTTCATTAGCCTCTTTTTGCGAGGTTGTTTTAGAACTCATTGTACTAGACATCATTGGCGGAATCATAATTTCGCTTAACTTTAAGACCTCGTTCTCGAAATACATTGTAGCCAAGATAGAAGATTGTGAATGACCAAGCGCAATTTGCGGCAGTAGCTTACCGAAGCCAACTTGCGTTTGCTCTTTATACATCTTTGAAATGTCTTTGAAATTGTAAATAGTAGTGGGCAAAATCTCAATTCTAAATGAATAATGTCCCTTTCTATCAAACTTCTTAATAACTTTGTTTAAAAATGCCTGGAACTGATAAACTAAATCACGAACACTAGCTTCATCATTAATAACAGACTTCTCAAGCGCGGTACTTCCCTCTGTATTAAACAGGTTTTGAGAAATACCTAAGTTATTATAAACAGTTCTCTCAACTTTTTGTAGCGGATCGGTAGATGCCACAGTAGTTTTATCCTGTGTATCCACAGTTTCAATGTCCGCAAACGTGGTCAGAACATCAATACCCACCGCACGTTTCAGCATGGCCACCGCATTATTATGGATGTCTCTTGCTTCATCAAGGTCAAAAATTAAATCTCCATTTTTATCAAGTGGAAGTTTCTGTATCAGCACCTTGATTAATTGTTGCATAGTTTTCTTGCGGTCGAGTTCCTACGCGGCATCAAGATCAATTAGAGAAGGAATTACACTAATGAGAGTTGGAAAATCACTATCATTTAGTGAAAATTTGATCGCCATGCCAGGGTCCAACGCAATCCATCCTACCGTATCACCCGGATAAAGAGGCGGTAGCTTGTTATTTGTATATTTTACATATGCTTGTTGTACTTCCGTTGGAAATAATTTTAAAACCTTAGCACGGTATTCTGCATTTTTAAAATATGTATCAAAAAACTTTAAGTTTAGTTCAACGATTGGATCAATTCCACTATACAAACGACTGCGGCAATAGTCAGCGGGAAGTTGTTGGAATGAGAATTTATCTCCCCAGTCTAGCCAAATACCGTAATAAACACCTTGACGAATTGCTTTAAGAGCAATGTTTCCAAGTGTGCGTTTGACCTCAGAGTTATCAAAATAATTTAATACTTTGGCCACATCTGGAAGTAATTTCGATTCAGCCTTGCTACCCTTCCAACTAATTCCTTCATAGAATGGAGTTATATACCAATCATATTTATATAAAATAGCTAATAACTAGCAAGCTCTACGATAGATACCATTTGAATTGTAATAGAAATCAGAAATTTTACGCATCTCTGAAACGTTGCCCTATGAGATTTGCGTTAATACGAATTTCTTATCTCCATAATTACTGTTTATTTGTTTATAGGAATTAAAATCAATTACTGCATTATCAATATCTTTTAGCCCAGCCCGCAATTTAGCATATTCTATATAGGCATCATAGTCAGAAGAAGTATCTTTACCGTATTTATCAAGATATTCTGTTCTTGTCATAAAACCTGATTGCGGACTCGTTAAATCAAATCCTCTGCTATGAATTTCTTCTTGCCGTCCCAAGATTTCACCTCCTGTCTGCATCAGTATCCTGCTTTCTGCATGATATAATTGTAGTTGATAAAGGCTTCATCAGAATACGGAATCTCCACTAATGTTATACCATGCTCTATGCAAAATCTACGCTTTAAATTATCGTTATACTGTTGTTGATAGAGGCCTCTAGATCCCCCGAACTTTGATTTAGCCTAGTAATGCTAGATACCTTGATATTCAATCAGGAAGTCTAGATTACCCGAATCATCGAAGACCGCAAAATCAAAACGAAGAGGACGCCCGCTTGGGGCATTTAAGCCTGGGAATGAGTATTCCTCTTGAAATGGAATTTCATTCTTCATTAAAATTTCTTCAATTTTAATCTCGCCACGCGACGCTCTCATATAAGCCTCACCTCCAGTCAATATATCTTTTCATAATATTTGAAAATTAGGGCAATAAGTTTATTTACTTTTGCCCTAACTTCCAAAAAAATTTTAAGTCATAAACATTGCATCTGCAATATTAAATTTCTTTTTACGTTTTTTATCCTCTTCTTCAACACGAATATAATACAATGCGTATTCAGCAGATGAGAAGGTATCTTTAGGAATACCTCTATTGACTTGCTTGAGAATAATGTTAGTACCAGTATTCTCTTCCCGCAAGTTAAGCATTTCAGATCGCAAAACTGAGGTAAGGTCATATGGCCGCAAATAAGCCTGACGCTCTTCTGGCGTCATTTTTGAACCTTTTACTGTGCCCATTAATTTAGCTTTAGCTGTATTTGCGTCTATCAAGAACCGCACTTTACCAGTATTAATTTGTGACTGAAAATTTGCATGTGCGGTTGTATTAATTGGTGCATTTGCTTTGATAATATATATAGCATCTAATTCAGTGTCATCTGTTTTAAATTTTTTATATTCATTATCTACATCATTGTACACACCAAATGGCGGGTAGTAGTCGTCGTTCTGGTCTGTCTGGGATTTCACCATATAGTCTATAAGACCAACGCCCAAGCCATTTCCATCTATGACTAACCTACGAGCTTTATACTTGTAATACATTTTCTTAAGCCAGATTGCCTGATCCTCATTGTGAGTATCATACAATTCATAAATACAAACAAGAGATTTAACAGCTGGCCCTTGAGATTGTGGTGTTACTTTAAACACAGTAGCAATGGAGGCACATTTTAAACGACCAACGTCGAATCCAATTACATAGTATGCTCTCGCAGATGACCGACCGGAGCACTCGTACTCCGGTAGTTGAAGCTTGCGGCAATGATCGAAAGCATCGCCATCGAAGAATGCATCCTAGACTGTTCCGGCCCATGCTGACTCAAACTCTCGGCTAAAGGAGACATCATTCATCGTAGCATCTCGCCGCAAATCATTAATGAAAGATCTACTCTGTAATCCAACGGCTACAGGTACGCGCCAAGTGCCTCCCATTATGAAGGCTTTTTCTGGCTCAATTACCATACGAACTAGCAAGGCGATTAGTTTTTGGTAAGGGAAAGAATTCTTCCATCCAGCCGTAGTCACGTAAATCTGGGATTTATTGAGCGGTTCATCTGGATCAGGTAATCCGCAAGCGGTGCGCCTATCTATCTGCATTATGGGCAAGACCACACTATTGAGCATGTCACCGTCTATTCCTACACACTCTTCAAGGAGCCCCGCATGTCGACGCTTACCACGGCTACTTTCTTTCGCCGCAAGGTTATCTATTATACTACCATTTTTGAAGTGGTATTCACAATAATCTTTTCCTTCTTTTGTTGCACCACGAGACCAGTCTATCTCTCGCCGCAATGCAGGAACAAGATCACACAGTTCATTTATTTTTTCTTTTAGAATACCCGATCCCTATTCCTTGCCTCCCGCGGTCACGAATAGCTTAGCGCCCGGGTATAGTATAGCTTTGATCATTAAGGTTAGAACGGAGAGGAATGATTTAGAGTAGGCGCGCGGAAAAGTAGCATATACGTATTTATATCTAGCGGTTATCCGCAAGAATACTCGCTAATAATGGTAGAATTTTAACTTCTTAGGCTTACTTTCATCTCCGCCCGTCTAAAGGAAATCAATAAATAAGTCTGGATAAGCTCTCCAGAATGAAACAAATTTACGAATTTCAGGTAAGCAAGCCCGCACCCGTTCTTCAGATAAACCAACTTTTTTAATATCAGGTGAGAGGTTAATTAGTTCAGCAAGAGCCATTAACTATCACCAGCCTCTTCATTTTCATCAGCCGCTGCGAGTTCTGCTTCAAATTCATCAAATGATTGAAAATCTTCTACTTTGAGAGGTTTTTCATCATAGTTGAATAAATCGCTATTATCATCTTCTTCTTCTGTACTGACATTCTTTTCATTTTCACGGTCTTGTTCAATTTGTTTCATCGCAGCTTCCAGCATTGTACCTAGACTAGTTTCTTGCGTCACTAGATTGTAGGTATAACGCTGCATATCCATAATAGTTTGGTCTACCATATCGTTAGGTTGAGAAATATAATACTTGGGAATAAACCCTTGCTCCTCAGCAAGAGTAACAAGCTCTCCAACAGAATCAACAAAATCAGTTTCTTCGTCTTTAGCTTGCGCCGCCGCAAACTTACCACTTTTGAGTAAGGTATCATACATTTTGGCAACCTTTTGGGCTTCTGCAATATCTCCCGCATCAAGAAGTTGATTTAGCTTAAGGGAAGTCTTGCAAAGGAAAATAAGAATATCTTTGTGGCTTGCGGTTTGAATGTCGTAGGATGCCATCATATCTGCATAAAGTTTTTCCATGCGAACTAGCTCACTAAGACGATAAGCATCGCCCCATTTAAGTTTTAATCCCATGATTTCATCTTCTGATAATTTATCCGCGAGCTCACGGTCATAGGCGGTTTCCTCAACAATAGAAGAAGGATCTGCGGCGGGGTCTTCCTGTGGCCGCAAGTCAGACACTGGACGTTGTGGTCCAAAGTCTCTCTTCATTTCTAATTCTAGATCTTCGCCCGTATAGCCCTGTTGCACGAGAGCGCTTCGTAGTTTTTCCTCTTCTTTCGCTGCTAGTTCTTCTGTATCTGCCCAGCGATATTTTCTCCATTGAGTTAGTTTCATTGTTGAAACATAACGTCCCAGAACACTTGTTGTTGTTATTTTGGAGGCGTCATTTTTGGAGAGGAATTTTTCTAAGAGTTGATCCCATACACTTTTGATATAAGGAATATCTAATTGTTCTAGTAATGGTTTATATGTATCTGGGTCCCAGTTATCTACATGCATTGACCAGCATTTTTTACATTCAGCCATTTTACCGTCTGGCGGAAATCTTTCTATGTTGTTAGAAGTATAAAAATCTGTATCCGCAAGTAGACGACCGCATTTAGTACATCTTCGTTGTGCCATATAATTCTCCTTTCATCTTAGTCACCACGCGGTAAAGCTTCTTGGTCACCGTGACCGGCACGCCCCGCCGCATATCTTGCTTTGCGGCAATCTTTACAAATGGAATAGAAAAAGTCTTTACTTGTGTTGCTTTTTGAGAAGAATAAGGAAGACTTAGGCTTAGTGCAGCCGCATTTAGTACAAGTTTTAGTAGGTAGATTGCGGAGGTTAGTTTGCCACACCACAAAATCACGTTGGGCTGCGTCTGCTATGAGACGAGGAATTTTCTTACACCAGAGTGCAGAGATATATTCTGGAGTATAGAGAGTATCAAATTCTTCTTTGATGAGGGTGCGGATTTCTGCATTAGATTTACCGTCGATCTTGTATTCTAAGATACGATGATGGATAGGATATTCTTTTAGAGCTTTGTCAGTTATATCTTCCAAGGCTTGAATTAGATACCAAGTATCTCCTTCAAAACGATCATAACTATCTTGTTTAAGACGAGAATAATCCTAGAGCAGCGCCGCAACAAAAGAAGGATCTAAGAGGGAAGCCCCAGCGACGGTTAATTCACCTTTGGAGTAGGTAGAATGGTCGTCGATTGAGATTGGGAAAGAACCACGATTTGAAAGTTTGTGCGGGACAATTGGTTTGCGGTAAGCCTACTTAATGAGGTATTGGTCTTTCCGCATTTCGATGAGGGCTTTTTTGATGATAAATGCATCACGTCCAGTTGCTTTGCGGAGAGCGGTTTCCCAGGTGGAGATCGTATCTCTGAGCTGCCGCAGTAGAGGGATATCCGCAAGATCTTGCGGTGTGATTGAAATTTTGGGTGTGAGGAGGGTATCACGGTTAGAGGTAAGGTTATATATACCATCTTCTCCATTCTCAAGACCAGCGGCGAGACCTTCAAAGGAAGTTTCGTACTTAGTGATAGTGGTGGTGCGATTTGCGGTGAGAAGCTCTCGTTTACGGGAATCCTTGCGCTCTTGCTTCTCTGATGCAATGATTAGATAATCGGCGAGAGTTTCTAGGTATTGGGAGGTAAGGGTAGAGGGGTCAGTGGAGGAGAGGAGATCTGAGACGAAGGTTGTTCGATCTTGAGGGGATTCTATGGAATAGTCAAGTTTAGTCATGTATTCACTCCTTTCTTTCTTAACTCTAAGAATATTATACTAAAAATTTTTGCATTTGTCAAGTTTTGGCTGAGAATTTGACAAATTTTTTTATTTATGTTATAATAAAAGAAAAAAGAAAGGTGAGAGTCTGTGATTTGGAGACTTGAGCGCAAAGATGGTGGAGGTCCATGGTTTACAAGAGAGGGAAAAACAAGAGATGGAAAGATTAAATTTAGTGATAAAGGAATTTATGGATGTAGAAGTTTGCGGGAGTTGGTAAGATACTTCGCAAAGGAAATGGAAGCTGCGGAAGGGTGTGTAGTAAAAATTTATAGGGGTAAAGTAATTTGGGAAGGAAAGAGAGAAATAGTATTTATGCCGAAAGGGAGAGGACTAAGGATTGGAATTGTGAAAGGAGGAAAGTGGTTTGTATTTAAATTTTAATGTATTGAATAATGAAGTATTTGAAACTGGGTGTGACGATAAACTGTTAGAGGTAGCAGAAAGAGCAGTAGTAAGAAATAAAGAATTTGCGGCGGAGGGTAAGCAACCGTGTGTTGGTACTATTTGGGTGCCTGATAATTTTTGGAAAATGGAGATAGCAGAAAGAGGGGCGTACTTGGATGGGTTAAAAAGATTGGGTGTTGATGTCTTGATGGATGAAGGCTGGAAAGCTAAGAAAAAGGAAGATGGAACTTGGGATTTAAGAAGTTTTAAAATAGTATTAGGGATAGATATGGCCCGATAAGACAAATTGAAAACTGGATTTGGAAAATTTTTTGTCCAGGCAAAGAGGATTGTGAAAAATTAAACAATTAACATCCTAAAAACCACCCGCCCCTATGTATGCGGTTTTTCGCTCACTGGTCAGCCGCACGGACAACGCCGCCCCGTTTGTACACTTTGCACAAAAGGCTTGATCCCCTCTTGTTAGTCAATGTGCAACTTGCACAAACTTACTAAAAATGCAAAATTTCTCTTGCAATCCCTTTTCCCGTGTGTTATCATCTAACCGTGGACAGGGAAAACCGAACCGGCCAGCGCGCCGCCCGCGTCCATGCGTGGGAAGTCTCCCGCGCGGGTAAGTCGAAAGGTCAGAGTTCGCGCCGTGTACCTTGACAAGTGAATAGGCAATAGACCACCAGACCGCTACACAGGGAAACGCGCCGCGACAATGTTTCATGTGAAACATTCAGCGCGTCAAGTAAAGCGGGATTGTGCCACCTATTGTTTCACATGAAACATTATTTGAAAGGAATTGATACTATGAAAATTACAATTGGAGACTTGCGCGATATGCGCGGTGCTGATATGCCTATTATCTTGCAGGACTGCAAATACGTTCAGGGCTACGCGCAAAAGCCTATTGGCGGGCCGTGGGGCTGGATGGTACACGTCGGAGACTGTGACGCTATGAGGAATAACGACTATATCGCTAATGATAATATGGGCTTTCACTTCCTCTATGGTGGGCTTGACTATGTGGAAGTCGATACAGACAGCGTTACCATTAGCTGTGATGGTATCTTTGTTAGCAAGCCTACCATCTGGATAGAAGAAAGTGACGTGGTAGAAGCGTCTGAACAGAGCAAGTACCTTATCGAAAAGGCGTTAGGTGATGGATTTAACGTCCGCGAATGGAATAATCACAGCGATATAAAGTGGTTCCGCACATTCGATGACGCAAAGTCCTGTTACAACGACCTGAACGGCTGGAATGACTAACAGACCGCGGGACGCCTTGCAGAAAAGGTAAGGCGTCCCGCAAGGGAGAACATAACATGAATGACAAACAATTGCACGACGTCCTTGCTGGCGTTGCTCTAATCCTTACACTTGTTACCACGTTTGTGGTATGCGGACTTATGGAGGCTGTATTATGAGAAAAGCACTTTTGGCAAGTCATAACGGCGTGGAATTTATCGCTATTCGCACGCCACAAGGCAAAACCTTGCGTTACGAAATTTACTGGGATGGACAGTTCATTTCCAGTAGTCGGAATGGCGCATACTTGCGGGAAATATTTGAAGACTTGACACAGGACTAAAGGAGAACATAACATGACAGATATGATGAAAGACAATCTGTGTATCACTTGCGCTAAATGTAAGAGTATTAATAGCGATGGTTATATCAAGTGCCCAGAGTTTCCCACCTACGCAGAAGCTAAAGAGGCAGGTATGACGGTATTCCTGCATTGTTTCTGTACCGAACACAAAGACAGATAAAAGAAGCTGACCTAACGGCATAACGGGGAGAAAGAGAGGAATATTATGTATAACAAGTATAGAACACAATTTGAGGTCATCCATACTCTGGAAAAAGAAATCGGTATTCCTAAACCTCTTATTGCACAACTCAAATATGACCTGCGACAGCGCATGGAAGCTGACGACGCTCACAACTTCAAGGCTGGCCGCATGGTTAAACAGTATGATGATGGAACTATCATTGTGCTGGTCCCCATTCTGGAAGCATACTTTAACCTTACCGCGGAGGACGTAGCCCGCATTTTTGAGGAAAGATATGAGTTGCGGCCGTCTTATGGTTATGACTGCACCGGTCAGCCCATCACCTGCTGGTATAAACTGGTCAAGCGGCGGGGACTGTGGTACGCATATCACTGCATCGGTGCAGACTGCTAAATAAGAGAAAGAAAACATACGGGCTGGGAAGAATTTGCACTAAAGATTTTCCCAGCCCGCAGACCCGGAAAGGAGTATAAATTATGAAATGGCAAAATCAGTATGGTGACGAATTTGACACTTATGACGAAGCCTATCAAGACGCGGAGGAAATGCTGGACTCAGAGGATATTTTGCGCTGGATTGTTGACAACTATTCCGCAAGCACAATCCTGGAGTGGATGGGTGATAAGGCGTTAGATCCCACCCTGGAATGCATTAACGAATATTTCAATGAAAACTATATGGAGATAGAGGACGATAACAATGAAAGCTAATGGATATACATTTTGCGATGGTGCTTGCGAAAAAGACGTACGTCGCTATGGCGACATCGTTGTGGATGAAATGTACGATACCTGGGATGAACATACCTACCGTTTGCGGGCTATCAGATATGAGAACAAGCTGTACTGGCATAAGATGGTTGACGGTAAACTGATGGAGTTTAGGAGTTTGAGATAAAAATAGGGCCGCTTAACTTAGCTTGGGCGGCCCGCTTTCCACGGCGCGGGCCGAGTTTGTTAAATAATTCACATATATGCCAAAATTTTAACAATCTTAGACTTTGTTATTTTACACAAACTCCATCCCAAAACTTTGTGCATTTTGTCTATTGACTTTAGGTAGATAGTATGTTAGAATGGTATCATCAAAAGAAAGGAGTATTCACTATGGAATATCTCAAGAAAGACAGTGCAAAGGCTAATCATTTGCGGGAGGCATTTGAAGCTGCGTTAAACCGCAACGAAAAACTGGAAGATGTATACACCAATCCCAGTTTCTATAAGCGTAATGCCTGGCTGGGTATAGTTCATTCCTCTCGTGCGGTTGAGGGTAGCCATCCTGTGATTATCTCTCACAATACCTACTCTTTTACCGCGGGCCTTTATTTCCCCGACCCGGAAACAGGGGTATTAAAAGTAAGTATCTTTACTCCCCAGCATGAATACTGTTTTGAGTGGTAAGAAAGGAGAAAATACTATGAAAGCAACTGGAATTATTCGCCGCATTGATGACCTGGGCCGAGTGGTCATTCCTAAGGAAATCCGCCGCACCTGCAATATCCGTGAGGGCGACCCCTTGGAGATTTTCCGCGATGAAGATGGTGCGGTAGCGTTCAAGAAGTACAACCCCAACTATCGGGATGAATTGACTAACACCCTTCGGAGCGCCGCAGATTATTATGATGCCTATGAAGACAATCGAGCCATCGCCGAACAGTTGAGAAAGATTGCTCAGGAAATTGACACTCTTCTCGCTTAAAAACTACGAACCGCCCTTGAGAAATCTTGGGCGGCTCGTCATCTGCGGTGACGAGCCGAATTTTAATTTAACCGCGGGAGTTGTGAAAAATTTCACAATCAAACTTCTGGTCATTTTGCCCAAAAAGTATCCTAAAATCAATTAAATTTTATGTAATTTGCCTATTGATTTTCTTGCCTCTATCTGGTAGAATAAAGACAATCCAAGAGGAAAACAAAAACAATAGAAAGAGGTAAATCACTATGAACGAGAAAATCAAGACCCAACTCCGTGTATATCTTGACCTTAAATTGCGGCTGTGCAAGGCATATATGCAGGGGCAAGACCTCACTGCCGCAAAAACAGTTTGGCAACAGGCCATAGGTGCGGTAGAATTTACTTCCGCAAGCGCATTTGGCATTTATTATGATGAAGATTTCTCCGCAGAAATTGACGCCATGTGGGAAGCGGATTTCAAAGAAGCGTTTGAAAAGACACTATTCCCGGAGGTGGGAGAATGACCCCCCTCCGCATCCGGTTCAGTAATCACGCCCTTAACGAAAGGGCTGACCGCATTGCCTATATTGCTACTACCATTGGATTTGGTGAAGTCATCGCCCGCAAGCTGGTAGTAGACGAACGCGGGAAAGCAATGCGGCTTTTAACTGATACTGGAGTAGTCATTGTGACAGACCCGCATGAAGAATGTATTTTGACTATGTGGATAGCTGACCCCACGCAAGTCAAAGATTTTTACCCGGACGGTGTTCGCAATCAAGCTGTATTACGGCTTGTTAAAAAATATATGGAAAAAGGATACCAAAATGAACAAAACAAACAAAAGAAAGGAAATTAAAATGATTGAAAAGCATATTTATCAGTGTGAAGTTTGCGGCAAGGAATTTGCATTTGAGGACGAGTGCCGCGAGCATGAAATGAAGTGCAAAACCGCAGGACTGGAAAAGTCTGTGGTTATGATGAATAGTCTGAGAAACATCATCCCTCTTGATAACTGGGAAAAGGCTATTGCTAGAGCGTACTTTATATACATTGCAAATCAGGAAGCCGCAGACAAATTAGAAAAACTTTTCGATGAATATAATTACAACTTTCCTGCAAACGATGCACAGGAAGCAGTCCTTTATCCTGCTTTATTTTCTTATCAGGATAACGGAATGTATTGGAAATCTTTGCAAGATGTTGAAAATGAATATAATGAACTTCTTGCCGTCAAGGACGAACTGTGGGACTGCTTGTTCAATAAAAATACTGGTGAATGAAATGCGGCCGCCTTTGGGTAAAAACCTTGGCGGCGCGTTTTCAGACAAAACGCGCCGAGCTTTATTTTATTATATGGGATGCCAAAAAAAATGCTGTAAATTTTGTGCAAATTGACGATTGACAGACTTCCTAAAATCTGTTAGAATGTAGTTACAAAAGAGGTAAATGTATTAAGGAGAAAACAATATGAAACGCTCTATCGCTAATACCTACATTTGCATTGATGCAGAGGGGCAAGCATTTCCCATCATCGCCTGTACGGGTAACGAGGCTCATAATATCGCAAGAAAAACTTTACGGAAAGCCAACATCGTGAGCGTTCGCCGTGTATTCAAGTCCGGAAAGCTGGGCAAGGAAATTCTGAAAATCAAGTGAAAGAAAATATGAACAAACATTAAGGAGGGAAACAAAATGGAAATTATTAAAGCCCCCATCTATGTCAAAGTGACAGAGGAGGAGCGGAAAGCCCTGCACGACGCCTATGACATTCTCAATGAATTGTATGACATCATTGCCGATAATAACTGCGAGTATGTGGGCGATACTTGTGGGAATGGTTATGACAGACAGGAAATTGCCCTTACGGCTAATGTGCTTCAGATGCTTGCCCCTACTGAAAAAGTGGAAATCGGTAAATAAAAGGAGGTAAAACAAATGAACATCATTACTTCAAACATTCAGGTTCAACTCACCCAAGAGGAAAAGGACAAACTCCAAGACGCCCGCGAAGTCATTTCTCACCTGTTTGATTTGATGTACGACTACGAACAAGAATACGCTATTTCCAACATTGGCGAAGAGTATTCTATGAGCCAAGTTCGTGATACCTCAAACCTGCTGGCCGCACTTATCGGGTCTGATAAAATGCAGTTAGAAAATAAATAAAAAAATGTGGAAGAAATCCCGCATTTTTTATTGACAATAACCAGTAGGTGTGCTATAATGAGTACAATGAAACAAGGAGGTAAAAACAATGGAAACTAAAAATGTTTACTACTCTGTCGAATGGTGGGGCGAAACCTCTTGGGGCGAGTGTTTCACTAATGGAAAGCGGTTCGACTATGAGAATGAAGCCTTGTCGTTCATCACAAATGACCTGGCAAATGACCCGCTTGTTCGCGGAGCGACCTTCACCACACACAAAACCATCGTATTTAAGAGAGGAGAATAAAAATGCTCATCATTCTGTTTTTGGCACTCGTCGCTTTCGATTTCCTGTGTACTGCCGGACTGGTTTGGCTGTTTTGCTGGCTTCTCCCTGCTATCGGCATCGCATCCATTGGCTCTTTCGCCATCGTGTTCTCGTGGAAGCTGGTGCTGGTCATTTGGCTCATTGTTGTAATCCTGCACTCCATTTTCCACCGCAACAAGTAAAATTTATAATTGATATAATGGCTATACTGAAACAAGGAGGTATGTATTATGGAATTGAAACAAGCGTATCAGATGGTTTTCAATGACCTGCGCGAATGCCCTATGTTCCAAGGTCACTATGATGCCATCAATGGTAATCCCTACTTTATGCATGGCATCGAGACGGTTATGGAAGTCATCGCCAACCGCGCCTATAATGATGATTTCGCCGAGGAGTTCTCTAATGAATTTTGCGATAATGTGTTAAGGAGTAGAGAAAATGTCTGATTTTCAAAAGCAAACCCTCAAAAGGTATGCACGCAATTTCCTCATTCTGTGTGGTTTTATCCTGTTGGTATATGGTATGATAAAGTTCACATTCGTACTGTATGCAACGGTTGCAATTATGGTACTAACTATCGTAGGCGGGTGCGCGTGGTCTATGATAAGTTCCATTCGCTGGGACTGGCGGTTGCGCGGCAAGTTGACCGAGAGCGAGTATAAAGCATACAAAGTCTGTGATTGGATGTTTGGCTGGCGAGATGATGAATACCTGCCGACGGGAGACCAAATTGTATGGATAGCTGAACACAATGATATTTCTTGTGAAACGCTGTGGAGTATGTTTGAAAAATTGGAAGGAGAAAATCAAAATGGAAAACAAATGTCCTAAGTGTGGAGAAGATAGCTATTACTGTGACGATGGCAGTATAGAACAAGACGGTGATACCCTTTGGATAGACCGTTGGTGTAGATGTTGCTCTTGCGGACAGCGCTGGAAGTATACAGAAAGATTTACTCTTGATATCGCATGGATTGAAACAGAGGAAGAAGAAGACTAACTAAGTCGCCCAGCAAACAAGCTGGGCGGCTCTTTGTGGGCGCAAAGAGCCGAGTTTCTATTTATCGCACAAAACCACCAAAAATTTCTCTAAAATTTTGTGCATTTTGACTATGGACAAATCTCCTAAAATTTGGTACAATACAGATACAGTAAAGGAAAGGAGTACATAAAAATGTTTAATCTCTCTGTTATCCCCGCGGTTTATCTGGACATGGATGGCACAATCGCTAACTTTTACGGCGTTCCGGGCTGGCTTGAGTACCTGCAAGCAGAAGATACCACCCCATATGAGGTAGCCGCCCCGCTGGTCAATTTCTCTTTGCTTGCAAGATATTTGCATAAATTGCAAGCTTGCGGCGTAGCTGTCGGTATTGTGAGCTGGACTTCCAAGAGCGGAAGTGAGGACTTTCATAAGCAGGTGGTAGACGCAAAGATGGAGTATCTGCGGCGGCATTTACCAAGTGTAAAGTGGGACGAGATTTATATTGTCCCCTATGGCACACCCAAGTATGAGGTAGTCAAAAATCCCAATGGCGTGTTGTTCGATGATGAAAGCCGCAATCGTACTGACTGGCGTGGGGTCGCGTTTGGAGAAGATAACCTCATTGAGATTTTGAAAATCCTGTTGAAAGCGCGGGAGGTCTAACCTCCCCGCATGGGAAAGGAGAGCAAAAACATGAACCCAAAAAACATTCGCCAAGAACTCTGTGAGCAATACGGCTATACCGATCCCTATAAAGTATGTTGCTATAATTGTAAATACTGGGGTGACAATCGCGGCAAGGTGCTGGACTCTCAGTATACAAACCGATGCACTAAGAGAGAAAAGGACTGGTGGACAAGTCAGTATTGCCGTGGCTTCGTTCCGAAAGAAAAGGAGTAAACTATGATTTTCATTGCTATTGTTTGCATTATTGCCGCATTACTGTATTGTATCGCCGCCGCAATCGTAGGATGGAAGACATGGTGCGATACCCGCGACTGGCATTTTCTTGCTGGCACTTGTCTCTATGTTATCGCCGCAATTTTGCTTACAATCTGGCTTCTGGGGAACTGTGCCTAACAGTTCCACCCCACGGACGAGACACTCCTTTCTTTTGTCAATGAGTCGCCCTTCTTTTTGGGCGGCTCATTGGCGACGCAATGAGCCGAATTTTTAATTTCTGTGTACTAACCGTTAAATTTTTCACAAACAAACTGCACAAATTCGCACCCTGCAATCTCCTAAAATTTATGCAATTTGCCACTTGCATTTTCCTGTGTTATCTGGTATACTCTTATCAAGAGGTGAGGATAAGACCCACCGCAAAACAAGAGAAAGGAATTGATAAAATGGCAATCGACAAACGGCGGCATTATATTTTAATGCTTGACACCGAAACTGCCAACACCATTCCCACAGAAACAGGACTTGATATGTCTAATGTTTTGGTCTATGATATAGGCTGGGCGGTGATTGACAAGTCCGGAAATGTATACGAGTGTGCCAGCTTCGTCAATCGTGACGTATTCGTATATGAGCGTGACCTTATGCAGAGCGCATATTATGCAAGCAAAATCCCCATGTATATTGAGGACTTGCGGCAAGGCTACCGCACCATGGCAGACTTGCGCGAAATCCGAGCGGCTATGCTGGATACCATGGAACGATACAATATCAAGACGGTATGCGCGCATAATGCCCGCTTTGACCTTAACGCCTGCAACGGTACACAGCGATACTGCACAAAATCAAAGTGGCGATACTGGTTCCCCTATGGGACGGAAATCTGGGATACATTAAAGATGGCTTCAGATGTAATTATCCCTATGCCAACATATCGCAAGTTCTGCGAGGAAAACGGTTACAAAACCAAAAATGGACAGTACCGCAAGACCGCAGAAATCCTATATCAGTTTATCAGCGGGAACCATGACTTTGAAGAAGAACACACCGGACTTGCGGACGTGATGATTGAAAAGGAAATTCTTGCCTATTGCTTCCGACAGAAAAAGCCCATGCGGAAACTGCTGTTTGAGAATAGCAAAGAATTTCCTGTTCCTACGGAGTTGCAAAAGCAAATTATGAACGTGGTCAGAAATGACCCTATGCGGTGAGGGGCGAAAGCCCCTCCGCAGGAAAAGGAGGAATAACCATGAAAGTTAATTTGCACGTTCCCAAAGTTGAGATTGTTCCGATAGAGGTCCCGGACGAGATGTTGACAAATATCATTTTTGACAACTGTAAGGCAAACTGGGATAAGCGACCGCAGACCGCAGTTGCTCCGGGCAGGGATGATTACACAGCTTTGGAAAACTACATTGGCGAACACTATGGCTATGCCTTTGTGGAAGATTTTGAGTATGCGGCGGTTGAAACCGCAGATGGAGAGGAAATCCCTGTTCTTGAATACTAAGGAAAAGCTGTCCAAGAAAACTTGGGCGGCTCCTTGTGGGGCGCAAGGAGCCGCGGTTTATTTTTTTACCCACGATCCGTTAAATTTTTCACAAGCAACTTGCACAAAAATTTGTGTACTATTCTCCTAAAATTAGTGCAGTTTGACACTTGCATTTTCCCTGCCCGTATGGTAAAATCTAATCAAGAAGTGAGGGAGAGAACAAAGCCCACCGCCTCTTGTGTACCTTAAAAAATTTCATATTTTCTTGAAAAACCTCTTGACAAATTCAAGAAAATATGTTAGTGTATAGATGTTCCTAAAGGACAACAAAAATCAAGTGTGCGACACTATAACCGCAGAAAGGAATTGATACTATGGCTACCAAGAATTTTAACCGCGACTTTTTCAACGCTATCCTGTCCAACGTTGACATTATGACCCTGCCCAGTGGCATGACCGCCGGTGAGATGCGGGAGTGGGCTACCCATCAGATTGACCTGCTGAACCGCAAGAACGTCAATAAGAAGCCCACCGCCACGCAGGAAGCCGCCGCCGTCTCCATGGAGAATGTGCAGGTATTTCTGGAAGCACATAAGGGCGAGTGTTTCACCTGCTCTGACCTTATGACCGAGGGTCTGTTCCCTGCTGATAAGCAGAGCCAGTACGCCAGCCGCATTTGCAATAACCTTGTGAATGAGGGCAACGCAGAAAAGGGTACGCTCAAGGGTAAGACTGTATTCATGGCCGTGGGTACGTTTGATACCATCGAGGGTATCAAGCCCTACAAGGTGAGCAAGTAACCCCGCCGGGGCGGGGAAACCCGCCCCATTTCCCAAACAATAGAAAGGGTGATTGCATGACCACCAACGAACGTATTGCATTTCTTATGAAAAAGCTGGATTGTACCGAGGAAGAAGCTAAAGACGTAATCCGGTGCGACCGCATTATAGACGCAGGTGGCGACCCATTCCCGCAGAGTAAGGAACAGGCCGCCGCAAGTAAGAAATATCGCGGAGTAGGTACGAAAAAGCCCACGGTGTACAATCTGGAAACAAGAGAAAAGAAGCAGAACGCAAACAAGCGGGAACTCATGGAAGTATTGCGGCGGGCGGTATGCGGGTATGATAATTTTGAAGTTGTCAATCCTGAACGTCAAGTCAGATTTGACTACGGTGGCAAGACCTATGAGGTAACACTGACGGAAAAGCGGGCAAAAAAGGGGTAACTTACGTTGCCCCGTCCCCCGCTGGGAGAAGCAAGTGGAAAAAGAATTTCTCTATGTAGGGCACTACATTGATACGAACGGGAATTACATTCTCAAAATAGGTACAACTAATGACTTGCGGCGGCGCGCCACAGAGCATACAAGACACTACCGCAAGGCGAAAGAATATCGTTTACCCGCAACCGCAAATTTTGAGTATGACTTTTCCGTGCGACTGTCTAAATACAACACCTTGCGGTATGAGGACAGAAACCGCAGGGAGTGGCAAGAAAGCGGTGTGGGCGAGTTTGTGCGGAATGACCGCTTTAATTGCGGCAACCGCAAGCCCCGCACAGTGAATATCAAAATCAGAAAAGTTTATGAGGTGGAACTATGACGATTGAACATAAAATGGGTATCCCCGCCGCTTATTGTGAAATTGTGGCAGGAGAATGCTTTTGGTATCAAGGAGATTTATACCTCAGAAGCGAAAGTGGAAGCGCCTTTTCTTTGACTTCCGGTAAGCTGTATGAAATCAATAATGGTGCCACCCCCGTTTTCCGGGTTAACGCAAAAATTGTTATCGAGTGAAAAAATGAGCCGCCCTCTTTTGGGCGGCTCGCTTCTGGCGAACCAAGCCGAGTTTCTAGACTAATCTAGGGGTGGGGAATTTTGCGAAAAAATCTAGAAAAACCGTTCGTATTTGACTTTTCCTAAAATTTTTGGTATAATTTTATTAGAAACTAGAGAAAGGAGAAAATTTCTCATGGAATTAGAGCTACTGCGTGCTCTTATTTTGATTGCCAACACTTGTTTCTTGCAAAATTTCTGCGAAGACTGCCCCATGCGTGAACTTTGCGGCAAAATGCCTTGCGAGTGGTGAGCAAAGAGCCGACTCTTACGATTAGAGTCGTTTTTCCGGTCAGTAGCCTACCCTACCAGAAATTTTTACCAGAATGATTAACCTAAATGCTAATCGTAAAGTTGACGCCCTAGGTCGCATTGTTATCCCCTCTAAATTAAGGGATAAATTTGCTATCGAACCGGGCGACAAGGTAGAGTTTTTCTCTACTTATGTAGACGGTGTGATGTATTTATGTATGGCTTGCCCGCACGCCGCGCCTCCTCGTGAGGAAACAGAAAATTAAGAAGATTTTCTTAAAATGAACAAGAGGTGGGTTGGAAATAAAAGTTAACAATGAGACTAACAAAAGAAAGAAAATTGCTTATGTAATTTCCTCGTTTGCTTAAAGAGAGACTTTAAGAAAACTAAACGGGCCGTTTGCGTAGGCAAACCCCGAATTTTCTTCTCCAACCCACCATAGCGAAAAATTTCCTGGACATAACGACCTTGATATTAAACATGCGGCGTCCCATAACGCAACCGCAAATTTCATAGCCTCTGCCTTTACATAACAGCTCTGCCAACCGATCGGTGCCGCATCTCTTAACAAAAATATTCTTTAATGATCTGATGTTCATTTTTCGCATTTCTGGAACTATAGGGCTTAAAAATCAAGAAAAATTGTTTATATATTTTCTTAAGGGAAAGAGAATTTTGAGAACCTGCAGAAGAACCGATCGGTGGTAGATCGGATATTGGACTTTTGAGAAAATTTATGTTATAATAAAATTATAAATAGAAAGGTGGCCGACCCACCGATCGGTGCCGCAAAATTTTTGCTACTTAGGACAAAAGTATTTAATCCACATAGTTGATTTTTCAAATATAGTAGAGAGATAAATGCTCTATGAAAAACAAGCCTCCTTTACTTGGCCGTTCTGAGGCTTGTTTTTTATTTACCCTGTGGTGCCCGCATGTACTATAGAAACAAAACAATTTTACTGTAGAACGGTCAGAATAATTTTAAGAAAGTGAGGAATTTCCTTCATGGAACTCAAAGAGCAAATCAGTAAGATCCTTAGTTTAGGTATGACAAACGCAGTCTTAGCGAGCAACATTGGCATCGCAAGCACTACTTTATCACGATGGTATAAAAATGGTCAAAACCTAAATGAAGAAAGCATGCGCAAGATTCAGAGCTACGTTGATCAAGTGAAGCAACTATTAACAGACTTATAAGTGCTCTTTGAAACGGCCAAGGAAAAAAGAAAGACTATGACACTAACTGGAAAAGAAATTCAAAACATGACTACAACAGAGATGTTTCCAAAAGAAGCTATCGAAGTAGAAGAACAAGAGAAGAAGAATGTGATAACGTTAACCACCCCTTTAGATGATACCATCCGCATGGAGGTTACTGGAATTAACCGATCGGTGTAGACTGATACAAGCAAGTTGTTATGGTAGATCGCGGCGAGTGATTATATTCTATTACCGCAAGAAAGACTCGTATATCTACCCCCTAACATCTATTGGACGTTTTATAAGAAACATCCTAGAGGTAAAGAAATGCTCAAAGGAACTTGCACTAAGCTGTTTATTAATGACTAGTCTTACCGATTTCCTGAGCCTGGGTTTTATTTTTCAAATAAAGTCGCTGATTTAACTATATCTGGAGTCTATGGCATCTATTTAGATGATGAACTCTTGTATGTAGGGTCTTCTTCTGATATGATAACTAGATGGAAGCAACACAATGAAGGTTTCAAGAATGGTAGCAGATTATCTTCTATGTATTCTTTTATTTCAGATTCTGATCGAATTGTCTACAAGACACTGTTAACAAGAGAAGAAATAGAAACTCAAATGGGAATTCAAAATCCTTCTATGTGGTTAATAGAACTGGCTGAGTTTTGTTATATTAATGCCCTACAACCAAAATATAATGTAGCAGGCAAAACTAGCCCCTTCCTCTTCCAAGCAAAACCCCAGCCAGAAGATTTTCCACCTAGCTATTGGGAAGTAGTAAAACGACTACTTCTCTTACCTGAACTTGAAAAGTAAAGAAATGGGCTGTGTGTGAGAATAGTTGTGGTGCTCTAGATTGTACGATCGGGTCACCACAACTTCTCAAATCTCACAAAACATAGCATATTTAATCACATTAATCCTCCCACCCTAATCTACTATAATTCAACTATAACTCAAAGGAGATTCTACTATGAAAAATTCAATCACTGTCTACAGCACTAAGTTAGCAGCTAAACTCTGCCAGCTTGGTTATGTAATAATTAACACAGCTCCTAACCGCAATAATCCTCGCTTTAAAGTCTACTACTTCCTCAATCAGCCTGGTATTCAAGAAGCAATAGATAAGTATAAGAACGCGTGAGGTGCGGCTATGGGTGAAAATAAATTCCTTGCTCCTTCTATTGTTTTAGAAGGATCTAAACATCTCCAAGAAGCCAAAACACGTTGGGTCTATAACCCAGATATACTCTCTTATATAATTAAAAATTCTACCAAAAATCAACTTGCACTAATGCTCTACTACCTTGGTAATTCTGATGGCTGGGTTTGTAGTGATTTAGGCGCAAGAACTGGTATTACTGATAAAGGTAATCTCTCTCGTACTAGAAAAGAATTAGAAAATAAAGGCTGGATTACCTATTCCCCTACGGATAAAACCATTACTGTTCACCTTGATACCCTTTTTCAAAAAACTACTTCGGCTAAGATTGCGGAGATGGGTCTTTGAGTCGTTCATCCTAGGTTTACTACTTATTGAAAATGAATTCGAGCACCGGAGGTGCGGAGAATGAATTTGAAATAAGTAGTAAACCGGCAGTTCTCTTGTTTCTTATTCTCTTGTTAATAATGTAGTTTTAACAACTCAAAGGTTGTTAAAATAACAATTCAATCTAAAAAGTTGTTAAAACTACAACCTACCCTCGCAGCCTAATTCAATAAAATTGTTATTTTAACAACTCAAGTTGTTAAATTAACAACTGTCCCAATTTTAATAAAGTTGTCAAAATAACAACTCAAGTTGTTAAAACTACAACCTTGCGACAGTCTTTCTCTTTTTAAGTTGTTAAATTAACAACTCTAGTAAGTAGGAAATTTTATTTACGGTAAGTAGGAAATTTTATTAATTTAACTAAATTACTCGATACTTCATACCTTTGCTAGCAACCCATTCTTTTGACATTTCAAATTTTTTATGTTATAATATAATTAACAAAAGTAAGAAAGGAAGTTTAAACCTTATGACTAATTCTAACCTGCGGGAAACCATCCGCGCCGCGTTCCATGACTCCGGACTCTCCTTAGAGGACTTCGACGCCGCAATGGATACTACTCTCAACGAACTCTACGAAGAGGAAAAGAACACTGCTACTTGCGACCTCGACTGTATGTCTCTCCCTTGGGATTCTTTCTTCGACAACATTATCTTCCCTAATATCATCGCACAGATCCCCGAGTGCAGTAATCTTGCGGACCTCTCTCACGACGATGAGCTTTACACCACCCTTCGTTCCGAGACTAAAACCTTCTTTATCTCTATTAGTGAACTCCATTCCCTTCTTTCTAATCCCAACGACAAAAATCTTCTCGACACTTTTTTCTCTACTCTCCTGCGGTGAGCGAAGGTGCTCGCCCAAAAGTCCAATCAATATGTCCTTCTCTGAAATTCGTTCCTGCGTCCTATCTCGCGAGTCCTTCAACCGCAATCCCATTTCCGATGAAGAGTATCTGCGGCAAGCCAGCCTAGCGCGCTCCAATCTAGCTAATCTCTTTCCAGACGGGGTATATGAGACACCAATCTCTATACCCCTCGCCGCAGAAACCTCCTTAGACCATTTCCGCCGCACGCAAGAACGCAATATCTCCTCTCTGCGGCAAATAATGCTTTCCTTAGCCTTTACCAAACTAACCCTCGAATCCGCAGACTGGTTCCACAATCATCTTCACCAGATTCTTTCAGAAGAAACAATCTACAACAACCTAATCCCCGCAGTTGGAACACTTCACTTCAATGACTCCCATACCCTGACCCTAGATGGTCACCGCAAGTTCTTCAAGTTCGCAAATCAATTCCTTACCCTCTGCGGCAATAACACAGTTGACCTTTCACTTGTTGAGGAAATTCGTTTAGCACAATCTCAAGTATCATCAAATCGCATCCTCAAAGGGACTCTCCGCCTTTCCACTCGACCAGAGGATTTTCTCTCCCTCTCAGAAGATACCTCCAATTGGACTTCATGCCTCGCAATGACTTCCCACAGAGGAGATTACCGCGCAGGATGCCTTGAGATGATGACATCTCCATACACCATACTCGCAACAGTAGAAAGCAATAACCGCAAATATTGGAGACAAATAATCCTTCTCACGCCCTACGCGATAGTCGCTTTGCGGGGGTATCCTTATACGGCGCCGCAAGTAACTTCCCAAGTTCTTTCTCTTGTTGCGGCCGCAGCTAAGCGATCTTTAGACTGGGATTACGATCCACAACTCTGTTATTCCAAAGCCTCAGTTTTTGCGGTTTCTGGCGGAACCCTTGCGCTAACTACCAATCGAATGTATAATGACACCTATCTTGGTGGTTATTACCTTATTGGTAAGCCCATTCCTTCTTCCCCCTACGAAATAAACTACTCCGGCCCCGCATATTGTCTTTCATGCGGCGCCCCGTTGGAGCTCTCCATTCCAGACTTTGGGTATGAAAGCGAGGTTCTATGCTCGTCATGCAGCCACCGCAAAATATGTTCGTGTTGTGGAGAGATGAAAGACCTTGATTCTCTTTTGTTTGATAAGTCTCTTGATGATTACATCTGCTTCTATTGCGATGAACTATCCAGAGAAGAGAATCGGCATTGACTTTTCAAAAAAATTTTGATATAATATATACAGAAAGTGAGAGATGACTTCTCACCAATAAATTTGATTAAAAGGAGATTACTACAAATGGAAAAGACTGTTACTAAGCGCGAGGTTCTGGAGGGTCTGATTACTCTGGCTGAGACTGGTGAGTGCACTCTGGCTGCGGAGGACATTAAGACCTTTGCCGAGAAGGAGATTGCCTCTATGGATAAGCGCGCTGCTGCTGACAAGAAGCGCCGTGAGGCTAAGGCTGCGGAGTCCGACGAGATTACCGAGGCCGTGTATGAGGCTCTGACTGATGAGCCTATGTCCGCTGAGGAGATTCTGGATAAGCTGGGCCTGGATATGCCTAAGAGCAAGCTGATCCCCAAGCTGACCAAGCTGGTTAAGGCTGAGCGTGCGGTGAAGTCCAAGAAGCGCTATAAGAACGACGAGGGTAAGTCCTCTGAAAAGACCATGTACGCTCGTGCGTAATTAAAGAACAGGCGGGGTCTTCGGACTCCGCTTTTTCTCTAGAAAGGAGTCACTATGGACTATATTGCCTTCGTGCCTTACCTCACCGACATCCGCAAGGATCATCTCAGAGACGTCAAGGATCATGCGACTTACATCTGCGTTTCCGAGGAAGAGGCCGCAACCGCAATTAACCTATTCGGTCGAGATAAAACTTATATCATTATGTGTTTCCAAGAACCCGACTTTAATAGCATACGAAATCTCGACTTAGATAATTTTATTATCCAAGTTCCCGAAGGCTATTACTCAAATGAATTAGCGAGCTTTCGCTTTATGTTCTTTGAAGCTGCAACCACTTGGGAACAGGCTAATCGCTACGCACGCGAAGGAGTCGTTGCAGTTCGTTTTGAAGCACCACTAACTTTCTCAACAGAAGATTTGCGGCAATGGAAAACTATCTTCACAGATACACTCCTATTCGCCACGGCAGATCCAACCTCCTATTTTCTTTCCTCTTGGTTCGTGCGGCCAGAGGATGCCTGCCGGTATGAGGGTATCTTTGATGCATTGTGCGTAAATCCCTTCAACCTACAGTATTATGCACACTCTTCTTTCTGCGGACCTCTCAAGTCTCTGCTCCCTTCCCTTCAAGCTGCAGAGTCTGTTACCAACCAACTTCTTCCTCTTGATTTTGCAGCAAAGCGTTTAAACTGTAATCAAGTGTGTGAAAATCCTTCTTATAACTGCACTTACTGCGATCGCATTAAAAATATTGTTAAACTAATAGAAAGGATGAAAAAAAATGGCTAAAGGAGCCGAAAGTAAATCCCTCGTAACTAAGAAAATTCTCGAAATCTTCCCAAACGCTTTTCTTTACAATAATGATAAAGAAATTCGTATTCCTCTAACAGAACAAGGGGAAACAATAGAAATCAAAGTTGTTCTGTCTTGCGCGAAAACTCCTGTGCGGGAAGCCGCTGCCCTAGACTGGTCTGGGAGCTCTTCTACTGCGCCTGCGACAGAGCTTGTTCCTGCCCCTAGTGAAGTAGCCCCGCCGCAAATCAGTGAAGAGGACCGCCGCAAAGTTCAGGAATTAATGGCGAAACTTGGCTTATAATACTTTCAAGGGTGACTTCCTCACCCTTGTTTTTTTTATATTTTTATGTTATAATAATTATAGAAAATGAAAGAGAGGATAATTTTTAATGAAGGAAGTTTTTGTGAGCTATACTGTTCTTGACACTGTTGAAGTTCCCGATGACTGGACTGACGAAAAAGTTGAGGAGTTGCTTCAAGACAATGCTCCTATTGGTTACAATGATTTGGAATGGGAATATGTAAAAGATCGTTAATTATTAATTAAAAGGAATTGATAAATATGTTGACTATTAACAAAACCTACTGTATCAGCTCTGATGACAAGATGACCGCTGTTATTTATCTCAATAAGGAGAATGGCTCTTATAATCTCTCTGTTAGCGATATTGCCGGAGAAGTGGTTGAAGTTCGACTCGACGAGATTTTGGCTAGTGAGCTCTTTACTGCACTAAAAGAACTTGGAAATTTTATGTGATTATAAAATAAAAGAAAGGTAATTTCTATGAAATATATCTACACTATGACCACTCAGGATGGCACTCAGGTTAATCTAACTATGAGTGATCTTACTTTTGTTCATAACCTTTATCGCTTCTTTGCTACTTGTGAGTATATTCAGGACAATTATCCTAGTCTCACTGACGAGCAACTTGATATTGTCACTGAACGCACTCTCGCCATTGAGGATAATTATGGCTACAATGAAGATGATGCCATTGAGCAGGCTATTAAAGAGGAGGAACTCGCATGAGATTTGTAATTTACGCTTATGAAAGCACCTATGGCGGTTTGCATGGTATCTATGACATTTGCGTCACTGAGATAAACTCTCTTGACGAAGCTGATAGCATCGGCGAAGCCATGGCATATGAGGTAATTGACACTTATTCTCACTTATTTGCGAATGATGATGTCTATGACTATGACGAAGACGATGATTGTGAAGTCACCTCTCCTGAATGGGAATATGCGCGTATCCTTCCTAAGTGGGATAACATTCCTACTGCGGAACTTAATGTGGAAGCCGCAGAATTAGGTTATGAAGAGTTTATTAACAAATACTGTAAAATTGAAGGTATGGATACACTTATTGCGGCGCTCGATGTCTTGCAGCAGGTAGATGGTGTTGGTCATACTACAGTAGGTAAATACACTATTGACACTTGTTTTGAAGGCGAGAACTATGAAACTGCAATCTGAATTGATCCCAGCCGCATGGCAATTCCTGCGGTTTACCCTAACCGCGCAGCCGCAGAGCAAGGGCATAAATTCTGGTGTATCGCAGCTGCGTTAGCGCCAACACAAGTATGGGACGCCGCAACCAAGACTTATATTACTCTTTGACATTTGTTAAAATTTTTGATATAATATAAATATAGAAAGAGAGGTAGCTCATGGAATTTTATCAACTCTGGATGGAAGGCAGCACTCATTACTATCGCAACCTCAATAATGCACTTCGCATGGGTGAACTTATTTTGCGGGAGATGTTCACTGACGATGCAGAACAAGAGGAAGTAATTGACTATTGGTGGGATCGCTGGGAAGCATATGAGGGTGACCGCAAGATTATGTGTATTACCAAAGAAATGATGGAGGATTAACATGAAAACGCTTGTACTCAAATACGACTATGGTTATGATGTTTTTGCATTTGATGAAGCAAGAGAAGAAATCATGACTTATCCAAATCTCACAATCTTCCTAAATAAAATGTGCGGTCAGCATTTTGAAAACTATGAGGTACGTACACTATATGGATGTGATCTCATGGCTGAAGATAAAGAGTATGATGCTTATTATAGACTACGAGGTATCATCCCCGACGAGACACCGCAAGCATTTGAAGATTTGCTCACTTGCTACAACAGTGACTTTGCATATGATGGAGTGGAGGTAGACTGATGAAAATTTATGCTATTTATTATGTTGACGACGGAGATCGTGATTACTTTATGCGGCGAGCTGATGCGCTGAATTGCGGTGTGGAATATATCCGTCAGATTTGCGAAGAAGAGAATTGGGACCCGCAGGAAACTGAATCTCTTGTTGACGAGTTTCTGCGCGAGGAATGGGTTGCAGACATTTGCGCTCTTAATGTAATTGAAGTAAAGGAGTAAACCATGAATACTTATTATCTTATTATCAATGTTATCGAAGATAATACTCGTGAAACCTATCGGCTGTTTCTTTCTGCGGCCTCTTATTGTGATGCCATAAATAAAGCTATGGAGCAGCTTTTTGACGAGGACTCTCAGGCAATTGAGAGTATCACTGTAACTGAGTTCTATGAGACGGATGTGTTCGTCAGTAAGTCAACCGCTGATCGCATCATTGCAGATCTTAACGATTATCCTGTAGTAGAAAAGGAGACACTGTAATGGATAACCTGTTTTTGGGATATGCACAGGAGCAAGAGGAAAGAGAAGAAGTTATCCGCAAGATGATGCAGGCCTATCGTGATGGTACAGCGTGTCGGTTCTCTACGGTCAATTATTTCTCTGCGCGAGATATTGAGGAAATGAAGAAGGAGGCAATGCGACGTGTTGACAGAGAAGGCTTTTAAAGATTTCTTGCGGCGACTGTGTTGCTGCGTGGTAGCATTTCTCCTCGTCGGTGTACTGGGGAAAGTTGTAATTACGTTACAGCATCCTTCTACACATCTTTTCTTTCCTGCGGACAGGGAGAGGTTTATCGAAGTAGACAGGGGAACAGCTTGCGGGCACCGATCGGTGGTTGCCGCAGATAGAGAAACTGACGTATTGTATCTATTTACAGAGAACGGCATTTCACCCTTATTTCAAAGCGATGGGGAATTAATGATATATGATGAAGGATGAGCGGGAGTCTAAACGCTCGCTCTTTTTGCATTTTTGGAAAAATTATGTTATAATATAATTAAGATAAAAGTAAAGAGAAAAACATGAAAATTCTTGTTGACGAAATGCCTACTAAGGTAGAGGATTGTCCTTGGTCTAGTCCTATTAAAGACCCTTGGAAAGACCGTACATTTTGGTTTTGTGATTGGAGTTTAAGTAAGTCCACTGAAACTTGTCCTATGGTAAATGGCGGTGAGTGTCCCTATTTTAAGCAGGATGATTTTAATCGTATCGTCGATGCTTTCAATGATGTTCCTGAAGTTTATCAACTTCTTCCATAAATGTAAAGAAAGGAATTAACCTATGACTCAGTTTAAAGATATTCGTGGAAATTGTTGGGCGTTTGTAAGGGCAAACGTCTCACTAATTTATTACACTCCTAAAGACCAAGAGGGAATTAGTCATGTCACTGTGACTACTACGAATGATAATGTCTATTCATTTGATATTGATTTGAATGATGTGTACTCAATTCAGGAGAGTTAAATGGGAGCTGATAACAAAGAAGTAGCCTGGATTCTTCTAGACGAAGACACCAAGCCCATTCGTGTTTCATTTGATAATGAACCAACTTATGTAGTAGAGAATGATACCAATTATACTATGAATGTTCAACCTCCGGCAACATTCTCTGCGATTTTCAAAGCACGCCCATCAAAGATAATTAAAATTTTCTGGGGCACTAAACTCAGATGGTATCAAGCACTATGGCTCGATTTAACATTTTATTGGAAGAAAGGAGTAAATTATGTATTCAAACGCTAAACTTGAAGCTATACATGGTGGTATTCCCGAGACTACTCACGTAGATAAACTAATCACTATGCTAGAAAAAACGGATATTCCCTTTACAGTAACTTCAAGTCATGGACGCCCGCAGGTTTGGTATCCTGATGACAAGCATCCAGTTTGTGATGCAATTTGTCACTGGGGTAGTTATGGCCATCAGACTGGTCTTATTGAAATTATGGGGCTTACTCACAACAATGATAGCGTAGAAGGTTATCTCAATGCAGACGAAGTTTTTGCTCGCATTAAAGAACATTGGGAGGCAAACAAGTGAAAAGAACTTGCGGAGATTGCGGCTTCTATAAAGAAAAGATATGCGGCGTTGCTATCCAGAACGGATTTCCAGAGTCACATGATATTTGTAAGTTCTTTTCTGCTATAGCCTGGAAATGTGAGATATGCGGCCAGCCTACCCCGTCGCCGCAGAACCTTATATGGGACGCTACGACGAAGCGGTTAGTTTGTCCTAATTGCTACATGACGCTTCCTATTGTTTCAGAGGAGGAACAAAATGACAACTGAGCAATTTTTTAAATATGCGGTAGAAATGTGTCAAAAGTGTAGCGACAATGGATGTGAGAACTGTGAAGCCTTACCTGGAGGACCTTCATGTTGGCACTCTACTAATCCTGATTTTTCTCAAGTTAAACAAGTAATACAGAATTGGGCTAATCGTAACCATCCTACTCGAAAGAGCGCCCTTTTGTTGTTATTTCCTAATATATCATGTAATAAAAATGGATGCCCTAGTATTAATGCTTGTACAATTGAGCCATCTTTGAAAGATATTAAATGCGATCAGTATGAAACTTGCGGTGATTGTAACAAAGATTTCTGGCTTATGCCACTTAATTGACAAAAATAAAAAATTATGATATAATATTTATAAAGAAAGGAGATGTGAGGCTACTTGGTTATATGGACGCCCGAAGAGTGGGGCAGAGAGTTGGACGAATTTGCTGCTGCGGCTCGTGAGAAAAAATTTAATAAAATCCTATACAATGATTGGAAAATGATGTGGAGCTGGAGAAATCTTCCAAGCGCAACAGATATTTATTTGAAAAATCGTTGCGGCAAAAACGGTGGCATTATGATTTCTCCGTATGGAGAACTTGAGTATATTCTTTGTGCGGAAGATGAGGCAAGCTGGTCGTTTATAAAGTATCTACAATCTAAGTATTTCACTATACTCGGATTTGCTGAACATTCTACCCCATATCCAATAACTAATCTTGTTCAGCCTCACTTGACAACCGATATGCCCTATACAGTAAATTATGCACCAAGTCCATATTCTGCGATAGCTACCAGTGATGTTATATCAAATTCTAACCTTGCGACAATTACATATGATCCCAATGCGGTGCTCGTACCTGGAACCTATCAGACAGTAACAATAGACAATAAAAAGGAGAAAAAGAATATGAATTTCTTTAAGAATTTTGAGTTTGGCCCCGTGAAGAATGATACTGTGCGGCTGTCCCCCTATGGCCTTGCGGTTAAGAATCTTGATGGTAGCTGGGTATCTTACGATGCTGTCAGCGATTCTATCATTGACGTTGATGTGTTCAACTTTGAGGGTAAGAATCTGATTTATAAGATCCCTGCGGCACCGCATACCGTCCGCGCTGGCGACATGATTGTTCATCAGGGCAAGGGAATGTATGTTCTTACCGACGTGTGCGAGGGTGATACTTGCGTCAGTGTGATTGATCCTCGGGCTGGCGAGAGCAAGGAGATCCTGTTCACAAAGTCCCCGTTTGGGTTTACGTTTGTGACTAAGCTAGTCTCTCTGCTGGATATGTCTGGTATTAATGCCAATACCGATAATCCGTTTGGTAACCTGTGGCCTCTGGCCCTGATGGGTGACAAAGACTGTGACGCGGCGACTATGATGGCATTTATGATGATGAATAACAGCGAGGGCTGCAACTTCGATATGTCTAATCCTATGATGATGTATGCTCTTATGAGCGGCGATAATAAAGATATGCTGCTGCCCATGATGCTGATGGCTGGCCGCAAGTAAAAAATTTTTGGACAAAAGAGTTTCAGAGAAATAGGAGATTTTTTAAAGTAAATAGAAATCTCCATTTCTCTGGCTCTTGTTTCCAATTTGATTTTTTCAAAAATTTTTGATATAATATATATATAAAGTTGAGGGACACATGAAGTATTGCCTCCACGTGGCGTGTTCCGGGTAAGTTTGACATAACTATCATGTCAACTTAGCGAAAATACGAGATAAGCAGAGAGCTAGTTGATAGTTGCAACTCTCATTGAATACTGCCTCAAGCCCGAGGCCCGCAAGGATACAACAGCACCCGAGGCGCGCGAATCTCGACTATACAAAATGGGAAGTCGTCGAAAGTATTCACTTATCGCTCATCAGCGTAGCTATTTCCGCCGTTTGCTGAGAGATCGCACGCTTGCGGTTGATCACCGCCAGGGTAGCCTGTCCCTTGGGTTCAAGATGCTTGTGGGGCCTTGAATTTTGAACAGGCAATATGGGTCTGTAATTCAATAGTAGAATAGCGGTCTTTTAAACCGTCTACGTCGGAGCGTAACCGTCCAGACCTACCACACCTCGTATTCTTGGTTTCCGAGAGGAGCGCCGGGCGCAGTAAATCAAGCGAAATTGGGGCTATCGTATAATAGGCTACTGAGAGGCTGCCCATAATTAATTTGCCTTCTTGCTATTGTTTTACCACTTTCAAACGGTGATAACATCTAAGCCGGGTAACAGTAGTAATAGCGTAAGGGCATACGCAGTCAATGACGAGGTAAAGGGCTCAGACGACTAACCAGACATTGACCAAAATAGTAGAATGAGGAGAGGAAAGCCTGTATGCGGCGACGTCATCCAACTCACAGTGATGCAGCGTCAAGTAGTTCTGCTATTTTGAAATTTATACATACGGTGCAGGCATTATATTTGCACGTGTAGCTCAATTGGTAGAGTTCCAGATTTCCAATCTGGCTGTTGCGAGATCGTACCTCGTCACGTGCTCCATATGGAGGGTTAACTTGCACGGCTGCAAGCACGGTCCTGAAAACCGTTGGTGCGGGAGACCGCATGGGGATCGACACCTCAGCCCTTCGCCACTCTAATCTGGCCCTGTGGACGAATTGGTAGAGTTACCGCCCTTTCAAGGCGGAGTTTTGCGGGATCATACCCCGCCAGGGTCACCATTATCTGGCGTATTAGTTCAGAAGAGTAGAACGCCAGCCTGTCACGCTGGAGGCCACGGGTTCAAGTCCCGTATACGTCGCCACCCATCCAGAATCTTGCTTCGTATTGAGGTAATGGGCAATACATAACGTAAGGTTCTTTTTTAGGGCTGACCGCAAGGTCCTGGTCCACCGTTGTTGCATAGATTGGTGCTAGAAATGCTCGTGGGGCTTCTAGCCCTGTGCAGGAACATGACTTTATTACTTATAGTAATGAAGCAGTCAAGGTTTTGAGTAATTGAACCGGATAATCAATGCTAAGTGAGATATATGCAAACAGAGAGAGTGCTAAGCTCACGGGTATTCTAGATGCCTTCTCTCTCCTATTTGCCTCTATAGTTTAATTGGCAAAATAAGGGATTTGTAACCCCTAGTCGCCCGATCGTAACGGGCTAGAGGCTCCAGACAGGCTTAGGTTAAATAAGAAACTCAATGTAAACAAATGGAATAATGCTAAGCATCATTGTATAAACTGCTCATTATATTAAAGTAATAGGTGCTACGAAGCCATTACACATACTCGAAGCCTAGGTTGATAGCTAGATGTTGTGTTGATTGTAATTGGAAGACCACTTGAAGCTGTAGTAAATGGAGTTTGATGAACAGCCTATTATCTTTATAAAGGAGTTTTAATATGGATTGGAAAGATTCTGTGCGTCTTGCACCATCGAATATTGTGAAAAAAGCAATTTATTTCTGTGAACATACAGAATGTAAAAATTGTCCAATTTACATTAATGATATTGAACATCGCACTCGGCACGACAAACAAGATGAACACGTTCCTTGTGTTGATAATTTAATTTTTGAGTTATTTATTAACAAAAGGACATTAAATTAATATGCAGAATAAACTCAGAAGGTCTGAGGCCCGCCTGCTAAGCGGTGCGTACCGCAAGGTATCTGAATCGTGTTCAGTGTTCTGCGCCAGAGAGCAAGTGTGAGAAAGCTCTATATGTATTACTGCTCTATAATCAGACTAATAGACAATGTATCCATGGGTACGTCTAAAAGTAAACATCTCGTAGTTCAGTTCACAGAGAATCTTAAAGAGTGTGAACATAATATGGGTCAGTAGCAAATCGGCAACTGCGGCGGGCTGACTTGAAGAGGTTTTATTTATGATGTTAGAAAGCAACAAAAATAAAGGCCGTTTTGGTTTAGCAATGGCTATCGCATATTTTACAAGTGAAGGCTATACTATTTCAACACCTTTAAATGATACCCAGTGGTATGATTTGATTATAGAAAAAAATGATAAATTTGAAACAGTACAATGTAAGTGTACTGGCTCTCAGAACAACGCCATTAATCTAAAGTCTTGTGGCGGCACAAAAGGGAAAGCTTATGATAATGTCCTTAATCATTCTAGGCTTGATAAATTGTTTTGCGTAGATATAAGTGGTAATATGTACGTGATTCCAATGTCAGAGATTGTGGCGTCTGGAAATACTAAACAAATTACTTTGCGTACTGAACCAACAGCGAATAATCAAGGTTTTCAAACATATAAGTTTCGAGTTCAATTTTCGTTTCAAACCCCATAAATCCGTTTCCTCCGGGAGTAGCTGGATCGACACCAGCCTGACCCACCATATGCGCCGATAGTTTAATTGGCAAAATAGCTGTCTCCAAAACAGCAGTTCTTTGATCGTTGCAAAGTCGGCGTGCCATTTCCCGGCTATTCCGGGATGTAATATAGGAACTGTCTGATGTGTAAGGCATCTAGTGTAGCTAGGACACAATAAACAGCCTAGCTCGTGGTGAGTGGCGCCAATAGCGCATGGGCGCAGACAGAGGTATTTTCATCGCATACCTGCCCTTTCCTTTCTTTTGATTTTTATAAAAATTTATGATATAATATTTATAGAAAGTTAAGAGAGGAGTAAAAACAAGTGGCGGGTAAGTTCTACGAAAAGAAGGAATATCTGTGGGAATACGAATGGCCCTTCGGAGAGCTTTTGCGGGAGTCTCTACCTGCAGGTAGCTATCGCCGCAAGTTTTCTATGACAGGGAATGGCATTTATAATCTTGTTACTCTTGATGACAAATTGTATGATATTTCTCTAAAATCTACAACCAAGCTATTGCCAAACGATGGTAAGAAAGCATTTCGTGATACAACTAAAGATAAATTGATAGACTTATTGAAAGACAAACTCAGCCAGTTAGGTGTTAATTATACGGTCAATAGTGGTAAGTTTATTACCTTCGAGTTGTTTGGTTTTGTAGCAAAGCTGGAAATTGTAAAAAAAGCAACTGAGCCAGCTTGAGAAGCGGTTTGATTTTTCAAAAAATTTATGTTATAATATATTTGTAAGGTTGAGAGAGAGGTTGTTGCTAAGCTCTTTGATGATTAGCCGGTAGTTAAGGTGCGGCAGCCTGCTAAGAGATCTTATAGTCCAGTATAGGCGTGTAGAAGAACTGGCATATTCAGCAGACTTAAAATCTGCCGTCGAAAGACATTGGGGGTCCGACTCCCCCCACGCCTACCACAGCTCGAAAGAGCTTACTGACCTAGATATGTCATTAAACTGTCTCGTCGGACGACATGGCTTGCGGTTAAACTACTATGTGAGATACATAGCTTGTGACTAGGGACGTTAAATAGAGGCAAAGGAAACCGTGATAGGACTGACCGCCCTATGTATATAAATAGCGGTTACGATCTGCGGAGCTGGTGTAAAGGCAGCCACGCTAGACTTAGGATCTAGTGCCCTAGGGCGTACGCGTTCGAATCGCGTGCTCCGCACCATGAGACTAGAGCTCAAAACCTATATGAGAGTAATTCCTCCTTGATAGATACTGTGGAATAACCACGGGGCTTGGTGCACGAAGCCGGTAAAACAGTCTGGAGGTTGAATAGGTCAACTGGATTCTCTCATTTATTTAGCGGAGTAGAGAAGTGGTCATCTCGCCACCCTCATAAGGTGGAAATCGCTGGTTCGAATCCAGCCTCTCGCCACCATAGACTAGATACAGACCTAGTATAAAAAGGTGTCGCGCTGACAGACCGCAAGTTCGCAATGGTCTGTTATTAATTTAATTGAAAGAAAGGAGAAAATTAAAATAGGAACTAAACGCATTTGTGATATTTGTGGTCAACCATTTGAAATTATAGATAAGGGTTGGACTCGTAAATATTGCTATAATTGTTCTCCCCATGAAGATGAAAATATGTCTCATTCTTAGGCAGTATCTATAAAACGTCGAGCAATTAAACATAGATTAATCCAAGAACATGGCGGGAAATGTTTAAAATGTGGATATAATAAATGTGAAAAAGCTTTAGAGTTTCATCATTTAGATCCCATGCAAAAAGATTTCGGTCTTTCTACTAAAAGTTTAAGTAGAGATATAAATGTTTTACGGGAAGAAGCCTCTAAATGTATTGTTTTATGCGCAAATTGCCATGCAGAAGAGCATGATAGATTAATTAAAGAAGGCTATTTACAGTTAGATAATCAATAAATAATATTAAATTAAATATTTGGAAATGTAGCTCAGCTGGCAGAGCAACGAGCCGTTAACTCGTGGGCCGTAGGATCATACCCTACCATTTCCGCCATAAGCACCTATTGGGGTTCCGATGCGTATTTAACGTGTCATCCGTAAGAGATGACGGCTAAAGCGGTTGACCTACAACCGCAAGGAGGAACGAGCTTTATTTCTTAACAAAAGTAGGATAAGTTAAGAACCTAAATCCCTTTGAATGGGTTGACTGGTAATCAACAAGAATTACACAAAGCGGCAACGTGGTGTAGATAGGCCGTACAGTAAGGTGATGAAACTAGTCCTTACACTATGAGTCCTTACCGAGATGATAGATGGATACAGACGGGTGACTGAACATCAAATCCCGCAAATTGATAACCGAGGATGTGGAATGTAGGATGCGGTCCCAAGAACGTTGGGGTGTAGGTTATCTTATTAAACAATAGAAAGGATAGCAATAATGTTTCACGATGTAGACGATCTGATTTTTTCAGCAGAGGAAGATAAGAAGTATCACAGCACTAAGTGATATTTCTTAATCACTGTAATGCGGCCAGTGGTCGACCACTGCAGGTTCCAAGCCCTGAAAAACACAGAGGACGGTGAATGGTAGTAACCAGCTAGGTGCAGCGAGGTTCGAGTCCTCAAGCCATGGCGTTCGACTCGTCTGGCGCAAGGTGCAAAACCTAGCATATGCGCGGGTGTGGTCACAATTTATGTGCGGGTAACCTTGCACTAAATTTCGCTAGTTCGATTCTAGCGCCTCGCTTCATATTGAGGATGTAGTGTAACAGTAACACACGTCGCCTGGGACGACGAGTAGCGGGGCAGCACCGACATCTTCAACCAAAATAATAAATCGCAAAGGAGGGTTATCGCTTGACAATTCAACTCAAGAATTTTCGTTGTCTTGACCAAAACCACTATGGCGAAGATAATGATTGTACTTTGACATCTCTTACTGCGGTGATTGACTTTTATTTTGCACATACTAAATCTGTATCAGAGATTTACGCCACAATTGAGAAGGTTGCCCGCAAGTATGGCTATACTGGCAAAAAGGGTGTTGATCCGTGGTTTATTCGCCGTATTTTTGATGAAGTTGCTCGCAAATATTGCATTGTCCCTACCGCAAAAACAAGTGTAAGGTATCTCAAGAGTGTGGGATTTGGCTATGAAACTATTTGCGGCCAGATTGATAAATGCAATCCAGTTATTATGAATGTTTGGAATGCAGGCAAATATCATAATCACACTATTACAGTAATTGGTTATGATGCTACCAACAAAACTCTACTGGTTTCTGACAACTGGAGCGTGCGGCCGCAGGTCCTGCGGTGGGACGATGTTGGCTTCATTTGTTCCATTAATTACTGGGATTAAGAAAATTTGACATTTTCAAAAATTTATGTTATAATATTTATAGAAAGTGAGGTGGGGTTAGTGGAAAAAGCATATAAATATCGCATTTATCCAAATAAAAAGCAGAAAGAAATAATTGCTAAAACATTTGGTTCATGTAGATTTGTTTATAATAAATATTTAGCGCTGCGTATTGAAAAGTATGAAAAAAATAAAGAAACATTTTCATATGCACAATGTTGTAAAGATATGACACAGCTTAAATCAGAATTGAAATGGTTAAAAGAAGTTGACTCTACAGCCCTCCAATCTTCTCTTAAAGATTTAGACATGGCTTATTAGAAATTCTTTAAGGAGCGCACTGGCTTTCCTAAATTCAAATCTAAGAAAACTCACAAATTTTCATATAAGTCAAAATATGTAAATGGAAATATTCAGTATTGTGGTAAACATATTAAACTTCCGAAGTTAGGTAAGGTAAAGACGAAAAACAAGTTGATACCATCAGGAAGAATCCTTAGCGCCACTGTTTCACAAGAACCCAGTGGAAAATATTATGTTTCACTTTGTTGTACTGATGTTGAAATCCCACAATATGAGAAAACTGGTAGTGTGGTTGGGTTGGATTTAGGAATTAAAGAATTTTGTATCACAAGTAATGGCGAAATGGTAGAAAATCCTAAATATCTCAAGAAGTCATTAGATAAACTTGCAAAATTGCAAAGAGAGCTATCTCGAAAAACAAAAGGTAGTTCAAATCGCGATAAAGCAAGAATTAAAGTGGCAAGGTTACAAGAACATATTGCTAATCAGAGAAAAGATTTTCTACAAAAATTATCTACTGAAATAATTAAAAATAACGATATTGTCTGTATTGAAGATTTACAAGTAAAGAATATGATTAAAAATCATAAACTTGCTCGTAGCATTGCAGATGTATCATGGTCAGAATTTATCAGATAGCTAGAATATAAAGCAAGCTGGTATAGAAGACAAGTTATTAAAGTAGATAAATTTTTTGCTAGTTCTCAAATTTGTAGTATGTGCGGATATGTAAACAAAGAAACAAAAAATCTAAATATTAGAGAATGGGATTGTCCTTGTTGTAATACTCATCACGATAGAGACATTAATGCCGCCATCAATATTCTAAATGAAGGATTGAAAATGTTGTAAATGGCGTGGTAACCATAAACACTAGGGTTGGAATAATCCGAAGTTACGCCTGTGGAGATGGAGGTTACGAAGTCTGAGAAGCAGGAATCTCATGGCTTTAGTTATGAGAGGTTCAAAGAAAGTGAGGGAAGAATACATGGAAATCAATTTTGGTTCTCGTTATCAGGACATTCACAACAATGTTTACAAGTTAGTGGGCGCCGCAAGTTCCTTTGAAAAGAAGAATCCTGTTCTCTTGTTTGCCCCTATCAACGCTGGTACAGTTGGTGATGTATTTTATATTACTAAGGAGGCCGCAGATCAGTCATTCTTCCCTGTTAGTAAATACTTCTAAAAAATTGAGTAGTGAGTAAAGAGCCATTAGGGTTATAGACTTTTTGTACAAACCATTCTAACATGGGCCTGTACAACCCTATGAATGGTGAAGTCATAAGTTGTTTGTCATATGGTGTAAGTGGCAGCCCGCTGGGGATGAACCCTGGAGGTACAGGTTCGAGCCCTGTTATGACGACTAGGTTAACAGCTTATAGGAAAAATCTTAATGAAAAACTTGCTTAGACGGGATTGAGGATAATGCTAATTAAAGTACACCGTCGTTGAGTAGTGGTTGCAAACATTATTCAGAGTAAGTCGTAAAGGTGAGAGACCTTTACCTCAATTCTTTAATATAGAGCACTGGTGTAACGGTAGCACATCGCGCTTTGACCGCGTCAGTAGACATTCGAATTGTCTGTGCTCTGCCATTTCTTAGAAATTCTATTCATTCGCACTTTTAAAACTGCTATCAATGAGTTTATAGTAATGTTCCCCAGCGTTATGAGTTTCAAGATAGCCATTGACCCAAGCAAGTTAAAGCAATAGTCCCCGTTGATCAAGCAGATGCCCATCTAACGGGACTATGGGCGGCGCTGAAGTCTCTGCTTGAGCTATTACTTGACCTTAGCAAGTCATTAAACTACTACGGGAGTTAGTGGAACTTGTGGCGTGCCGATAAATAAAATTCACATTATATCCCTCTTTGGTGTAACGGTAGCAAATAATGTAGAGCGGTTCGACTCCGCGGTGAGGGTCGTCTGGCACGGACGAAGTGCAACTGAGGTTTACAGTATAATATAAACAAATGCTTCTTACGAAAATGCGTGGTGAAAATAGAAGCAAGATAGAATAGTAGCCTATGTGAGTCTATCAAGCAGGTTATCCGGCAACAGAGAGGAGCCTTATGCCTGTGGGTATTCGCGATGCCTTTCCTCTCATATATCCGGCGTAGCGTAATGGTAGCGCTAGACTCTCTAAAAGTCTAGGACTGGGATCGTAACCCAGCGCCGGTGCCAGGTCTAGTTTGGTAGAGTTTCATCCTGACCTTAAAAAATTCTAAACTACCACCTCTCTTTCCAGATTGTTCATTTGATTATGGTTGTTGTATAACTCAGTGCAGACACAATATCATGTGGCTGAGAATCCTCACCTAATCAAGACGCCCCCTGCTTAGTAGCAATGACGGATACGTTATTGCGGCAGTGCTTCCCACTCGTGAGTTTGGGAACAACGAGAAATAAAGCTCTCGCCGGCCGGGAGGATGTACTGGAATTATCGCTATCAAAACTACTGTCTCGTCGCCGTCGCAATAGAAGGCAAGCGTTAAAAGCGTAGCCCGAATCTTGATAAGGTTTAGGTTTGGTACCCTATGCAGACTCAAGAAATACCACCAAGGCGGTTTGTCATGAGGTTGCAGTAATGTAACTATAAGACGAGATCAAGGTACAAGTAGCCCAAGACAATGACATTTAGAAGAAAAGATGCAAAAATCTTTACTAATGTGAATGATGGGTGAACGTTGCGGATAACCACTTCCGCATAGGCAAGTGTACAGCATAAACTGTTACGGCATAAAGTCTAGGGTCGCTCCCGAAAGCTCACTTATGTCGTCCTATTGAGTGAATATGATAGAAGGTAATGACCAGCAACCCGAAGGGGTATGCGACAATCATAATCAAGTGAACAAGAATCCAGTCCTTCAGGGCTGGATTTTTTTTATGCTTTTGGCTGGGTCGGTTTGGGGCGTTTGCCCGCAAATCAAATTGACCCTTAGAAATTTTTAGGACAAAAGTGATTAATCTACATACCACATTTTTTAAAAACAATAGAAGAATGAAAATCAAGAAAGGAGGATACAAAATATGGCTTATACGGCTATTTATGCAAATGGCTCTACATTTAATATGGTGAAAAAGTTCGTTATTGACTCGTTCAATGAAATTTATGAAATTGATACAAGTCAACTCTCACCAGGAAGTACAGCATTTGATATTAGCTCTAGTAAAACATATATGTTAAATAATAAAAAACAGTGGATTGAAGTTTAGATCGGTAGTTCTGGTGGTGGCACCGATTATGATGGTGGAACTCCAGGAACTTCTGGTGGAGATATTATTTATGATGGAGGTGGCGTATAATGGCTACCGTTTATAAAACCACTTTTAAACTGCGGCGAGGCACTATGGCGGAGTGGGATGCTAAAAATCCCATTTTAAGTGATGGCGAACCTGGATTCGCGATTGACAAAAACATCTTGCGAATTGGTGATGGTGTCACCGCATGGAAAGACCTTAAAGATATTAATGGTAGTGATTCTGCTGTTCTAGAAGTGTTGAAAATTTATGATGATGAAAATATCTCTACTATAGTAAATGGTCAAACTTATAATACTCCAAGTGAAGCAATTGCCGCAGCCAATCCAGGCGATGAAGTAGTGGTCCAAAATAGTTTGGGCAATGAAACTGTTTCCGTTGATAAAGAGATTACTATTAATCTGAGTAATACGATCACAATGAACAATAACGCTTCTCCTATGACAATTGCGGCGAGCGGTAAAGCTACCCTTAAGAACGGCGGCCTGGAATGCAATAAAAATAGTGAACCAGCTCTAACCGTAAATGGAGAAGCCATTCTTGACAACTGTAACCTCAGCCGCACCGTTGATGAAAAAGGTAATACCTATTATACTGGTGTCAATCATGGTAAGATGACTATTAATAGTGGTATATTTAGTGCCCCTGGTGTTATTTCTTCTATGATTGAAAACGGATACCAGAATTATAATTCAGATAGTGAAAAAACCGGATATGTGGCTGGCCGCAATCAACAGTATCCTGAACTCATTGTAAATGGTGGTTCATTCTTCAATAGCTTTTATATCATCAAGAACGATGATGGTGGTAAACTTACTATCAATAATGGTGAGTTCTGCGGAACCATCCTACACAATGGTATTGAAATGATTATCAATGATGGTCATTTTACCACAATAGATGGTTACTATCCGCTGAGTATCCGTAACCTCAACGATGACTTGAACCCTGCCCGCACGATTATTAATGGCGGCACGTTTGATGGTAATTGCAAGACTATTATCAAAAATAGTGGCGAAAAACCTCTCGACATTCAAGTCAAGGGGGGTAAATTTATTCTTGCTCTTGATGAGCAATATATCGCAGAAGGCTATGAGCAAAAGTTTGCTGATGGTTGGTATGTAGTAACTAAGAAAGGAGAATAACAATGAGTTTTAATGTGGTTTATGCGACTAAGGATAAAATCCAAAATAAAATTGCTCAAGGTGTTATTCTTCCTGAGAGCTTAATTATTACTAATGAACAGCCAGATAATGCAGAAGTTTTTTACTATGATGAAAAAGGTAAATTAAAACAACTAATCAAACGCACAAAGTTTGATAGTGAGATGGAAGCAAGAGTCTGGATTGCTAAGTATGATTATAATGGTGAGAATATTTCCATTAAAGATACCAACGGTAATTGGATTAGCTATACAGTTTCCAGTGATGGACAACTTGCTCCTGTTTCCCAGGAAGATTTAATTCTTACTGGTTATTATCTTAATGAAAATTTCTATACAGACAGCACTTATACGACTCTTCTAGAAAAGAATATTAAGTGCTTATACATCGACAAAAACTCAAACAACGGTTACACTTGGACGGGTGAAAAATATGCGGCGCTGACTGCCGAGGCTACGGCTGAGCTTGCTGGCACAATGAAGCTATATCAGGCGCACGGTGAAAATACAGATGGCGCGATGAGCCAGAAAGTTGTAACCGAAGGTGTTAATTCTATTGCTCTAACACTGGATAACACCGATGAAGAGTGTTTAGTCCTAGATTTGCCCTGGGATTAACATATAAAATCTAATTTATAAAGGAGATTTTTAATTATGGCTGATATTTCCAAGATTAAACTTGCTAATGGCACTACTGTAACTCTTAAGGACGCTCAGGGTCGTGCTGATATTACTACACTGCTTGGTGGCCACGCCCTTAATGCTCTTGGCGCTGCCGCGTGGAAAGCTGTTGCCGCCAACATTTCCGGTGAGGGTCTTGTTGACGCTTCCGTCGTCAAGGCGTATGTTGATTCTCAGGTTGGCCAGATTCATAACTTTGACGTTGTGATCGATGCGGCCGGCACTGGCGCTGGTCCTTCTGTGGCTGCTTCCGCAGACACCATGTATAAGATCTATATGGTTCCTTCTGATGATGCCGCTGCTGGTTCTTATGTTGAGTATATCACCATTCGCTCTGGCGAAGAGGGTGCCTATACCTATGCTTGGGAAGCCATTGGCAACACTAAGATGAACCTGAGTGGTTATGTGTCCACTAGCACTACAATTGCTACCATTACGCTGGACCACAACATCACCACCGAGGAGCTGAAAACGGCTCTGGGTCTTGGCGCTATGGCTTATGCCGATAAGGCTTCTGGTTCTACCACTCTACAGACTGTTGATAGCATCACCATGAATCCTGTTACTCTTGCCGGTAACGCCGCTGTGACTACTAAGGCTGCTGATGCTACTCTAACCAAGGGTGATTTCACTCCTGCTGGTACTGTGAGTGCTCCTACGGTTACTCTGACCTCTACTGAGAAGACCTTCGCTACTGGCCTGACTGGTGGTAAGGCTGCTTCCTTTACCGAGGGTGCCTTTACTCCTGCGGCCTTCCAGGATGGCTTCTATACCGCTGGCGCTGCTGCTACTTGGACTGGTGCAGAGTACACCGCTCCTTCCATGGGCAAGGCTACTACTGGGAAGTTTGCTTCTGAGGGAGTTGTGGCTACGGTTGGCACTGGTGAGGATGCTGAGACCCTTATCTTCTCCGCTGCTGGTACTGCTGATGCAGTGACTGCTCAAGGTACCTTTAATGCTGGTACTGTTAACTTTGGTACTTTCGATGGCGGCAGTGCTACTGTTATTGATACCACTAAGTTCTCTGGCGGTTCTAAGGCTAAAGATACCTTTTCTGCCAACGTTCTGCAGACTGTTGAGACTGATACCGTTAATGATGTGACTGCGGCGACCGCTACCGCTCCTGCCTTCACTGGCACTCTGGTCAAGGGCGCTCTAGTTACTGGCGTGTCCTATGAAAAGGCTGATGCCACTGCTGCCTTCAGTGTGGATGTTACTCCTGAGACCAAAGAGATTAAGAAGACTGCTAAGACCATTGAGATTGAGGTCTTTCCTGTCGCCAAAGTCTAATAAATGTCTGAAATATCCAAAATTGAATTTCCTGATGGTAGCTTATACGATCTAAAAGACGAAGAGCTCCGTCATATGATTGAAGTACTACTAGGAAAACAAGAGAACGGATGATGCGGAGGTGGGTGGCTGCGGCTGCCCACCTTTTTTGTTAGTGATAGCTAGACTAACAAAATAATGTTTAAAAAGGAGGATATTCAATGGCGAACAAAATTACTAAATTCAAATTAGCGAATAATCAGACCTATAACGTTAATGATGGTTCCGCCGTTCATTTTGATGCTTCTCAAAGTTTATCCGCTGCTCAAAAATCACAGGCTAGAACTAATATTGGCGCAGGTACTAGTTCTTTTAGCGGAAACTATGATGATTTAAATAATAAGCCCACTATTCCTAGCAAAACTAGTCAAATTACTAATGATAGTAATTTTGCTACTACAGATTATGTTGACAATAAAACCGCAGGCCTTACTGGTGCAATGCACTTTAGGGGTACTGTAACTGCATTACCTGTTACTACGGATTATGCGGCTGGTGATGTTGTTATTTTTGGTTCTAAAGAATATGTTTGTGATAAGGATAATAACAAATGGGTTGAATTAGGCGATGAAGGAAGTCATGTACTAAACACTCAAAAAATTAATGGTCATGCTCTGACGGGCGATATTATCCTAAATGCGGCTGATGTTGGAGCAGCGACGACTGCGGATGCGGCGGCTGCAACTTCTAAATATTATTCTGCTACTCTCACTCCCGCAGGTTGGTCCGCAAGCGGAAGTGTATTTAAAAATACCTATTCTAACACTAAACTGCGAGCATCGGTTAGTCCCATCGTATCTTGCACAGAAAATGCGGCAGAGTATGCCTATATTACTGACGCAGAGGCGACCGCAAGCACAGGAATTGTATTTACTGCGAGTAAGAAACCTACGGCTAACGTGATTCTTACTATTGTTGACGTGGGGTAAAGGAGGAATTTTAATGGCAAACACTTATTTATCAAAAGATGGAAAATATTTTACTTTAAATGGTAAATTACTACAATACCCACCTGCTCCTCTAGTCGCTAAAGGAGATTTAATTAAATTAGATTTAGATGGTAATGGTGATAAATAGTATCGAGTACTGGGAATAAATGGTAATGTAGCTAAATTGCTTGGTATGAGTGATATTTCTACATCACAAAAATATAATGCTACAAGTAAAACAGGCACATTCACTAATGGCACTATAGGTCAATCATACGTTGGAAGTGATTTAGATACTTATTTAAATACGACTTGGTATAATACTTTAACTTCTACTGTAAAAGCCGCAATAGTACCCGAATCCCGCACACAGTATATGTATCAATATTATGATAAGCCTAATACTCCAAATACTCCTACATATACTTACCAGTATCAGTATAATTGGTCTGATTCAGATTATGAAAATGTAAACTTAACCGATAGTATTTTGATAGGTAATCGAAATATCTTTGCTCTTGATTTAAAAGACATATTTGATTACTTTGGCAAAGTTTGTATTACAAGTAATGAACTAATGGAGCTATGGACTAATCAGACAAGCGCAGTAACTGGTAAGTATTGGTGGTTAAGCTCTGCGCTTGTTGATTTCCCTGGCTACGCTTGGTTCGTGGGTGGTGATCTCGGCTTCTTGTTCGGCGTCGGCGTTGGCGGTGATTTCGCGGTGCGTCCCGCTTTCAATCTTGATTTAAGTAAGATTAATTTTACTAAAGTTTAAGGAATGAAGCCGTAAGGGCGCCATCAGCGCCCCACGGCGAAATTCCGTGAGGAATAGGAGAAATAAAATTTTATGGCAAAATTTAATATTTTAAATAAAGCTGAAAAAGTAGTTAGCTATGTTTTTACAATTACAGAAAAATCTCCTAAGCATACAAGAGGAGATATGGTTCCTACTTTTCGTAACGAAAGTTTAGATATGATAAGAAACATTGTTCATGCTAATTCATATCAAGTAGGTAAATCTGTAGATGGTCAACAATTAACTCAAAGAAAATGGTTTTAGGAGTAGGCTTTATTAAATTTAACGATGTTAGATGTTTATGCGGAAATATGCTTTGAACATAATCATTATATCACATTTAACTAGTTTGATTATTTGACTACTTTAACTCAAGAATTACGATTGATGATTGAACGTTGGATTCAATCAGATAAAAGTAGATGTTAGTAAGTAGTTTTAAATAATAGGTACATGGCTTTTTCGCTCTGCGAATGTTGATAACCCTGACAACGCTTGGAACGTGAATGGTGATAACGGCAACTTGAACAACGACGACGTTGACAATGCTAACGCGGTGCGTCCCGATTTAAAAAATCTTAGACCCGTTCTTTTAAGTAAGTGCTTAAAGGCTTGGTCGTTTTTCTTTTTAAAGGAGCCATGACCCTGCTGAATAAGCAAATTAAGAACCGTGTAAGTTAATATCGTTTTATAATTATATTGACTTTGTAATGTATAAGGAGGTTACTGCACGGTATGGGCCAATATGAAAAATTATATAATTTTAAAAATTTATATTAGGCTTATAAATTAGCGCATCGTGGGAAAATAAACAATAAAGAAGTTATTGAATTTGATAAACATAAAATAGAAAATCTGCGGCGACTGTAGAAATAGATACAAAACAAAGAGTAGGATAAAATATTTACTTATTACCGTTTTACAATAACTGATCCAAAAATACGAATAGTGGATGCTTTACACTTTGAGGGTAGAATTGTATAGCATATATTATGTGATTTAATTTTAAAACCATGGTTCGAGCCAAGATTGGTAAAAGAAAATTGTGCTTGTCGTATAGGCAAAGGGACAGATTATGCCATAAAGATATTGCGTTAGCACATGACTAAAATCTTAAAGTACGAAGAAAATCCTTATGTTCTAAAGATAGACATTAAAAAATTTTTCCCAAGCATTGATAGAGATACATTAAAAAATATTTTGTCTAAATTCCCTGATAAAGAAGTATTAGAATTATTATATTTTATTATTGACTCTGCTCCAGAAGATAAAGGAATACCAATTGGAAATCAAACTTCATAGTGGTTTGCTTTATATTATTTAAATGAATTAGATAGAACTATAAAAGAAAAGCATAGTATAAAATTTTATGTTAGATATATGGACGATTTGATTATTTTAGATAAAGACAAAAAAGATTTATAGGTGTTACTATTAGAATTAAAAATAAAAGCATAGAAAAAATATAAATTAAATTTTAATAGTAAAACACAAATTATTCCAATACGGCATGGAATATCATTTTTAGGATGGAAGATTTTTCCTGTAGAAAATAACAAATTAATTTAGATTTTATCAAATAATAAAAAACGACATAAAAAGAAAAAGATAAAAGAAATGTTTTATAACTTTAAAACACAAAAAGATTCTCAATAGAAATTTAATGAACGTTATGTTTCTACATAGGCGCATTTAAATAAAGGAAATACATATGGATTTCAAAAACAATATCTAATATAAATTTTTGCTCTTTTCTTTTCTTAATAAAAATATTAACCTTTCTAACCCAGTCTATTTTTCGTAAATAGACTGGGTTTTTCTTTTTGCTTTTTTCAAAAATTTATGTTATAATATATATAGAAATCAAGAGAGAGAGGTTTTCTATATGACAAATAAAGACGTGATCCTGCAGGTTCTTTCCGCACATTCTTGCCTTACTGCAATGGAAATGCGGCAGTTCGCCAAACGTCTGTATAATTACGATATTACTCCGCAGGCAGTTGCGGGAGCGATGAGGCCACTGATTGCGGCGGGCCTTGCCGCGAGTGGTATTAGACCTGATAATGGAAAAACCGTTTATTGGCTTAATAAGGAGCATTAATATGAATGAAATTAAATTAGGTTGGCTTAGTCCAACAGCAGAAATGGTAGAATGTAATGCTTATGAGCATATCCAAACTGCATATGATATTTTGGATAAAAATTATGATATGGGCTATGTATTTAATCCTGATGATGTGCTTATAAATCTGGGTTGGGTTCATATTTGCCGAGGCGCTATATTAGATCACGATTATCATTTCTATTGGAATATTAACCGTTTTCTGACACCTGAGCAAATTCAATACTTGAAGCCTTATTTTGAAGATGAAAATTGCCCAATTAATGAAGTTCAAAGAGATATATTTTTTGATAGATTGGAGTTAATGTAAGGAGTTGATAAACTGTGAATAAATATTTTGTTGTAAGTGACGTGCATGGGTTTTATAATGAGATGTGCGAAGCCCTTAATACTGCTGGGTATAATCCCGCCAACCCTTCTCATTGGTTGATCTCTTGCGGCGATAACTTTGATCGTGGTCCTGAGAACTTCAAAGTTATGCGGTATTTCCTGCATCAGCCTAGGTGTATCTTGGTGCGAGGAAATCACGAGGATCTACTTGATTGGGCTTGTACCGAAGGTATCTCTATGCGCGACTATCCTAATGGTACAGTAGATACTATTGAAGAGCTTGGCGCAAATACTACTCGTCTAGACTGGACGATGAATGATAAAATGGATTTGGCTTTCAAGCGCACTCGTGGCTTCTTTGATCGTATGGTTGATTTCTATGAAACCAAAAACTATGTATTTGTACATGGCTGGATTCCTTCTCTCAAACTGTATCCCGACTGGCGTAAGGCACCAACTTCCGCATGGGAAAAGGCTAGATGGGAAAATCCTTTTAAAGCAGCTAAAAATAATGGTAATAAAACAGGAAAAATTTTAGTTCACGGACATTGGACTAATTCAGAATATTGGGCTATAAAAGAAAATAGAAGCAAATATGAGGATGATGCAAAATTTGATATTACATATCATGATAATTGTATTGGGTTAGATGCCTGTACTGCTCTTACTTATAAAGTTAATGTATTGATTATTGAGGACGAACCTTTGGAGGAGAAATAATGATTGCTGCGCTGATTATATTTGGATTAATGGCTGTTATTGCTCTAGTAATTCCAGTAAGTTTCAAAATAATTAGTTTTATTCTTGGCTATAAAAAATTTCAAAGAAGAGACGATGACTTCTTAGATTATGCTACTATTGATTACTCAACGCTAAAACGTCTGTATCAAATTAATCCTGATGGCTATAAACTAAGCGATTTTGGTCAATTATATAGGATGAATAACAACGATGGTTGGGTAACAAGAGAAGTTCGAATTGTTTTTAAAACTATTTTTGATTACTTTCATTTTGAAATAGATAAAAAATATAACAAGAAAACCAGCCAAATTGCCAAGCGCCGCAAACAAGAGGAGCAAGGATTGAGCAAACTTCGTGATTTGGCTCAAAAGGATATTGATAATTTGCGCGCAAAACTCGATGCGGAGTTTGAACAAGAGAAAAAGAAAACTCAGGAGATAGCGGCGAGTATGCGGCGACCACTCGGTAATCTCAAGCCTTTTGTTTGTCTTAATGGTAATTTAAGATATTATCAAAATAAACAGGTCTATGTAGATGAATTGGGCTATTATTTTACTAAGGATGGAAAACCTATTCTAATGCCTTGGGAGGAAAAATAATGGAAAACATTGTTATTTTAGCTGAGTGGCATGGTAACTCTTGGGGCGGTTCTGACATTATAACTATTCTTTTTGGGGTAGCATTGGTATTTACTTTTAGCTGTTATATAGTATTTTTGTTCACAGACGAAGAATCTTATACTCTTCTCTTGATTTTAAGTGCTGTATTCGCATTTTTACTCTGGCTTCCTCTAAATGATTGCGTTCAGCATCAAGGAGAAACTTTCCAGAAGATTGCAACTCCACCGCAGATTACTCAACAACAACTTGAGGAAAAATATGACACAGTTGATTTAATTACAAAAGCAACAAACTGCCCAGAAGGCATGATATGTTGGCAAGTTAGTTTTAAGCAGGTAGACTAAACGTCTACTTGCTTTTTTTTATTTTTTATGTTATAATATTTATATAAAAATAAAGAGAGGATTTTTTCCTATGGCTAGAAATATTATTTTAACTGAAACAGGATTTAAAAATATTTACCGCGGTTATCTCAAGTATATTGCCTTGCAAAGTGGAGGCGTAGATAACTGGGAATGGTATGGTGATTCTCTTAACGCGTTTTTGCGGGACTGGTATTTTGAAAATCATTCTAATCATACCATAGAAGATTTTAACGAACAAGATTATGATTTTGATACCATTGTAGAGGAAGATCTTGACAAAGGTGAATTTATTGTACAGGAGGTATGCGAATGATTATTTGTGCAGCAATTAAAGATACTCGTACCGGTGCAGTATTTGGCGGTATTCGTCATGGCGACATTTACTCTGCGATGCATGATGCAGGAATTACTCCCCCTCGTGCAGCCGCAATTGAAGGTTTTCTGGATATGCATAACAACTTCTATGATCGTCATGAAGCATTTATGTGGGCGCAGCAGATTGGACAATTACCTGATACCGTCCTATATCATAAACAGCAGAAGGGCGAAACTGAATTGTTTTCGGAGGACTTGTACTGATGACTAGAAAATTTATTGATTATGCTCATATAGGCACTTGTGAAGTATGTGGTAAGTCCGCTCCTGTAGTTGTGGTATCTTCTTCGCTAGGGCCTTGTAGTTGTGCTTATTGCGAAGAATGTTATGGTGCAAATCTTGAGCCTTATTCTATAGTTGTTGCTGCAGTTTGGACTTGTGGATGGGAAGATATGGCTGATTGGGCTAAAGCTCGTATTAGAAAAACCTTGACCAAACTTGGAAAAACTGAGGAAGAAATGCTGGCGGATGCCAAGGCAGAAGAAAACTCTTTCATTGCTTCTATGCAAAATTATGAAGAATATTGCTCTGAGCAGAGTATTCAGGAGGAATAATTAATGAATGGAGTAACAATTCTTAATAACTATGAATATTTAACCAATTTCGGTTCTATCTTGTTAATGAATATCTTATGTGCATGGTTTCTTGCAACGGCTATTGTTTCGCTATTTATATTACTCAAGAATAAATGTAATTCATGGAAGGAATTTGTTATTCTTGTTATTGGTGGAGCTTTATCTATTATCTGCGGTTGTCTTATCCCAGAAGATAAATATGAAACTCACTATCAAGTAACCATTGATGATTCAGTTAGTATGAATGAGTTTCAAGACAAGTATGAAATTATTGAAGTAGAAGGCAAAATTTATACTGTAAGGGAGCGTGTTGATTAATGGATGCTATTGAATTTATTAAAGAGCGACAGAGATTGTGTCAAACTTATGTTTGTTGTTTTGAATGCCCTGCTAATAACGACAATGATGGATGCAAATTTAGCACAATTACTGGATATGACGCAACAGAGCAAATTAGGCTGCTGGAAGAATGGTCTGCTGCACACTCTTATAAAACGCGGCAAAGTGAGTTTTTGAAGCAATATCCTAATGCTCCAAGAGATTGTGATAATATTCTTATGATTAATCCTTGTGATTTAGACCTTACAACAACACATGGAAATGATGAATGTTATACGGATAACTGTCTTAAGTGCCGTCATGAATATTGGACACGGAGGGTCTAAAGAAATGGATGCTGTAAAATTTATTAACGAAAGAAACCGTATGTGTAACACCTATAAGCTGAAACGCTGTGAAGGATGTCCCGCTAACAACCCTAATAATTATGGAGGAGAGGGTGTTGCTTGTATCATGATTGATAAAATTGATGCAGAAAGGCTTGTCCCTATTGTCGAAAAGTGGTCAAAGGAGCATCCTCGCCAAACACGCCAGTCTTTATTCATTCATCAGTACCCTCAAGTACCTATTTATGATGGGGTAATTGGCATAAAACCGTGTCAAATTGTAGAAGGTTACACTTCCAAGTATTGCACTTGTGATTCAAGTCAGTGTGTTCAGTGTCGTAAGGAATATTGGTTGCAGGAGGTGGAATGATGGATTGCTTCAATTATAACTGCCCATTTCGTCAGAATATAACAAGTAATTATAATCGTTGTGATTGCTTGGCGTGTCAGAACAGATTGGAAGAATCCGTTATATATATTACAAGTAACCATACGCTTACCGCAGACGAAATCGCAAGAATGACTAATGATCCCAATTATGGTATTGGAGCTGGATGTTAAAATATAAAACGATAATATAAGGATGAAAATGAATATTTTTACTCTAATGCCATGTAAAAAATGTGGCTATAACCATAGTAGAATAATACCATATGGTCATTTCCAAAGTAATCAAATTACATATCGTATTTCTTGTCCAAAATGTAGTTATTGTACCAAAGAAAAAGCAACAGTAGAAGAAGCAGCTGAAGCATGGAATAGGAGGCGCAATAATGACTAATAACATGGACAACTACTGGATAGACGAAATTAAATCATATAAAAGGCAATTGCACACAGGACCTGACGATACGCATGACTGGTGGAAATGGAGAGAGTTCCTGAAATTGGGACGAATCATGAACGCCGAAACTAAATGCAAAGTAAGAATAAAGGAGTATAATAATGAGTAAAGCGTTTATCCTATTATGGATGCTATTTAATCATGTATTAGATGATTATTTCCTACAAGGATGCCTAGCCAATATGAAACAGAAGGATTGGTGGAAAACCAATTATCCAAATAATAAGTACAAGTATGATTATATTGCGGCCCTATTTATGCACTCATTAAGTTGGAGTTTTATGATTATGCTGCCAATTGCCGCATTTTTCTCTTTTAATATTGACTCATTTTTCTTCTTTATGTTTTTTGCAAATACAGTATGTCATATGATTGTTGATAATGCAAAGGCAAATGATAAAGTTATTAATCTAGTTCAGGACCAATTTGCCCATATTGCACAGATCACATGGACGTGGTTTCTGTGCTTATAAGGAGAATTTATTATGAATACAAATAAACTTTCTTGTGGATTATTTATGTTTCATGACAAAAACTGGTGGCGAAATCTAAAAGACATTCCTATTTTCTTCCAACGCATTTTCTTTACTCTAAAACATGGGTATTCACCTGTTGCACAATGGGAAACCTTTGAATGGTTTATTGCAGTAATGCGTGAAATACTAATTAATTATCGTGATAATCGTACAGGAACACCTGTTGTAATTCCTGATTATAATATTGATGATTTAATTAGTGAAAATAAAAATATTGAGATTTATAATAATATTCTCAATGAAATGATTGAATTGCTAGACAAGATGGATGAATGTAATTCGACTTATAATGGTGTATCTTTAGAAGAAATGCACTCTGCTATGAACGCCGCGAAGGATAAATTCTTTGAGTTATTTTCTAAGTATTTTTATACCCTATGGGATTAAGTCAAGTGATTGCGGTCACTTGACTTTTTTCATTATTTATGTTATTATAAAAGAAAAAGAAAGGAACAAGAGAATGACAGATTACGAGGTTGAATTGCTAAACAAATTAATTGAAAACTGCATTTGTTGCGGCGGAGACCCAGGCGGCCCTTATTATACTGATGTAGAAGATACTGAACTTGCTATTAAAAATTTTTTAAGAGTAATTGACCCAACTCTTGATGTTAAATATATAAAGCACGAGACATTTTTTGTTTATAGAAAAGGAGTGTGTAAATAATGGGATATGATGCTTATATTACAAGGTACCATCTCACTAATAAGTCAAATACTATTATCATTCGTGAAGATAGCGATATTAACAAGATCATTAATGCAATAATTGAAAACCAGAACATGTTTGAGTATGAGGATATTGATTCCTGGTGCTCTAGCGGTAGATACTGGATGGATTTTGTCTATGATAATATTGATCCTTCTTTGCGGACAAAGGCTGATGTGGGCCAGTATATTCTTATTCGCTCTGCTGCTGACTATGCAAAATTGGCTGTTGTAGCTGTTCAGTTAATGGAAACCGCAGGCTATCAGTTTGGTAAAGTTTGTTATGCAATGGCTGATCGCCACGATGATGGCTCTTTCCGTTGCTTCCCTCTAGATGGTGTTATCGTTCAATGCGAAGATGGCTCTACTAGACACATTTGGGACGAGTATGATGATGATGGCTTTCTTATTCCTAAAACGTGCGAAGACCAGTTTACAACTATTCAGCAGTTTGTACGAGCGGTACTGCTCGTCGCAAATACAGACTGGGACAATGAGTTTGTGCTATTAGGAGGTAGTTATTAATGAGATCAGAGTTTATGTACACCCCACTTGATGAAATTTATGATAAAGAATTGCGGCGTCAAGCTAGCACAGTAGAATTGATTGCTAGTGAAAATTTCGTTAGTCCTAGAATACTGAAGTATCTTGGTAGCGAATTTACTTCAAAATATACAGAGGGGTATCCAGGCAAGCGGTATTATGGAGGCTGTAAGTTCTATGACGAACTTGAGATCTATTGTCAGCAATTGTGGAAGGATGTTTTTAGCACAACTTATCATGTGAATGTGCAGCCGCATAGTGGGACTAGCGCAAATCTTGCGGCGATCTCTGCGGTAGCCAATCCAGGTGAAACTATCCTTTCTATGAGTCTAGACTGTGGAGGGCATCTCTCGCATGGGGCTCGGGTAAGCCAAGTTGGAAAACTTTACAATATCGTTAATTATGGTGTGGATGATGATGGTTGGATTGACTATGATGAAGTCGCAAAGCTCGCTGACCAGTGGCAACCTAAGTTAATCATTTGCGGTGCTAGTGCATATAGCCGTAAAATTGATTATATTCGATTTGCTGAGATTGCGCGAAGTGTTAATGCCTACCTGCTTGCGGACATCGCCCATGTTGCGGGACTGATTGCAGCTAATCAACTACCTTCTCCATTTGGATATGCCGATATTATTACTAGCACTACACAGAAAACTCTGCGTGGACCACGAGGTGGACTGATCTTCTGTATTCCTGAACTAGCCAAAAAGATTGATAGCGCAGTATTTCCCGGCACGCAAGGCGGTAGTTTAATGAACGTAATCGCCGCAAAAGCTGCCTGCGCAGAAGAAGTGCTTGAGCCTGAATTTATAGATTACATTGATGAGGTTATGTATAATGCCAAGGTTATGGCAGAAAGATTTATGTCTCATGGCTACAATGTAATTACAGGTGGCACTGATAATCACATGTTCCTTGTTGACTTGCGAGGAACTGGTCTAACAGGAATTGACGTACAGAATGAACTTGAGAGAAATGATATTACACTCAATAAAAATGCAATTCCTAATGATCCGTTACCTCCTAGCAAAACCTCTGGTATCAGAATTGGTACTCCGGCTATGACAACAAGGGGTTGGAAAGCGCATGATTTTTGTTGGTGCGCAGATAATATTTGTAAAATTTTAGACGAAATGCGGGCGGCCCTGTGAGGTCGCCCTTTTGACTTTTATTAAAAAATATGATATAATTTTATTAGAAAATAAAGGAGTTGATAGATTATGAAATGGCATCGAATTAAAGATAAAAAGCCTAAGCTGGGCGTGGATGTTCTCGTATGCTTCGAGCCGGGTAATCCTTTTGCCTGTGATGTATGTAGTCTCGAAGATGAAGGCGAAGGCAACTATGTTTGGTGGCGCCTTGAAAAAAGCTATCCTGTTGATGATACTGATTATTGGGCTGAGATTCCGATGCCTCAGCCGAGAATCCCCGCTTATAAGGAGGAGGATTAACTATGATTAAAGGATTATATAAGCCCTTCGAGCATTGGGGCGAGAATACTTGTTGGATTATCTCTGATACCCATTTCGATGACCCAGACTTAATTCACCCTTATCCAGATAGACCGACCGCTGCAGAACAAGTTAAACTTATCAACTCCAAGGTTGGTAAAAATGATACACTGATTATCCTTGGTGATGTTGGTAATGTAGAGTGGGTACGGCAATTGCGAGGATATAAGATTCTTGTAATGGGCAACCATGATGCGGGTGCGAGTAATTATCTTAGCAAAGATTTATTTCAAGAAACGTACTCTGGGCCTGTCTTGATTGGCGAGAAGCTAATCCTCTCGCACGAACCTATTGAAAATTGTGATTGGTGCTTTAATCTGCATGGGCATACTCACTCGCGCGACATTGTAAATGACGATTATCACTTCAATGTATGTGCAGATGTAATTAATTACACACCAATCAATTTTAACAAGTGGATGAAAGAGGGGCGCTTGGCTAAGGTTAAATCTTTGCACAGACAAACGATTGACGAAGCCACCGATCGGCGTCGCCGCAGAGGCTATAAGTTAGGAGGTTAATATGCTAGAACTTCAAAAATTTATGCAGGAGCATGATAACTGGGCTGAGTTGCTTGCGGCTGAGCCTTATAACCTAAAGATTTCTTACTATGAAAAGTTGGTTATGTTCAAGTATAATCAGCTCACCGCAGATTTTTCTATTCCTCTTGTTCGTGAAGCTCGTGGTATTATTCTTGAGCGCAAGTCTCCTTATCGTGTGGTATGTTGGCCTTTTGAAAAGTTTTTTAACTACGGTGAGGAGCATGCCGCCCAGATTGATTGGTCTACTGCTTCAGTCCAGGAGAAAATTGATGGTAGCCTAATGAAGTGCTACTTTTGGGATGACGAGTGGCGATTGGCTACTAATGGTACTATCAATGCGTATCTTGCACAGATTGATGGTTGCATTGAATTTCAAACTTATGGTGAGTTGTGGGATAGCATCTGGCCTAGTTGGCGTGAAACTATGGAAACGCATGCATCCAAGCAAGCAACCTATATGTTTGAGATGGTATCTCCTTATAACAAAGTAGTTATTCCCTATCAAAAAAGTGAAATTTACTTCCTTGGGTGGCGAGACAATGGTACTGGATATGAGTTACTTCCTACTGACAGTACTATTTCTCATTATTGTCTTATGCCAAATTGCTATCCTCTTAATTCTCTTGGGGAAGTAGTTGCGGCTGCGAACAACCTGCCGTGGGATCGAGAGGGTTATGTTGTGTGTGATGGGGAGTTTAATCGCGTAAAGATCAAATCTCCTGCATACATTGCTGCACATTATACTGTAGCTAATGGTATTATCACTAAGAAGAAGCTACTGAAAGTTATCTTGGCACATGAGGAAGAGGAATTTCTTGTCTATTGTCCTGAATACAAAGAAGCAATAGACGAGGTTAAGGAAGATATGCAAGAACTGGAAGTCGAATGCAGTAAAGCCCTTCATAGCATCTCTGAACTTCCAGGCTACTGGCGCGACTATCCTCGCAAAGAGATTTTTGAGCGAGTAAAAGATTGGCCTTATATAGAGTTTAAATATATCATGGCTAATTATAAAGAATATGTGAGTTGGAAAGATTTTATAAAAAATTGGTCTGAAAATAAATGGATAGAAATATTGGGGTATTAAAATGGAAAAGAAATATATTGTATCTGAAAGTTTGTTGTATGATATGCTGTCCGATTCCCTGACCTTGAATATGTTATTCGCGGGCGGAGTAGATAACTGGATGGGTTATGATGAAGCCATTAGAGATGGCATGAAAGAACTGAATGAAATGCATCATACTAATCTTGAATGGCCTAATGCGGAAGCGGCTAGAGTAGAATATGCTGATATTGGATTGGAGGTATATAATGGCTAAGCAGTATATTACCCCTGGTATGCGAGTTGTTGAAACTACTTACCACACTGGCACTGTTGTTGCAGTAAACAAAGAACAGAATACAGTTATCATGCAGGAAGGAAATAAGTTCCGCACTGTTCCCATGTGTAATATTGACGTAATTCCGCAGGAGGTATACGATGAGAAGTTCTAAACCTAAATACTCCCAGATGCAGAATCAGGAACTTGAGACGAAAGCATTTATGGTGCTCGCGCAAACTACGCAGGCACTGACCATTCCGGAGATTTGTGGCCAGGACTTCACTCTGTCGACACAGACCCCGCAGAAGATGGCACGAGTGCTAAATAACCTATGCGATATGGGTGCTGTAATTAAAGCAAAAGATAAGTCTAAGGGACGTATGGTATATATGTCTATGTCGTCCTATAATGATATGATGAATGGAGGACATGAAGATGACTAAGAAAATTATGCCCTTGATAAATACTATTTTTAATGTGGTGCTCGTTGGTGTATTTTCATTTAGTGCAGCAAATGCAACAACCCCTTATCTGATGGTAGGGCAGCTGGTCGCTGCAGGTTGTTGGGCAGTACTTGCAATTATGAATAGCGGAGTGCTAGATAATATCAAGGAGGCATAATGCTTTATAATATATATTATTCTGAGGAATATATGCCCAACGATTTTCCACTTTACATCCAAGAGACAAAAGAATTTAATACTTTTAAAGAAGCTACCTGTTATGCATTTCAGCGTTGTTTTGAAAAACAACTTGATCTTGAATATAGTAGAAGCGGCAGCGTTGAAGATTTTATTGACAATGCGAAATGAAATCCCTATTTACAAGATCAAGGGGCAAGTGACGAACTTGTACAGGCGATTGGACGAAAACGTTATTGTATGGAAACCACTGCAGATTTACGCTTCTATGCCGTTCCGGTAGAAGATGATAAAATAATTGGACACGCATTTAAAGAAGGAATTTTAAAATAAAATTAGTCCCTCGTCGCATTAGACGAGGGATTTAGTCTTAGGAAAACTTGACAATTAAATAAATTTATGTTATAATATTTTTATAAGAAAGGAGAAATCCTTATGAGAAAAACTGCGCGAACAATTCACCGTTTTTTCTGTACTAATTGTGGGCGCGAAGGTTTACCACTTGCTCGTAAAGTAAGTCACCAGCATGAAAAGGGACATCTCAAAAATCTTTATTGCCCATGGTGTAAAGGTGAATATAATCACTGGGAATGTCATGATGATGAAGAAGTTGCAAAATTTAAAGAATTATATCGAATGGGAGTGATATACAATGAGTTATCTGATTATGTTTTGCAAGATTCCTGGCAGCGGAAAGTCGACTGAGGCTCGTCGCATGGTAGAGAGTCTTGCCTCAAAAAATATTTCCGTAGGATATGTCTCCCGTGATGAAGTCAGATTTAGCATGATTTCTAAAAATGGCGGGTATTTCTCCAAAGAGAAAGAAGTTTTTAACAAATTCATTGAAAAAATGAATAATTCTCTTAATAAAAATGATTGCACTATCATTGATGCAACTCATGTTTCTGAAGCAAGTAGAGTAAAAGTTCTGCGACGAGTTGAAAATCCTAACAGTGTACAGTTGCTGGTTCTTGCCCTTCTTACTCCTCTTGACGTGTGTATGCGGCAGAACGATCTCCGCACCGGCAGGGAGTGTGTCCCGCATGATGCCATTGAGAATATGGCTGGACAGTTTAAGAGCCCCACTGAAAAAGAGTTTGTGAAATTTGGTTTTAATAGCGTAGACATTTGGGTGAAACCCTGGAAGGAGAGAGAGACATGATTTACGTCACTAGTGATCTTCATCTGAATCATCAGCGTGAGTTTATCTATGCCGCACGAGGATATTCTTCGATTGAGGAAATGAATAAAGACCTTATTACCAAATTCAACAATACTGTAACAGACGAGGATGAAGTCTATATTCTTGGTGATCTATGTCTTGGTGGAACTGGTTCACTTATTGATAATTTCAAAATGCTAAGTCAACTTAATGGTAACATTCATATCGTCCTTGGCAATCATGATACAGAGACTCGCCATAGAATGTATGAAACCCTACCGCAAGTTGTTTCTATTTCTTATGCAGATATGTTCCACTACCGCAAATATCATTTTTATCTTAGCCACTATGCCACCTTAACCGCAAATCTTGATTGTGACAAACCCTTGCGGGCCCGCACTATTAATCTGTGCGGTCATAGCCACACTACTGACCCCTTCGCAGATTGGGAAAAGGGATGTATCTATCATTGTGAAGTAGATGCACACAATGGATTTCCTGTTTCTCTTGATACTATTATTGAGGATATGAAACACCGCGTACAAGAAGATGAAGCCCGTTACGCCAGACAGCTTGCCGCAATTAAAAAGTGTTTTGACGAACCATTCGAAGTAGTACCCTCAATTATTAAAACTATAGAATATTCACTTCCTAAAGAAACTTTTTAAATTAAAGGAGAAAATTATGAGCTTTCATTCTGCTATTATGAAACTTGAGCCTACCGTTGAGGTTTATGATAATGATGTTAGTGTTAAACTAACTTATAATGGTCATAACTACTATGGGACTGCTTTCTGCCACGAAGAAGATATGGAGTTCTTCTCTGAAAAGGTTGGCGCAACAATTGCTCATTATCGTGCTATGATTAAAATTTACGATGATGAAATTAGACGAGCAGAAGTTGCCGCACGAGTACTATGGTCTGCCTATAAAGACGTCATTTATAACTCTCAGGAAGATGGCACTCCTGTCGATCCAACTAGCGCATTTATTATTCGTGTTTTTAAAGCACGTGACCTAGTTGATCGCTACAGAGTCCAGCGTACTAGTCTTCGTACCCAATTGAGAGAATATCTCAAGAACCATGAAAAGTGCCTTGAGAGTGTTCGCGCGCAGCGTAAAACTGAAAATGAGGACAAAAATGTTTAATCCTTATTGTTAATTTTTCAAAATAAATGAGAAGAATCCGAAAGGAGAGATTTATATAGGTTTGATATATGTATTCGTCGGGTTCCTCATTGCATCTATTGGTATTCCTCTAATTGAAAGTTTACAGAATATCATCGCTGCTCTTACTGAGCTAATGATAAGTAAAATCAATAAAGGCATAGCTAAATCCAATCTCGCTATTCAGGCTATGACCGAAGAGGATGAAGAACCCGTGGGACCGAAAGGTGTCATGGGTTTTACCATACCTAATGATGATAATGACGATGAGGAGGAATACGAGGTTGAAGATTAAATTCTATGATACTTGCGCGCTTCTTAATCTAGGCGAGAAAGTTTTTGGAGGAGAGCCATTTGCGGTTTCTAGTATTACCTTCAAGGAATTAGAAATAATTAAAACATCGTTTAATAAAGACAACGACGTCAAAGCGATGGCTAGACACCTTCTTCACTTGTTTGATGAAAATGAATATGATTATATTCCAGTAGTTCATCAAGTGGAAAATGAGGTATTTGTTGCAGCCAGAGGATTTGAAATTAACAACGATACTAAAATTCTCTCAGACGCAATTTATCTTGCTAAAGATGAAGATATAGAATTTGTGACTGCGGACCTAAGTTTGCGTTGTATTGCAAGGCATTTTATTGATATTATTTCAGTAGAAGCTATTGCAGAAGAAGAAGATAGCTATACTGGATACCTTGAAATAGAATGTACTGAGAAACAGTTAGCATTCTTTTATGAGCATCAAGAAGATAATATATTTGGTCTACTTGAAGGACAGTATCTTGCGCTCTATCACAACGAAGAACTTGTAGATTTGCGGGTATGGCGCGACGGCTCGCCGCAATTCCTTAACTATAAAGATTTTAATTCCACTTGGTTTGGTAAAGTTATTCCTTACAAAGGAGATCTATACCAGAAGATGCTCTTCGATAGCTTAAACAATAATCAACTTACTTTAGTTCGAGGCCCCGCAGGCTCTGGAAAGACGCTCTCTTGTCTAGCTTTCTTGATGAGTCAACTAGAGAAGCACCGCATCGATAAGATTATCGTATTCTGTAATACAGTCGCGACTATGGGATCGGCTAAGTTAGGATTTTATCCGGGCACTAGATTAGAGAAGCTACTCGACTCGCAAATTGGAAATCTCTTATCTAGCAAACTAGGCGGAAGAGAAGGAGTAGAACGTCTTATTGATGATGGTAAGTTAGAGTTACTTCCCTTAAGCGACATTAGGGGACTAGACACTAATGGGATGAAGGCTGGAATCTATATTTCTGAAGCCCAGAATCTCGATCGTGCTTTAATGAAACTTGCTATTCAGCGCGTTGGTGAAGATTGTATTTGTCTCATTGATGGTGACTCTAAAGCGCAGGTCGATGATTTGCGGTACGCGGGAATTAATAGTGGCATGAGGCGACTCTCGCAAGTTTTCCGTGGTCAAGATTTCTATGGTGAAGTTGAATTAAAGCACGTTTATCGTAGCCGCATCGCAGAAGTTGCAGAACGTTTTTAATACAGTATCGAGGAGAGTAGCTACTGCTGCCCTCCTCATTCTATTTTCTAAGAAAGGATTTGAAATTAAATGCCAAAAGTATATCTGTCTCCGGCCATGCACCGGTAGAACGAGTGTTGCTATCCTCGTCCAGATGGCAAACAGTGCTACGAAGCACTGGAAAATAATGAATATATTGATATTCTTGAACCTGTTTTAAACAGGTGTGGAATTGAAACTAAGCGTGGCTATCGCCGCACACCTATGAATAATGAAGATGGCGATAAAATTATGCGCCAAAATGTTGCTGAGTCTAATGCTTGGCCCGCTGACGTTCACTATATTTCTCACACTAATGGCGCGAATGGTACAGTGAAAGGTTATCGTCCTATTTACTTCACTGGTTCAACAAAAGGCAAAAAGCTCGCGGAAATCATGGTGAAATACCGCAAGCAGATTTATCCTTACAGTGTAGTATTAAATAACCGTACTGATTTATATGAACTTAAAAATACCAATGCGGTGGCATTTTATGAGGAGCACGTTTTTCATGACAATCTTGAAGATGCTACATGGTTCCATACTCATATGAATGAAATTGCAGAATCTGCGGCAAAGGGCCTATGTGAGTATTTTGGTATTCCTTATATCGCCCCTGCGGCAATACCTTCTACTCCAGTTGTAACCACTACCATTCTCCGCAAAGGTAGCACAGGCCCTGAAGTAAAATCTCTACAAAAGAAGCTACTTCAAATTGGTTATTATCTTGGATCTTATGGTGCAGATGGGGACTATGGTGATGCGACAGTAACCGCTGTCCGCAAGTTCCAAAAGGATAATTCTCTTGCGGTGGATGGAGAAGCTGGACCCAACACTTTGGCCGCTGTTGACAAGGTTCTTCCTATTGTTCAACAAGAGCAAAAAGCTATCGCTAACCATTTGCGGCAAGCCCAGCCTAAAGATTTTTCAGTCCAGCCTATTATTAATTGGGCCGAGGATGAACGCAATTATACCGAGAAAGATAGTTTAACTGATCTAGATGATAAGACCAAAAACGCAGGTGATGATAACTATACCAAGTATTCTCAAGAGGTTGATGCTCTTGGTGTGTTCTCCGCGCAAGTGCAAGGTCAGCCTTGGTGCGCCACTTGGGTCACAGATGGTTTCATTAATACTTATGGTGTAAGTAAAGGTCTTGATATGCTATGCCAGCCTAACAAAAACTCTAATGCTGCTTGCTGTGGCGATGCTGCTGAGTATTATCAAAAAGCTGGTCGTTGGTATACTTCGCCGCAAGTTGGTGATCAAGTATTCTTCAAGACTACCAAATATCAGTATGCTCATACTGGTATTGTAACAGAAGTTACTGACACAGAAGTTACAACAATAGAAGGAAACACATCGTCTGAGAAGGGTGTTATTTCTAATGGTGGCGCTGTTACCAAGAAGCATTATCCAGTTGGTTATTCTGGTTTCAAGGGTTTTGGTAGACCTAAATACGAAGCCAAACAAGAGGAACCAAAGTTTGAGCCTTATGTTGTGCGGCTGACCGCAATTGCTCTGAATGTGCGGACAGGCCCTGGTACACAATATCCTGTTGCTATGGTCATTCGTGGTGGAGGCGCGTTTACTATTGTTGCCGAAGAGAATGGTTTTGGAAAATTAAAATCGAACGCGGGCTGGATTATGCTTCAACATACAGAAAGAGTGGAGTGAACTATATATGAAACAAGAAAAGAAGAAAAGGAAAGAGTTCTCTAAACGGTTACTAGTTCAAGAGTCTTTGCTGATCTGGATCTAGACTCTTGCTTTATTAACACTAGCATTTGTTTGTGTTTTTCGAGGCAGTTATTCTGAATTGCCTTGGCTTGCAGCGATGGTGGCCTTTCCATGGACTGCCTATGGAATAAGCCAAGCGTTTTACTACAACAAGGCAAAAAAAGAAAACACTGAGGGCGGAATCGTCTATGAAACCACCCTTGCACAACTTGATCCCACTGACGACGAGCCAGTTGGTTGATTTCTTTTTAGTCGGTTACGCAAGTAACCGACTTTTTCTTTTTCTCTTGACTTTTTTATTTTTATATGTTATAATATTAATATAAAATAAATATAGAAGTAATGTAATTAAAGATCGGTAAAATTATCTTATATATTTCTTATAACTATATTATAACAAAAAATTTTAGATTTGTCAAGTTAGGAGGAAGAATGGAGATTTATTGTGATGGTTCATGCCGAGGTAATGGAACTGCCAATGCGGAAGGCGGCTTTGGCGTTGTTGTAGTAGATAATGGCGAAGTCATAAATACTTATGCAGAAACGCATCAACAGACAACGAATAACCGCATGGAAATGATGGCTATTATGTGGGCTATTGTTACTTATTATGAAGAAGTTGCGGCAGGCGATGTTGTTATTTTTAGCGACTCTCAATATGCGGTGAATACTTTCTCCAATTGGATTTGGTCTTGGTATAATCGTGGTTGGAAGAAATCAAATAAGCAAACACCTGAGAATTTGACTTTATTAAAAAAATATGTTACTATAACAAATGATGGAAAATTACCTGTTCAACTGCGGTATGTGCGGGGTCACAATGGTAACGTATATAATGAGTGGGCTGATGCCCTCGCAACCGGCGCCCGCAAGGCAGAAACTACGAAAGGAGAAAAGATAGATTTTGAACATTAAAAAAACATATACCGAAGACTCTATCGAATCGCTCTCTCCCTTAGAATTTACGAGACTTCGTCCAGGTGTTTACGTTGGTAGCACAGAATATTCCACTCAACTCTTGATTGAGATTGTGTCAAATGCGGTGGATGAGTTCCGTGCTGGGCATGGAGATAAAATCACAGTTACAATTAAGAAAGATAATACGTTTATCGTAGAAGATAATGGACAGGGTTTTATTACCAATCTTCTGCGGGAAGATGGAAAGACGGTCTTAGAGGCAGCATTCTCTGTGTTGAACACTTCAGGCAAGTATACTGATGATGGGGTCTACGATGGAGTGGCATTAGGCTTGAATGGTATCGGTTCAAAGCTAGCTACATACCTCTCTCACTGGCTTGAGGTTCTTAGTTGGAGAGATGGAAAATATGAGCATATCTGGTTTAAAGAAGGTGTATTCAATAAACGAGATTGCGGCGATTGGAAAAATGTCGATAAGCCTTCTGGCACACTGGTCCAGTGGCAACCGAGTGAGGAATTTTTTACTAACGTAGAAGTAGACCTTGCCGCGATTACTAAGTTGTTTAAAGTTCTTGCTTGCCTATGCCCTGGATTAACTATTATCTTGGAGCAAGAAGATAAATCTACTCAGACATTTGTTTCTAAAGCTGGTTTGTCTGATTTGGCAGATGAGGCCGTTAAGGGCAAAGAAATCCTAAAGAACCGTTTAAATATTCACTATGAGGGTGGAAAGAATAAGCTTGATTTGGTTTTAACTTATACCAATGCTTATTCTGCTACTATTGTTCCTTATGTAAATGCAGGCCTTACAGACGCAGGCCCGCATATTACACAATTTAAAACCACTCTAACAAGAGAAATGAATAAGTTTTTCCGCGAAAAAGGCTGGCTTAAAGACAAGGAAGAAAACTTGTCTGGTGATGACTGTCAGGAAGGCTTGTATGTAGCATTTAATATTACTTCTCCTGGTGTTGCTTATGATGCTCAGACTAAGTCTCGTCTAGTCAAGATTGATATGAAACCATTTACGAGTGTTATCGCAGAAGAACTGGGGTATTGGTTTATAACAAATGAAAAAGACCTCAAGATTATCTGCGATAAAGCTCTTAATGCACGGAAGGCACGTGCGGCCGCAAAGAAGGCTCGTGATGCGGTAAGAGAACCTAAGAAGAAAGAAACTGGTTTGCGGGCATCTCTTGCACTTAGTAATAAATTTATTGATTGCACAAGTAAAGATCCTAAAGAGCGCAAATTATTTATTCTTGAGGGAGTATCCGCGGGTGCGGCAGCAATCGAAGCCCGCAACCCCAAAACAGATTGTATCTATTTGCTTCGTGGCAAAATTCTTAGCCCTCTGAAAAGCGATACAACAAAACTACTCCAGAACCAAGAAATCTCTGATCTTGTGCGAATTATTGGCGGAGGTTTTGGTAATACATTTGATGTCAATAAAATGAATTTTGATAAGATTGTTATTTTCAGTGATTCAGATAGTGACGGGGACCAAATTTGCCTGCTCTTAATGGGACTATTTTATACTTATATGAAAGATTTGGTTTTGGCTGGCAAACTTTATCGTGGAGCTGCCCCTCTGTATACTCTTACAAAGGGAAAGGAAGAACATTTATTCTATACTGATAAGGAGTATCGTAATTGGCAGGCTAAAAATTCTACCTCTGGCTATACCGTTCTACGAGGTAAGGGTACCGGCGAGATGAATCCAGATGATCTTCATCGACTCTGCTTTAATAGCGAAAGATTCAAGAGATTTGTAGTAGATGATCCAGAAGAGACGAATGCTCTACTGACTATTCTGCTGGGACCAGCCGTGCCTCCCCGTAAGCAGTATATCTATGATAATGCAACTGAACTGGGTTTTCATTTTGAGTAAGGAGGTAAACAAGTGAGTGAAATTTTTGATGTAAAATTTAATGACGAAAGTAGACAAGACTTCCTTACTTATAGCGAAGAAGTTCTAACTGAACGTGCGGTGCCCAGTGCGGAGGATGGTTTACTCTCATCTCAGCGCAAACTTTTATGGACTATGAGTGAGTATCTGAAAATGGACTCCTCAAGTAAAACAAAAAAGTGCCAATCTGTTGTCGGGTCGACCCTCCTTACGAGTTACTTCCACGGTGACCAGGCTTGCTACGGTGTGTTGGTAAAGATGGCGCAACCGTTCTTGATGCGGTATCCGCTAGTAGATGGCCAGGGCGCAATTGGAACTCAAGAATCTAATGATATGGTTGCTCATTCTCGTTATACCGAAGCTAAGCCTAGTGTTTATGCGGATTTAATGATGGAGAACTTCAAGAAAAATGCAGTTCCCCTCAAGCGCACGTACAATGATGAATTTGATGAGCCTATTGTTCTTCCTTCTTCATTCCCTAATGCACTGTGTAATGGTAAACAAACTATTGCTATTGGATTGAGTCATAATTCATTACCTAATAATCTATCAGAAGTCTGTGATGCACTTGTTGCTTATATGCAGAATGAAGATATTTCAATTGACGAAATTATGGGTTACCTACCTGGACCAGACTTTCCGTGCGGTGGTATTGTTGTCAATAAAAATGACATTAAAGAAGCCTTTGCAACAGGCAAATCTAAAGTATCTTTAAAGGTACGAGGCGATTACACCATCGAGGGGAATAAAATTATTTTCACAAGTATTCCTTATCGCACTTATCGTAATAGTATCAAAGAGCAAATGACCAAGTGTATTGAAGAACTTGAAACTGTTATTGCGGACTATGGTGATGAATCTAATTTGGGTAAAACAAGAATTGTTTTCAAAGTAAAACCAGGAGTTGAACCAGAAGCCGCATTACAAAAGCTCTTCAAACTGACTGATCTTCAAACCACTCTGTCTTATAATATGAACTACATTGTCAATGGAACTCCTAGACTGTGTTCTATTAAAGACTTGATGAAGGCATATGTACAACATCAAGAAAATGTGCTGTTGAATGTCACTTATTTTGATAAGGATAAGGCTGAGAAACGTATTCATGTTCTTGAAGGCATCTTAGTTGCTATTGATAAGATTGATGATGTAATTCAACTTATTAAATCTTCTACCAATAAAGCAGACGCAAGAACCAAGCTGGTAAGTTTTCTCTCTATTGATGAAGTCCAAGCTAATGCAATTCTCGATATGAAGCTGTCTCGTTTGACTAAATTGGACAAAGATGAATTGGCACAAGAGCTACAAGATAAGAAAGATTTTGTTGCGGAGTGCAATAAGATTATTGGTAGTCATGATCATCGGCTAGAGAAGATTACTGAAAAGGTTCGAAGCCTAAAGAAAAAATATGGAGATGCTCGACGTACTCAGCTGGCGCAAATTGAAATCCCCAAGGAAAGTAAGAGTAAGCCAGAGTTTATACCTGAGTCTTGCGGGATTGCGATTACAACCACGCATACCATTAAGCGCATGGCGAAAACAGCTAAACCCAAGGCCAATGAGTATTTCTTGATGAATCAAGAGACAGATACTGGTGATTGGTTAAGTGTCTTTACCGCAACGGGCAAGATGTATAAAATCCAGACCAAGGATATTCCAGAGGGTACAACTGCCTCCAAGGGGATTGGTATTGCGGCATTACTTGAGATGGGTAGTGATACTCCGGTCGCATATTTCTTACACTCCCAATTTGGTGAAGGAAGATTGTTGTTTGTAACCTCTCGTGGACAAATCAAATGTGCAAAAATGGAGGAATTTACTTCTACTCGCAAGGGCGGTGTTATTGCCACTAAACTGCGGGAAGGCGACTCAGTCACGGCAGTAATGGAGTATCATGGTGAAGATGTTGAGCTAATCACTAAAAAAGGTATGAGTATTCATTTACGTGGTAGTGATATTCCAACTCAAGGTAAGAATACATTAGGTGTAAAGGGCATGAATGTTGTAGAAGACGATTCTGTCGCACAGGTTTTGTTAATCCCCAAAGATACCATTGGATTGGTTGTAATTGCGGAAACAGGTCAAGGGAAACGTGTTCCTGTGAGCGAGCTACCGCTGCAAGGCAGAGGTGGAAAAGGTGTAAATATTACTCCTAAGAACGATTTTGCAGGTGCAGTCTTTATTACTAAAGAGGATAGTCGCATTTTATTTGTAATGCCAAGTGGAGTTAAGAGTGAGTCTGCTAGACAAATTCCTGTTCATTCTAGAGTAAATACTGGCGTGCAAATTATTAAGCCAATTGGTAAAATCGCTCATGTAGTATTGGGGTCTTAATTGACCCCTTACCGCGCGTTTGACATTTATTTAAATAAATGTTATAATAAAAATAGGGAGAAAACATATGTTTGATAAAGAAAAAATTTCTGAATTTTTCCCTGGCGCAGAGGATCTTATGATCCAGCCTATGCTAATCTGGACTTTACCTTCGAATAAGAAGGATAAACTCAGCGAGATTTGCGCCAGTGGAGAATATTTTGCTACCGAGAAAATTGACGGTGCTTTATACCAGTTCTGTCGCACCGATAAAGGCAATTATTTATTCGGCAGGACAGTGAGCGTAAAAAATGGCTTGCTAACTAACAAAATTGATAACGTGCCGCACATCAATTCTGCTCTCTCTTGTTTGCCTTGCGGCACTGTCATTGTAGGTGAGATTTATGTTCCAGGTGGCACAAGTAAAAATGTAACTTCTATTATGGGTTGCTTGCCCGCAGAAGCCATTAAGCGTCAAGACAAGCAGGGTAAGATTAAGTATTATCTCCATGACATGATTTTCTATAATGGAGAGGATATGCAATCTTGGGGTGCTGAAGCTCGTTATCAGAAGTTAGTAGAGGCATGGAATAAATTTCATCTTGAGCAGTTTGATTTCTTGCGGCTCGCGGAGAGTTTCGATACAGGTATTGAAGAGCGACTATCACAGATTCTGGCCGCAGGTGGAGAGGGTATTGTCCTAAAGAAGAAAGATGCTCCTTATTCTGAGGGTAAGCGCCCTGCATGGGCAACAATTAAGTGTAAACAAATGGATACCATTGACTTGGTATGCATTCGCACTATTGAGGCAACTAAAGAATATACAGGTAAAGAGCTTGAAACATGGCCATATTGGCAAGAACGTAGTGAACGAGATCAAAACGGTGAATATACCTGGTTATCTAGCGAAGGTCAGTATTATGAAGATTATCTGCATAATCCTCATATCTATAGACCTGTTACCAAACCCTGCTTTTATGGCTGGAAAACAGCAATCGGAATTGGTGCTTATGATGATGAAGGCAATCTCAAGGAAATTGGTACAGTATCTTCTGGTTTAACTGATGAAATGCGAGCACACCTTGATGACTATGTTGGAAAGGTCGTTGCACTACAGTGTATGAGCATCGACTGCAAGGAGAAGACTTTACGGCATCCTATTGTTAAAGCATGGCGAGATGACAAGAACGCCGCAGAGTGTAAATTGAGTGAGGTTTTTTCTTGACTTTTTCAAAAATAAATGATATAATATTTATATACTTGAGAAAGGAAAGTAGACATGGCTAAAAAAGAGATGATTAAGCTAGCTGAACAGCTAATCAAGCTAGAAAAAATCATTGATACTGGCACTAAAGAAGAAGCAGATCAGGCTCGTCTTGATACAGAAACCCTTATCACTAAAATTGTTAAAACCTATGGCTTTAAGGGAATGTTTGAAATTGACGAGTATATCTGTACACATGGTTAATAACGCTGTGAAGGCGATTATTATATATTAAGTTTTTTTGGAGGAAATTAAATTATGGCTATGAAACCCAATACTAAGGCAGTTCTAGAGTATCTGAAGAGCGTTCACGGTAAGAAGGACGTTACTGCCGCTGATGTCGCTGGTGAGCTGGGTCTGGACGTGAAGCAGGTTAATGGTATCTTTACCGCGGCTCTGCAGCGCAAGGAATATGGCTACCGTGAGGAAGTCGAGATCCAGCTGGACGATGGCACTCACGCGAAAGTGAAGACTTTACACCTGACTGATACAGGTCTGGATCTAGATCCTGATGCTGAGTAATCTAGAGTAAAAAGTTCCCGTGGAGGATAATTGAATCTTCCACGGGATTCTTGCATCTATGACAGCTCTACTTATTTTGTGCGGGTGTCTAATTGGTGTTTGTGTATTTCTTGCAGTTAAATACAAAGCCGCACAAGAAGAAGCACAAGAACGGATTAAAGTTAATCTTGCGGTTTAGCAAGAGAATGAAAATCTGGATAAAGAAAATGCACAATTGCGTATTGATCAATCTAGTCTAGTTTCAAGAATTGATGCACAGAAACAACGATTAGATGAATTACAAAGACATACGCAAATACAAACCGAATATGCAAAAATGGAAGTTAAACGTGCTCTCGATCAAGCATATGAAGGTTATTCACAAGAAATTGAACAAGAGTATAGAAGTCTGATAGACGATGAAATGAGTAGTTATCTATCTGTTTGCGAGGATGTGCGGCGAGCGGAAACCTAGCTTGAAGATCTCAAGGCTAAACAAGTTGCCTATATTCAGGAACAGCTCCGCAAAGAGAAGATTCAAAATGAATTAGACTTCTATCGTATGTTACTCACGGATAATGATAAAGACGATATAAAGAGTCTCCGTACTATACAGCAGACCTTCCACCGCAAAGAAGCCATTGACAAGATTATCTGGGAAGTCTACTACAAACCGGCTTATGACATACTCATGTCTCACTTGTTTTCTAAGGGTCAAGATAAGGTCTGTGGTATTTATAAAATTACTAGTATTACGACCGGTAAGATTTACATTGGTCAGTCGGTGGACTGCAGAACAAGGTGGCGCGATCACATCAAAGCTGCATTGGTGAACGGAAACAAAACTAACTTACTCTATTCTGCAATGTCGAAGGAGGGGCCAGAGAATTTCACATTTGAAATTCTTGAGGAAGTTCCACGACCGCAGTTAAATGAGCGAGAAAAGTATTATATCGACTTCTATCAAACTGTAAAATTTGGTATGAACAAGACGGCAGGAGGCAGCTAAGCACGTATGCAGAAAATCACTATTCAATCTGACACAACAATTTATCCTATCCAAACAATAGGTAAGTATGCTGGAACCTGTTGGGGTTCTAATACTTCTGACGCAAATAAAAATTATAAAAGAGGGCTTGACTGTATTAATTCTGGGCATGGTCGTGCTATGGAGTTTCCGCAAGTCTATATGATTATTGATGGATATAGCGCGCGAACCATGAGACAGCTTTATACACATATCGGAGGCTCTCCTACTCGACTGCAGGCCTCAACTCGATATATCAACTATGATAATTTTAGTTATACCACCCCACCTTCTGTACTCAAGGATCCCCAAGCTAAAGATAGATATGACCAAATTATGTATCAAATTTCTGAGGCTTATAAAGACCTTGAAGCATGGGACATTCCTAAAGAAGATTGTGGACTAATTTTACCTCTAGGCATGGAGTCTAAAATGGTATTCCGCACGAATTTGCGGCAACTTATTGATATGTCACATGAGAGACTTTGTTCTCGTACTTATTGGGAATTTCGTCTACTTATGAAAGATTTGATGCAAGCTCTATCTGAATATTCAGAAGAATGGGCTTATTTGGTTAAAAATTATTTCAAACCCAAATGTGAGGTATATGGTTATTGCACTGAAAAGTTTACTTGTGGCCGCATGCCCTGTAAAAAAGATCCCGCGCAAGAAAAGCAAGAGAAAGAAGTAATTGCGGCAGTCGAGCCAGTCGCTAAAGCACCTGGGTTTATGGAGTCTCTCCGCAAGCTTGTCCGCAGCTACCTGACTTGACTTTTGCTTAAAAATATGGTATAATATTATTAGAAAATGTATAAAGGAGAAATTTTTCAATGAAAAAGAATATGACTAATGAAGCGTTTGTTACAGGTTATATTTATAGTCACGATTTGAAGGAGAAGGTCACTGGCGCCACTTCTAAGAATCCTGGTACTGAGTTTATTCAGGGTACTCTGAATATTGTGACCGATAACGCGGGTCTGAACGTCGTTCCCATTTATTATAGTTATGTGACTGCTACGACTAAGAATGGTGGCCCCAATAACACCTATAACGTGTTAAAGAATATCATCGACGGTAAGTTTAAGACTGTTATGAATGATGGCAAAGAGAATGCGACGATGGTTCGTTGCAACACTGCCATTGAGCTGAACGATTGGTTTGACCAGCGCAACAACGATGCTCTTGTTTCTACTAAGCGTCTAACTGGTGGTTTCATTCATGTTGAGACTGCGCTGCCGGAGGACGAGAGCAAGCGTGCTACCTTTAAGGTTGATATTGTTATTACCAATGTGCGGGAGCAGGAAGCTGACGCTGAAAAGGGCATTCCCGCAAAGGTGATTATTAAGGGCGCTGTGTTTAATTTCCGTAATGCGCTGCTGCCTATGGAGTTCTCCGCTACTGATCCGGCTGCTATGAATTACTTCCTGAGTCTGGATGCGTCTAATTCTAATCCTATCTTTACTCAGTTCTGGGGCGAGATTATTTCTCAGACTATTGTGAAGGTGACTACTGAGGAGTCTGCATTCGGTGAGGCTCTGGTGAAGGAGACTCGTTCTTCCTATAAGGATTACGTCGTGAAGGGCGCCAAGCCTGATCTGTATGAGTGGGATACCGAGGATTCCATTCTGGGTTCTGAGTTTGCGGCAGCCATTGCCGAGCGTGAGGTTTATCTGGCTGCGGAAAAGCAGCGTACTATGGAGTATCGTGCTTCTAAAGGTAATGCTATTACTGCAACTGCTGCTGTTAAGCCTGCCACTGGTGGCGTCGTTACCGCGAAGGGCACCTATAATTTCTAAGAAAAGGAGATAAAGGAGTATGGCAATTAATTTAACCGCACTAAAACCGAATGTGGTTAGTCGTGATTTGTCGGGGTATATTACCTTCCTGTATGGCGCCCCAAAAGTCGGGAAAACTACTCTGGCAACCCAGATGCCTAAAGCATTATTACTAGCATTCGAGCCCGGATACCACGCCTTACCGGGCGTAATTGCCCAGGATATTACTTCCTGGAGTGAAATGCGGCAAGTCCTGCGGGAACTAAAAAAGCCAGAGGTAAAGGAAATGTTCCAGTCTATTGTAGTGGATACAGTAGATATTAGCGCGGATTACTGTAAGAAGTATGTTTGTAGCCAACATGGAATTGAAGATCTGGCCGATGCCGGTTATGGTAAGGGTTATACTTGGTTTAAGGATGAATTTAATGACGTATTCCGTACTCTTTCTCAACTTGGATACGCCGTAGTTTTCCTTGGACACGATAAGGAAATCGTGAGTGAAGATGGTAAGACTAAGATTATTCGCTCTGCCTTGAATAATTCTACTCGTACAGTAATTGCAGGCATGAGTGACTTGTATGGCTATGCGCATCAAAAGGAAGCTGGACAAATGAGTGTTCTGACGCTTCGTTGTTCTGACGGTTCTATTGAGTGCGGCGGTCGATTTAAGTACATTGACGAAGAAATCCCCATGAATTATCAGAGTCTTGTTGATGCAGTTCGCAGGGCCATTGATAAGGAAGCTGCTGAGCATGGTAATAAGTTTGTCACGGATGAACGTATTGCTCCAGTTCCTAAGACAGAAGCTCTGGATTATGATGCTCTGATGGCTGAGTTCCAGACTCTGGCTGGTGAGCTAATGACAAAGAGTTCTAGCAATGGCGTTAAGATTACTAGTATCGTTGAGCGGTATTTAGGCAAGGGCAAGAAAGCCAGTGAAGCAACACCAGATCAGGTCGAAATGCTCAACCTAATTATTCTTGAAATGCGTGACTTGAACAAGTGAAATAGCGAGGGGAGGAGAAATTCTCCCCTCATTAAAGTAAAGGAGGAATTGCTATCGCACACTGGGTTAAATGTTTTTATTGCGGCAAGCAGTTTGACCGCGACAAAGTAAGTTGCGTAGCTGTTCCCGGCAAAAGACGCTACGCGCACAAAGAGTGTTATGATGCTGAAAATCCACCCAATGAAGATTTAACTGCACTTGAGGAATATATTAAACAATTATTTGGTTATGATAAGTTGCCAGATAAGGTAAATAGGCAAATTCAAAAATACGCAACTGAAAATCAATTTACCTATACGGGTATGTTGAAAAGTTTGCGATATTTCTATGAAATAAAGCATGGCGATAAAACAAAAGCTAATGGAGGCGTGGGTATAATCCCCTATATCTACCCCGAAGCGGCTGAGTATTATTACCACATCTGGCTAGCGCAACAAGAAAATATAGAAAGAATTAACGAAATATATACTATGAATACAATAGAAATTCCAGTGGTTGAAATCCATATACCTTCCCCTAGCCGCAAACCAATGAAGAGAAACAGGAGATTATTTACATTTCTTGAGGAAGGGAGCGATGAAGCATAAGCAGTAATTATGTTGACACAGTTGCTGTAATGCAAGTCATAGGGTCTGTTTTTAATGACCCCAAAATCCTTGAAGAACAAGATAAATATGTTATCAGAGAAGAGGATTTCACAGAGGAGTTTCACAAGATTGTATTCGGCGCTATGTATAATATCGTTGTTCTTGGTGGTAGTGTAAATCTTGAGACCATTGTTGATTATTTATCTACTCGTCCTAAGTTTTATGGTGTTTTCCAACAAAATAAGGGTGTTGAATATATTACCAAGGCATCAGAATTTGCAACAAGAGACACATTCAATTATTATTATACGAGACTCAAGAAAATGACCTTGCTGCGGGCATATGATAATTACGGTGTAGACGTTAGTTTTTTATATGACCCTACTAATGTTCTTGATACCAAGAAGAAACAAGAGCAAGAAGAGTGGTTAGATAGCACTAGCGTAAAGGACATTGTCAATTTAATAGATGAACGCATTGATAGAATTAAGTCAGAATACGCTGACGAAGAATGCGGCGACGGGTATCAAGCCGGCGAAGGAGCACTTGAATTAATTGATAGGTTCAAACAGGCTCCAGAAGTAGGCATTCCTCTTTATGGTTCTTTAATCAATACTGTAACGCGGGGAGCTAGACTTAGAAAATTTTATTTACGGTCAGCTGCGACCGGCCTAGGCAAGACTCGCGCTTTAGTAGCTGATGCATGTAACTTTGCTAGCGATGAGATCTATGAGCCAGCTTTTGATATGTGGATTAAAAATGGCAAGAAAGAACCAACTTTATTTATTGCGACAGAGCAAGACCTAAGTGAAGTGCAAACCATGGCTATGGCTTTTCTTGCCGATGTAAATGAGGATCATATCCTTACAGGCAGATATGAACAAGGTGAAGAAGAACGAGTTAGATATGCTGCGAAAAAACTATCTGAAATATCTCTTTGGATAGAAGAAATGCCAGATTTTTCCCTGCAAGATGTTGAAAATGCAATTAAAAAGTATATTCGCGAGCACGATGTGCGCTATGTCTGTTTCGACTATATCCAAACTAGCATGAAGATTCTTGAAGAAATTACTCGTCGTAGTGGAGGAGTAAAACTTCGTGAAGATAATATCCTATTTATGTTATCTACTAGATTAAAAGATCTTTGTAACCAGTATGGAATATTTATTATTTCAGCTACCCAGCTTAATGCTAGTTATCAAGATTCGGAGACTCCAGACCAAAACCTTCTACGAGGCTCGAAGAGTATAGCGGATAAGGTAGACGTTGGCGCAATAATGCTAGAGCCTACAAAAGATGATCTAGTTAAAATCGAACCTATAGTAGCTTCTTCTTCAAGATTTAAGGTTCCTAATATGAAAATTTCTGTATATAAAAACCGTCGTGGTTCTTATAAAGGAGTTTATCTATGGTGCGATGCTGACTTGGGTACTTGTCGTATTCAACCTATGTTTTGTACAAACTACAGACATGAACTAAAGCCAATAGAAGATATAAAAATTATGGTGGACGATGAGCCATCTGCGTTTTAAAAGGAGAATAACATGAAGAATAAGAATGATAAAGTTGCAACCTATAAGATGTCTCAGGTCTGCTATGACCGTATCCTCAAGACACGGCGCGGTGAAAGTGAGAAGCGTATGGAGCCAAACAAATTCGTGTGTCTGTATGTTAATCAGACATATGGTCTAAAGCAAAAGGTAACTCAAATTATCGTGGAGGGATAATAAATGGCTTGCTACTATAATAAGGATGAACTTAAAAATTCACTTGAAATTGAACAAGTGTATGATCTATTAGATGTTTTAGGCGGCAATCCTTCTTATAGTGGTGATGATGTTATTATCTCTGATACAATTTGTCACAATCTTCCAAATGAAGGCAGTCATAAACTTTACTATTATAATAGTACAAAATTGTGTCATTGCTATACTAGTTGCGGTAGCTTTGATATATTTGAATTAGTTATTAAAGTAGCTAAATTACAATGGCACAAAGAATGGGAACTATATGATGCAATGCATTATGTAGCACAGTATTTTGGTATTGAAGGAGAAACCCCGCAAGAGGAAATAGAGGAGCTACCCGATTGGAGTTTATTTGATAGACATAGTTTCTCATTACCACAATCTTGCGGCCAGACTATCCAGTTACCAGAGTACAATCCCGTTATTTTGACTAAGTTTGCCTATCCTCGCATTATGTCTTGGGAGGATGAGGGCATCTCCGCAAAAGTGGCTCGCCGCAATCTTATAGGCTATTATCCCGCAACTGAACAAATCACAATCCCGCATTTTGATATAGATAATCGCCTTGTAGGTATTCGTGGTAGATTTTTAGGTGCGGATATGGCCGATCGGTTTGGTAAATATCGACCACTTGTTGTAAATGGAACACAGTATTCTCACCCTTTGAGTATGAATCTGTACAATCTAAACAATAGTAAAGAAAATATTTCTCAAGCTAAAGTCGCAGTTGTCTATGAATCAGAAAAGAGCTGTATGAAACACAGTTCATTTTACAGCGCCGCAAATGATATTTCAGTAGCTTGTTGCGGAAGTAATCTATCAGTACAACAGGTGCAAATATTAGTGCGGTTGGGAGTGCGCGAATTAGTAATTGCATTTGATCGTGACTTCGTGGAAATTGGTGATGATGAATTTCAAAGACTAAAGAAAAAGTTAAAAAGTATTTATAAAAAATACAACAATGAGATAAAGATAACTGCTATATTTGATAAGGAATGTATTACCAGTCTGCATTCCTCTCCTATTGATGAAAGTAAGGATAAATTTGAGTATCTTCTCAAGAATAGAATTGTTCCAAAATGAGGACAAAATAAGATAATTTATATAGCAGTTTTTTCAAAATATATAGGTAATGTTTAGAAAGGACAGTGAGCATGGATTATAAATTAATCGCAGAACGAGACCCAAATTTAACTGCTACCGAATAGGTACTAGTAAACAGGGGATTTTTGCGAGAGAATATCTCTCACTATTTAAACACTACTGATGCAGACAATCTACCTTTTACATTAATTGATAACATTGAATAGGGTGCAAAAATGCTACTGCGCCACCTCGCAGACGAGAAGCCTATTTGGTGCATTGTGGACGCTGATGCCGATGGATACTGCTCAAGTGCTATCTTGTTGAATTATCTTCATCGTTTGGTACCCAGCATTGTAGAGAATAAAATTATTTATACTCACCACCCAGGCAAGCAACACGGTATCTTCCTTGAACAAATGCCCGCTGGAGTAGGACTAGTTATAGTACCAGATGCTGGATCTAATGATCTGGAGGCCCATCACATCCTACGAGAATAGGGGATTGATGTTCTAGTTATTGACCACCACCAAGTAGATGAATTATCAAAAGACGCAGTAATTATCAATAATTAGATGTGCGGCTATCCTACTAAATCACTATGCGGTGCCGCGATGGTATATAAATTCTGTCAATGTTTGGATGCAATGCTAGGCAATCGGTGGGCAGATGACTATATCGACCTTGTTAGCTTGGCACTCACCGCAGATGTTATGGATTTGCGTGACTATGAAACAAGATACCTTGTGAACAGAGGGTGTAACGAAATCCGCAATCCATTTCTCAAAACAATGGTATTTCGTCAGTCCTATTCATTAGGTGACGAAGTAACATCAATAGGTGAAGCATTTTATATTGCGCCTTTGGTTAATGCCGTAACACGAGTTGGCACGCTTGATGAAAAGTTCTTATTATTTGACTCTATGCTGGAATGGAAAGCTTATAACCTAGTACCTTCAACTAAACGAGGTTGTAAGGGTCAAACAGAACAGCTTGTTGAGCAATCGGTGCGAACTTGTACTAATGTAAAAAGTAGACAAACACGATTACAAGATGCAGCTATGGAACAGTTAGACGAATTTATTCAAGATTGTGGATTGTTAGACAATAAGTTACTTATTATTCAAGCAGGAGATTTTCCTATTGATAAGGGTCTAACAGGATTAATTGCTAATCGTTTTATGGCAAAATATCAACGTCCAGTTATGTTGCTAAATAAAATCATTGATGAAGCTGGAACTTACTGGTCTGGTTCAGCAAGAGGATACGATAAGTCAAAGCTAAGAGATTTTCGTCAGTTTTGTCTTGATTCTGAATTAACAGAACTTGCGGCGGGCCATCCCAATGCATTTGGCGTTAGTTTTACTGATGAAAATTTGAAAAAGTTTATTGATTGGTCAAATAAGCAACTTACGGATTTTGATTTTACACCATCATATGATGTAGATTTTGTATACACTGCAGACGATTTCAACGGCAAGGATATCCTTGATGTTGCCGCAATGAAATCACTATGGGGACAGGGAATCCCAGAAGCTAAAATTGTCATTAAAGGCTTGCGGGTTCCTAAAGAAAAACTCACCCTTATGGCGCGTGATACTAGACCTACATTAAAAATTACTCTTAATAATGGTGTTGACTGCATCAAATTCAAGTCAAGTGAGGAAGAGTTTGATAAATTTTACTCGGAATCTGGTTGTGTGACAGTAGATATTCTCGGTACTTGCAATTCTAATTCTTACCGAGGTTCTACCAAGCCCCAAATTTTTATTGAGAATTATGATATTATAAACCGCCAAGATTATTATTTTTGATTCTCAATCGCACAACGGACTTGAGCCTAAAAACTCAAGAAAGGAAGCGATTTTATGAAGAAACGCTTAATTACAACAATAGTAACAATTATTTTAGCTTTGTCTATGGGATTTAGCTTTGCGATTTCACAAGCAAACTCTGTATACGCAGATGACCTTGAAGGTGTAACAATTTATTCAGATGCAGAAATTAAACAAATTAATCTTAAAGTGTCTGATGCGCAAGAGCGAATTATCGCCGCAAAGCAAATGGATGAAAGCGCTAAAAAATTAGGATATGAATATACGCATGATATTCGTGTCCTTGCCCGCCAAGAATTAGCATCGGCGCAAGCTGATTATGAAGAATATACAGCTAAGCAAAAGGAAGCTAAGTGGTCTCCAATGATGCGGGAATATCCTGTTGCGACTATTGTTTGGAAGTACCTTATTGATAAGGGATATAGTGAAGTAGTTTCCGCCGCAGTTATAGGTAATATGATGACGGAAGTGGGAGGAAACACATTATCTCTTGATTATACACTTGGAAGTGCCAAATTTTATGGCATTTGTCAATGGAAGTTAAAATATTGCAGCGAAGTGTATAAAGAGGACTTACAAGGTCAATTGGCCTATCTAAATAAAACAATGGAACAAGAATTTAATACTTTTGGCAATCAGTATAAGAAAAATTTTAATTATAGTGATTTCCTTGAGATGACAGATGTGCGGCAAGCCGCTCTAGCTTTTTCGAAGTGCTATGAACGCAATGAAGAAGGGAGTTACGCTAAACGGCAGGACAATGCGGTCACCGCATATGAGTATTTTGTGGAGAATTAAATGTAAGCCAAGTAGATATTGTTGTCTACTTGGCTTTTTTTCTTTATGCTGACTGGGACGCTTGCGGCGACAGACACGAATCAAAATAGGGTTTAGGTATTTTTTTTAGGTAAAACCTACTTTAAAAATTGACTTTTTTTCAAAATTATGCTATAATATTTATAGAATAGGAGGAATATAGAGTATGGAATTTAATACCCTAAAACAACTAACAGTAGAATTTAATCCTCAGTTATATGAATCTAGTGTACTAGTTTTTAAGTTTGATCCAAATACCTGGTCTCTTGACGAAGCTAGGGATATGTTCAATCAACTTAAAACAATATATCCAAAAGCAATATGTATTCCTCAGGGGACTGATTTAAATTGGATGACAGAAAAAGAATTTGATAAATGGGTAGATCAGGTAAAAGAAGAATCATGGAGGAGGGGCCAAAGTGGAATTAACTCCTAAACAACTTGCGGGCCTACATGAAGTTGTAAACCGCTATAAACGTGGAGAAAAGTTCAGTGTGATCTCCGGCTATGCTGGGGTAGGAAAATCTACTTTAGTTAAGTTTATTATAGACGCGCTTGAAATTTCTCCAGACGCAGTTCGATACATTGCTTATACTGGAAAAGCGAGTGAAGTGCTGAGAAAAAAAGGTAATCCAAATGCCATGACTGCACATAAATTGCTATATTATAGTAAACGTATGGCAGATGGGCATTTTGTATATAGAGAGAGGCCACATTTAGAGGGAAACCCTGCTCTTATTGTAGTAGACGAAGTTTCAATGCTTCCAGCTAGTATGTGGAATCTTTTAATCAAACATCCAGTTCACATTCTAGCACTCGGAGATCCATTCCAGATTCCCCCCATTCATGCTAAAGATGATAATCATCTTCTAGAGAAACCGCATGTATTTCTAGACGAGGTAATGCGACAAGCACAAGAAAGTGATATTATTTGTCTTAGTATGGATATTCGTGAAGGTAAGTTCATTACGCCTCATACGGGGCATGATGCAAATGTTGTTCTTAAACAAGATTTATTTGATGGAATGTATGAGTGGGCAGATCAGATAATTTGTTCGACGAATCGCACTCGCATGAATATCAATCGTATAGTTAGAGAAATAAATGGATTTGGCCCATTGCCGCAAGTAGGTGATAAAGTTATCTGCCTCCGTAATGCATGGAACACTTGTTCTCTAATTCAAGAAAATCCTTTAGTAAATGGTTCGATTGGTTGGATTACAGACATTGAAGAAGATGAAAAGGAATATCTCCTTGGTTTTGGTGAAAAGCCAATTACAGTTCCTACCTATAATATTTGTCTAGAGACAGATGACCATGATATTTATGAAGATATTATCGTAGATAAACTCTCTCTTGATGAAGGTAAGAAATTTTTAACTCCGCGTCAAGAATATTTGGCTAGCAAGGATAAACGAAATGTTTGGGACTTGCCACTTGAGTTTAACTACGGGAGCGCCATTACTGGGCATAAGGCGCAAGGAAGCCAGTGGGGGAAAGTATTAGTTCAGGAAGAAGACTTTCCATTCGAATCAGTGGAACATAGACGCTGGCTTTATACGGCTTGTACTCGGCCAGAGGACAAATTAACATTGGTATTAAATCAATAAGGAGAAAATATATGAAAGGCATTGTTTGGGGAAAGACATTTGCTTCTGCGGCTAATAAATTTGATCAAATAGCAATACAATATGAACAACTTCATATTAATCCAATTAGAATAACTAAATCTAAAACTGGAACTGAATACATAATCACCTATGAAAATGGAGATTGCTGGCGTACCTGTTGTGGAAATATATCTAGTCGAGGATATAAAAGCAATATTTCCTATATTGATATGAATATTCCTAACGAAATCATTGAAACTATTATTTTGCCTTCTACTACTAGTCCTCCATACCAAGGAATTATCTATTATTAATAAGGAGGGATTAAATGGTTTTTCCTGGCAGTTTACATAATCACACGCACTACAGCAATACAAGACTCCGCGACTGTATCATCAAAGAAACCGACTTAATCGACTCTGCCATCTCTCTTGGACACAATGCCGTCGCTATAACCGACCATGATTGTCTATCTGGCCACTTGAAAGCATTAAAATATTATCGTAAAGTTAAAAAAGACCATCCTGATTTTAAACTTATTCTTGGTAATGAGATATATCTGTGTCGTGATGGTTTGAATCCAGATAATTTTACAACAGGAGATAGATATTGGCATTTCATTCTCTTAGCAAAGGACGAAGAAGGTCATAAACAATTGAGAGAGCTATCTACCCGTGCGTGGCTCCGCAGTTATGTTGCAAGAGGTATGCGACGAGTACCTACTTATTATAGTGACCTTATTGACGTAATAGATAATAATAAAGGACACCTTATTGCTAGTACAGCTTGTTTGGGCAGTTGGTTAGATTATCAATGCTTAGAGTTAGCTAAATCCTGGAATGAAGAACTGGCCGCCCATGTTCGTAATTGGTGTAAACAAATGGTTCAATTGTTTGGAGAAGGTAATTTCTATATTGAATTACAGCCACCAATGAACAAAACAAGTGAACAGTATAAAGTTAATCAAATTTTGTTACAATTCGCGTTTGAATTAAATATTCCTTGGATAGTTACAACTGATAGCCATTATGTATCCGCAGAAGATAGAGAAATTCATAAAGCATATTTAAATTCACAAAATGGTGAACGTGAAGTTGATAGTTTTTATGCTACTACCTATATGATGGATACAGAAGAACTTGAAGCTCATTTTGATTTTCCACTTCAAGAAGCATATTTAAATATTCAAAAAATAATTGATATGTGCGGCAATGACTATGAGTTAGAGCGGTCCTTAAAAATTCCACATTTAGCGTGGAAAGAATTTCATCCTCAAACCAATCCCGCAGAATGGGTCAGTCGCATTCCGCAACTGATGAATTTTATTACTTCTAGTTATGTAGGTGATAGAGAACTTGTTAAGGCTATTATTGAAGCGATAGAAAAGGATGAACGTTTGCAAACAAAAGAAACGTATGATACTGTCAATGATTGTCTTGATAAAATATGGGAATCATCAAATGTTAATAAGGCGCATTGGAGCGCATATCTTCTAAATCTTCAAAAAATTATTGATTGTTGTTGGGATGCTGGTTCAATAGTTTTACCTGGCCGCGGTTCTGGGGTTGGATTTATCTTATTGTATTTATTACAAATCACGCAAATAAATCCATTATGGGAAACCGTCAAAACATATAGTTGGAGATTTTTGAATCCTAGCCGTGTGTCTCCATTGGATGTAGACTTTGATATTGAAGGTGGACGACGTGCACAAGTCTTATCAAAATTCCGTGAAGTATATGGCGAAGATAGAGTGTCTAATGTTATTACATTTGCAGTTGAAAAATCTAAAAGTGCTATATTGACTGCGGCGCGCGGTCTTGGTATTGATATTGATGAAGCACAATATGTTGCTTCTCTTGTTCCAGCAGATCGTGGTATTATTCGTACTCTAGATCAATGTTATTATGGAGACAAAGAAAATGGTTTTGAGCCAATTCGTCCATTTGTTAATGAGATGAACGCGAGGCCAGAGTTATGGAAAACTGCACATAAAATTGAAAATTTAATTTGTCGTACTGGTATCCATGCGGGTGGAGTTATTTTTGTAGATGAGCCGTTCGTAGAATCAACTGCTTTAATGCGTGCGCCGGACGGTACGATTGTCACAGCATACGAGCTCCATGATTGCGAAGCTGTCTCACTTATCAAATATGACGCGTTGTCAGTGAATGCTGCAGATAAAATTCATACTTGTCTTGATTTATTAATAGAAGATGGTTTAATTGAGCAGAAACCTACTCTTAAAGAAACATATGAGTCTGTAATTGGCGTTTATAATCTAGACAGGACTAGTAAACGAATGTGGGATATGGTAAATAACCATGAAATTCAATCTCTATTCCAAATGGAAAAATCAAGTGGAATACAGGGTATCGCATTGACGCATCCACAAAGTGTAGAAGACTTAGCCCACTTAAACTCTGTTATTCGTCTTATGGCGCAGGATAAAGATGCAGAACAGCCGCTTCAAAAATATGCCAGATTTAAAGACGATATTAAACATTGGTATAAAGAAATGTCTGACGCTGGACTAACCGAGCAGGATCAAAAAATATTGAAACCTTATCTTGAAGGCTCTTATGGAATTTGTGAATCTCAAGAGCTATTTATGAGCCTAGTCCAAATTCCTGAATGTGGGGGCTTCGACCTAAACTTCGCAGACCGCCTCCGCAAATCCATTGCAAAAAAGAACCCCGCAGAATTTGATGCCCTAACTAAAGAGTATTTTGAAACAACAGAACAAAAAGGTTTGAGTCCCGCTCTCTGTAACTATGTTTGGAATACGTTAGTCTCGACTAGCCGAGGATATGGCTTCAACTTGAGTCATACTCTAGCTTATTCACTCGTAGGTCTACAAGAAATGAATTTAGCATCTAGATTTCCGATTATCTATTGGAACTGCGCTTGTCTTATCACAGACGCTGGTAGCGAGGATGAATCAGCGGATTATTCAAAAATAGCCAAAGCAATAGGAAAGTTTAAAGATTCTGGTGTTGAAGTTTCTCTTCTTGATATTAACAAGTCTGGTTTTGATTTTAAACCAGATGCCGCAAATAATCGCATCCTGTATGGTTTAAAGGGCGCCGCAAACATTTCTGATGATTTCATTAAGCAAATTATAGCTAATCGTCCTTATGTCTCAATGTATGACTTCTATGCGCGAGTGCATCCCAAGGCGCAGCAAATGGTCTCCCTAATTAAAGGTGGCGCATTTGACTCTCTAGGGCCTCGCTATCAAGCTATGGTTGAATATGTATGGTTAAAATGCGATAAGAAAAAACGCATTACTTTACAAAACCTTCCTGGTTTAATTCGCTATGGTTTGTTGCCCGAAGACACCACAGAGCGTATCGAGGCCCGCAGGTTCTATGAGTTTACTCGTTATCTCAAAGCTGAATGTAAATACCTTCCTGATCCAAGTATGTATTTAGCTAATGACATAGTAATTGAGTTTCTTAATACTCATGATTTGTCTGACCTCTTGATTGTCAATACAGAGTCTCGCCGCACATTTATAGACGTTAAAATGTGGGATAAGGTATATCAAAAGCAAATGGACGTTTTCCGCGACTGGATAGCAAGTGATAAAGAAGGTATTCTCAATGCCCTCAATGATACAATCTTTATGGAGGAATGGGAGAAATACGGCAAAGGTAACCTCTCGTCCTGGGAGATGGACGCCCTATGTTTTTACTACCATCCGCATGAGTTGATCGATGCTAATACTTATAAGTACGGTATTAGTAATTACAAAGACCTGCCAGAAGTCCCTGTCGTTGAAAGAATATATCAACGAGGCAATGCTTCTATTCCCATTTATCGTTTGAATAAAATTTGCGGCACTTGTATTGCAAAAGATAAAGCAAAGTCTACTGTATATCTACTCACAACACAAGGTGTAGTTACAGTAAAATTTACAAAAGAATATTTCTCCATGTTTGATCGCCGCATTTCTACTATTGATCCAACTACGGGAAAAAAGAAATTCCTTGAAAATAGTTGGTTTAATCGTGGCAGTATGATAATGGTAAAGGGTTTTCGTAGAGAAGATATGTTCGTATCTCGCAATTATGCGGCATCGCCTGGACACCAGCTCTATCGTATCACGCAAGTCTTACCTAATGGAGACTTAGAACTACAAGGAGAAAGAGTAAAAGGAGAAGCTGAGGAAGATGATGAAGTATAAAGTGATCGCGCTGGTTGGTAAGGCCGGCGCAGGAAAGGACTCTTTGCTTGAGGAAGTTTTAACAGGTAATCTAGGAAAATATGATTTACATGAAATTGTAAGTTATACGACCCGTGAACCTCGTCAAGGAGAGATTGATGGACTAAGTTATCATTTTGTAGACAAGTATACATTTGCAGATATGGTACATGATGGTAGAATGTTAGAGTATACAAAATTTAATAACTGGATGTATGGAACGGCACTTGATTCTCTATCCGCAGAAAAAACTAACATTGGTGTATTTAATCCAGCAGGAATTATCTCTTTAATGAATAGACCTGATATTGATTTATATGTTATCTATATTACTGCAACGGATAAGGAAAGACTGATTAGACAATTAACAAGAGAAAAAGAACCTGATGTGCGGGAAGTGCTCCGCCGCTATGACGCCGATGAAGATGATTTTTATTTATTCGAGCAGCACACTATCGGAAAGTTAGCGCATTTTACTCGCATTGAAAATGGCGACCATTTACTGTGGCGTGCTCTTGATGCTCTTGAGAAAACCTTGGACAAAATTGTTTAATCCTCTTGAGCGATTTTTTAAATAAAGTATATACAAGATTTAGGAGGAAAAAATAATTGACTATACAAGATTTTGTTGGAAAGAATAATCCAATTGGTGAAGCCATCTGGTCAAAGAAATATCAACGTGCAGGAGAGACGTTTGATCAATGGCTTGATAGAGTGAGTGGTGGAGATACAGATGTGCGGCGGCTCATTGCGGAGCGCAAGTTCTTATTTGGTGGCCGTATCCTCTCCAATCGTAATCTCCAGGATGAAGAGCGGGTAACGTATTCAAACTGCTATGTAGTCTCGCCTCCTGAAGATAATCTAGAGTCTATTTATCAAACCTGTTCTAATCTTGCGCGAACCTACTCTTATGGCGGAGGATGCGGAATTGATATTAGTAAACTTGCGCCGGCAGGTGCGCGTGTCCGCAATCAAGCAAAATCTACGAGCGGTGCAGTTAGTTTTATGGACACGTTTAGCCAAGTGACTCACCAGATTGGACAGAGGGGCAGACGCGGGGCCTTGATGATCTCGATCGATGCTAGACATCCCGATCTTCCAGAGTTTATTAGTATCAAAAATGATTTAACCAAAGTCACTGGTGCGAATATTTCTGTAAGAGTTCCCAATGATTTTATGCAAGCTGTGATAAGTAATGAAGATTGGGAGATGTCCTTCACTCGCAAAGAAACTGGTGAAACCATTACTCGCACCATGCCCGCAAAAGAATTGTATCGTGCTCTATGCGAGAATAATTGGAATTATGCGGAACCTGGTATGTTATTCTGGGACAATATTGAAAAGTATAATATGCTGTCTAACGATCCGGAATTCCAGTTTGCCGGGACTAACCCTTGTGCCGAGGAGCCATTACCCGCGGGTGGGAGCTGCCTTCTGGGGGCAATGAACTTAGCCGAGTTTGTAGATTCTACCGATCCAGACCAGCCGAAATTTGACTGGAAAGAATTCATCAATGCAGTTGGAATTGCAACTCGTGCCTTGAATGATGTCCTTGATGAAGGTTTACCTCTCCATCCTCTAAAAGAACAAAGAGACAGCGTGCGCGACTGGAGGCAGGTGGGCTTGGGAATCATGGGTCTAGCTGATCTCCTCATTAAGCTAGGTATCCGATACGGGTCAGAAGAAGCCATTTATCTGTGTGATGAAATTGGATATGCAATGGCTAGAGCCGCAATCAATGAGAGCTCTCTCTTGGCTATTCACAAGGGTAAGTATAACAAATGTAAGAATGATTTACTTGTTGAAACGCCCTTCTTTTATAACCATTGTGTCCAAGGTATACAAAGTACAAAACTGCTTGAGAGAGTGCGGCGGACAGGTCTCCGCAATAGTCAACTACTTACTATCGCACCCACAGGAAGTATCTCCACTATGCTTGGTGTAAGTGGAGGTCTTGAACCAATCTTCGCTTATTCATATACCCGCACAACAAAGTCTCTCTCTAATAAAGATGAGATTTATGCTATGCATCCGCAAGTTGTTGCTGATTATATGATTAAGCACAATTGTACTAAGCGAGAAGATTTGCCTGATTATTTTGTATTTTCTGAGGACATTCCTGTGCAGGAGCGCATTGGGATGCAAGCTATCTGGCAAGAACACATCGATGCTAGTATCTCCTCTACGATTAATCTGCCCAATTCCGCAACGGTTGAAGATGTTGAAGATTTGTATAGATATGCTTGGGAAAATAATCTCAAGGGCGTAACTGTTTACCGTGCGGGCTGCGCTAGAGAGGGTATCCTAGTTAAAGATTCTGATAAGCCAATCGAAAAAGAAGTCTCTCTGGCACGAGGCGAAATTATCAAGTGTTCAGATCAGCTCATTGGCAGAAAACGCAAACTACAATCTGGTTGCGGCAGCCTTCATGTCCAGGCTTGGTTTGATCCCAACTCTGGTAACCTGATGGAGGTATTCCTGAGTAAAGGATCGACAGGAGGATGCGCGAATTTTATGACAGGGCTCAGCCGCATGGTATCAATAGCGGCTCGCGCAGGTGTAAGTGTTAAAGACATTAAAGATCAGCTTGATAGTACAGGCGTCTGTCCAAGTTATGCTACCCGCAGAGCAATTTCACAAGATACGTCCCCTGGCTCTTGTTGTCCTATGGCAGTTGGTAATGCGCTGGTAGAAATGGAACAAGAAGTAAAATGCGAGTTAGGTGTATATACAAGTGACCAAATTACACGAACGACTGAGCTAAAGCAAGAGAAACAAACTATTATCAATGTTTGTCCAGAGTGTGGTGCTGAGATTTCACATGAGAATGGTTGTATTCAATGTAAGTCTTGCGGCTGGAGTAAATGTGATTAATGAAATACTCACAAATAACTGTACTACCAAATCAAGTTGAGTTTCATACTGCCGCGGAGGGAGACCTCGCCGCAAAAGAATTTAACCTATTTGATTTAAACGACCTAATTACAGCACTTGATGAATTATCTTCACCTATTTTAACTATTAATCATGGTGAGCCACTAAGTGAGGATAATTTATTTCTTACTGATTTGGTGATACATGAGGTGCTCCGTGTTATACCACATACTCGCATTTATGTGTATACTCATTTAAATCCAGAAGAATTAAAATCGCTTGGAGGTAATAACCATTATAAGGAAATTTCCTCAAATTCATTAATTCTTCCTTATGAAATAAAGGAGAAATGACCTGATGACCATTTATGAATTAAATCAGATAAATTATGGTAAACTGCCGCCATTGAGTGAGAAAGATCTTGCGGCTGCGGACCAGACAATTGCAGATTTCTTGAATTGGCATCGTGCAAATTATTATATGCTACTTAATCACGAGTTGAGGTATTTTACTCTATTTCATCAAGAGTCTCCGCAATTTAGGCACATTACTCGCGATAATATCCTCGCAATTCTGCAAGAACTTGGTGAGATTAAGTCCATTGAGAAAACAAGTGATGAAATGGCGCTTGAATGTTGGGTAACATTAAATAATGATCCCGAAGATACCCATGCATTTGTGCTGTTTGACTATGATAGAGGAGTAGTTGAATCAAAATGATTATTGTCGATTATAGACCTGGAATGGTTGGTTTAACTGGTATTTATGTATATGAAACTACTGAAACCACGGGAGTTAAAATGTATCAGCTATCAAATGACCGGAATAAATTTAAAGATGCGCTAACTGATTTATGTTATGCGGAAGTTAAAATGTATCAGTTATCAAATGACTGGAATAAGTTCAAGGATGGACTAACTGATTTATGTTATGCGGAAAATAACTTCGATGTGGTTTTTTATGGGAATGCAAATACCATTCCATATACAGAAGACGAATTAAAACAAGAGTTTAAAGATTTTGAACACAAAAAATATGCAAATGCGGCGAACCTCAATATCCGCATTGAAGTGTGCTAAAGGAGAAGATTATGACTTATCTGATTAATGCTGTTAATACCTATCGTGTACCCACTGTAGAAGATGCGCTTGAATTGCGGGAAGAATTGTCTAATCTCAAGTATTGCGAACTGGAAAGTTTTTCCTATACAACCAAATACAATAAGAAAACCGAAGAAGAATATCAAGTGGTAAAAGCTAAGCTGGTATTCAATGATGTGAAAGAGCCTGATAGCACAATTGCGGCGACCTATGACCTGCCGCACCATGTGGAGGTAGATCTGTGATTGATGTAAAGATTAAATTAGTTGAGCCTTTTGCGACGATGCCTACTAAGGCACATGACACAGATGCTTGTTTTGATTTGTATGCACCGATCGGTGCCCGCAAAGGAGATTTCTTCTGGGTTCCTGCGCATAGTAGTGTGATGGTTGATTTAGGCTTCGCAACTGAAATTCCAGAGGGCTATTTTGCAGCAGTTTTCCCGCGAAGTGGCACCGCAAGTAAGAAACACCTTCGTAACTCAAACTGTGTTGGTGTTATCGACGCAGGGTATCGAGGTACATGGAAAGTATCTTTGCATAATGACAGTGATCAAGACCAGATGGTAAGCTATGGCGACCGCATCGCGCAATTCTGTATTCTGCCCGTTCTAGAAACTAACCTTTCTCTTGTTGATAGTCTTGAGGACACAGATCGTGGAGAAGGAGGCTTTGGATCAAGTGGCCAGTAAATTTATCATTGCTCTTGATTAGAGCACTCAACTTACAGGTTATGCAATTTTTTAGGATAAAGACCTCATCGCACATGGGGTCTTCTCTCCCTCTGGAGATTATGAGCATCGCATTGTAAAACTGCGGTAGTGGCTACTTGATAAGTTAGAACCCTTGAAACCTAATGTCGAAGTTTATTTTGAAGATATTCAACTTCAAGACCTAGGCAGAGGAAATATTGGTGTTACTACCTTCAAGAAACTTGCTCATGTGCAAGGCGCATTGATTGTAACTTGTATTGAGGAAAATATTCCTTATACCATTGTTCCTGCGGCGACGTGGAGAAAAACCTGCGGTGTCAAGGGGCGTATCCGCAGTGAATATAAGCCAGCGGCGCAAGCCCATGTCGTAGAGAAATATGGATTCTAGGCTACAGAGGATGAGGCTGATGCAATTTGTATTGGCGAGCATGGAGTAAAAAATTTTTCTTTAGATTGGTCAAAATAATGTAATCTATATATTCGTTTTTTCAAATATAGTAGGGATATGAACTTATTTTTTTTGTAAGAAACGAGGTATCTACCAATGGGAGAGTTTATTCTGAAATATTGGGTAGAAGTCCTCTTTGGAATAGTTGTAACCGGAGGAGGATTTCTATTGAAGCATCATTTCAAACTCTTTAAGGAAAGCCTGGATCACAAGACGGAAGAACGCGATGATAAACTTCTTGAAAAAATGACTAAAGTGCTAACCGCAAGCAATAAGACCATTCAGGACTCTATTGATAAACTGCGGTCAGACACCAAGGATGATATTGATGGAGTTTATGCAGAATTGGTCGACCTAAAAGATGACATAAAAAATGTCCGCAAGGATGTAGAAAGTATCCGTCGAGGCGTTCTAGACGTTCAAGGCCCGCAATTCAAGGCAAAGTGCAAAGAAGTCCTGCAAGATAGCCACCAGATTACTGTAGACGAGTGGCTTGCTCTGAAAAAAGAATATGAAATTTATACAGGTATGGGTGGAAACTCAGATGGTAGTGAGCTATATAAACTAGTTCACGAAAAATATTCAAAACATTTAGGGCAATAAAAAAAGGGGAACCTCAAATCAAGAGGTTCCCCTAATTCTATTATTTAGACAATTAGTAATGCCTACTATTTCTTGTCCATAAGTTGCAATGAGATCCGCCAAAATCTCTTCTTGCTAGATTGATAAATCAACATTATAGCTAAACATTGCCGCATGAGTTATTTCGTGGCACAGCACTTTTTTTAATTTGTGGCGAGGTGTTTCATAACTGATATAGATGGTTTTTGTATCATCGTCACAAGCCCCAATACTAACGCTTCCATCTGATCGAATAAGTTTAGGATGAGAAGGCGCGACACAAACGACGCGCCATTCTTCTCCATTAATATGAAACATTAAACCACTTTAGATGCGAGAGTTTGTAATTTTTTCTGTAGAAGCGCCTTTTCGTCTGGGGTAGCATCATCAACCATCTCTACAATGTCTTTACTTAGTTCGTTTAAATAACTCTCTAATTCTTTCATAGAAACCGCGGTATCATGATGCAACTCTTTAGATTCCATATAGTGTTTACGCAGTTCAGGACTGCGACCTTCTCTACGGTCACGCATCACTGGATACTCACGAGTATCATATCTTTCTTTGTAATACATACGACCTTTGTCTCTATCCATATCACGATAATAGGTATCTTCATCATAATCTGGATAAGGCATGCGGCGACGCGGTCCGCCATAATAGCGAGTCTCACTAGGTTCTTCTTCAAGAGCCTTAGCCGCAGCACAGTAATACATTGTTTGTGAGAGGTCTTTAATCATATCAATAGCTTCGCCTAATTCATTAGTGTCAACACATGACAGATCACCCATTTGTGCTTTGACGACCGACATCAGTTGGTCTTGCATCATTTTAAATTCTTTCATTATGCTACCCTCTCAATCGTCAGATTTGCGTTCTGGACTAAGATATCTGCCTCGGTTAGATTTTCTACGCTAATTTGAGAACAGCAACCACGAGGAACATCCAAGAACATTGAACGATATACATTAAAATACTCATTTACAGCAGCAGGAGTAACAATCATAGTAGAAGTTTGCACAGGTTCGCCATTAATGGCAATTGCTATTGAAACAGGACCTGCGGTGCCGCCGGTGGGAATCGCTACATTCCCACCGAACGTCACACGGAATCTTGCGCGACATTGACCATTAGTCAAACCTCGCAAGGTTACTAGCCCACTACCTTCACGATATACAATACAGGCACTTCCCGCTACAGAAGTGTTTGTAAATAATACGTTACTATTTTCTGCTACAGTTTGTACAGCATTGGCAGTAATTTCCATTTTCTTGCCTCCTTAATTAAACGCCGCACCCACATGCAGAGGTAGCGCCGCAGCCATAACCAGCATAGGCAGTACCAGTGTAGGGGTTAGCAACCACATAAGCGGCCTGCGGAGCCTTGGCGCCGAGGGCACTAACCAGATAAGCGTTCTGCTCAGCCTGAGAAATCTGACCCCGCAGAGAGGCGTTCTCAGAAGTAAGCTGATCAATCTTACTCTGAACCATGAAGTCCATAATGCTACGAGTATTAGCATTTTGGTTGTCAATAATGTCACGGGCAGCATCAGCAGTCGCCTGACGGTTCTGACAAGCAATAGAAGCGAGGTTGTAATTTAGGTCCGCAAAACTCTGTGCGGTCGTAAACTTGTTTTCGCAACAACAGGAAGCGAGTTGCGTGCTGAGGTTTTGCAGGGAATTGTTTAGAGTATTGGTTGTAGAGGTATTCGCTGCCAACAGAGCATTCGTGTTGGCATTATCCGCAGCGAGCAGAGCATTGTTACCGGCGCACATAGCAGCCTGAGTGTTAGCGAAGCCGGTCAGCAGATTAGTATTAATGTCATAGAAGCCATTAGCAATTTCTGCACGTGAACCCATAGCGTCACGATAGCCAGAGGTTAAACCAGCTAGATCAAGACTGTAATTAACGCCAGGGGTAGCAGAACCACCATCGTGGTTACCGCCCCATCCGCCATTGCCCCAGCCACCAGCGAAACAAAACAGGAATAAAATAATAATCCACCAGGCACCTGAGCCATCACCCCAGACGCCATCCTGCTTAGAGCCAGAGTTACCGGTCGCAGCCGCAATATCTGCTAAGCTATAACCATTAGAGTTAGAATTGAACATTTTGTGTCCTCCTTAAATAAATATATTATCTAATGCCTAACAACTGTTTAAAGGCACTAAATTCTTTATCGAAGTCCACACCTTTTTGTTTACAGATATTGCGCGCGATTTCTTCAATCTGCGGCGCGTCACCTTTCTAAGCAAGAGAAAGAAGATTTCGACCCATTGGAGTATTACCCATTTCGCCTTGTAATAATGACATTACAAGTTGTTGCGGATTACCTCCACCACGGAGCATTGCGATTAATTGCATTGGGTTCATTTCTTTTCCTCCTTAGAAATTATACTGCGGCGATTCGGCCTTACGATCGGTCTCTTCAGGTTTAGAGATCTCTAGGCTGGGTTGCCGCATTTCTTCTTTTAGTTCTCGCAATGCCCTATCTAATTCTTCTCTTGTTATGTAGGTACCTGCGGGAGCCTCTTGCGGTAATGGTTTCTGCTCATACATATTTAGTATAGCAGTACCATCCATTCCTATCTGTTTGGTGTAGATTCTCTTGTTTGCGATGTCCGGAAAATAGAAAACGCTACCATCAAAATCAATTCCTGTCGCACGCACTTCCTCTAGAGAAGATACGGGGCGACCCTTCAAAGCAGTTTGTTGTGGCTGCATTGAAAAATAATTTTGTGGTGCCCGGACTGGTTGCTGTCCATAGCCTTGATACATATTTGGTATTTCCTTTCATAATAAATTTGGGAAGAATTTTTCCATCCCTCATTATTATATGAAAAATCAGCTATGTCGATTAAATACTTTTGTCCTAAAAAGGAAAAATTTTTTCCAAGAGATCTACAATACTAGATTACCCGATCGGTCCCACATAAAAAAAAAATTAGCCCCTTACCTTGTGAGTAAGGGGCTTTTCTTATTTGTTATATTCTTTGTTACATTTCTTGACTGCACTTTCAATGAAACTATTTAGTTCATCAGTGATAGCATAGCCAAGCGCTTTGAGTTGATCCTCAACGTACTTCTTACGAATAACGCCCGTAGGATCATCTGCTTTATAGAGTTGGTCCGCCGCAGTCACGAAGTTTTCGATTAGCAGCAGAACTTTTGCAGTTCCCTCTGAACCGATCTTAGCATCTAGCCAAGCTTTGATTTTGGGGACTAGGTAAGCAAACAGCGCGACAACAGCTGCCGCGAGAATTTTACCTACGATTGCAATGATTTCATCCATGAAATTTTCCTCCTTTTAATTTATTGTGACGAGGATTTAACTCGCCACGTATTTTTACGTTAAGATTACTTGATTGTTGGTATTAATGTTGCATTCTCGTTAAGCCATGTTAAGAACGAACCTGTTGGTAGCTCTTCAAATACAAGTATAATACCAGATGTATTTGCAGTAACAGACAGAGGATAGTCTGGATATACAATACTAGTTTGTCCTGTTAAAGTATTCTATGAGTAAAAACTTTCATCTGGTAAAATATTTAAATACATTGTTAATCCTGCAACTGTATCATAGGTAACACTACCATCTATCTGTCTATGAGCTTTATAAATAGTTGCATCTTTATGTGCGCCAAAATAGGTATAGCTTTTATTGCCCATCTTAAAATTGTTTATAAAATAAGGTGTACAATAATAAGAAGGAACTTTAGCTACTCTATCAGATATCCAGGAAACATTTTGTGGTTGTATGCTTAGCGCAATAGTATCATTAAGCTTAAAACTCACCCCCCCCCCCCCCCGGGGCAAGATTTTTCAAACACCACCCCACAAAATCCTCTTCCACTTTATTTTCCAC